CCTCATTTCCAGATGAAATAAAGTCTAATTTAAATTCCATTTTATAATTACCTGCTTTTCTTGTATCTCTTAACTTAAACCTATATGTTAATGTATATTTTTCTTCTGCAGGAAAATCTGGTCTATCATTATTAACAACAAGATTTGCTGGTGCGTTAGCAATTCGATATAATCCATTTTCATCAATCATTGATACAGTAACTGCAACATTTTCTAACATATCTGCAGTAATATCATATTGTTCTAATGTATGTTGAATTAATGGATATTTTAATTCAGGAAGTGTGCTATCTTTCTTAATAAAAAAATTATTAATATTAAATGTTGAATAGTCCATTTTTATTTATCAGTTTTAGTACTACTATCAGTATTGTCTATATTATTTATTTTATTATCTATCAACTTACCGTCATTTTCAATTGTTTTCGCTTTGTTTTTACCATAAATAACACTACCTAAAAATAATGAATTAGCACCAATTACTGCTGCAATTTCAACTCCAGTATATTTAATAATATGAATTGCGAACTTTATATCTATAGTAAGTAATCCAGTTAATGTAGTTAATGCAGTTAATATAAATATTAATCTCATACTACTTTCAGAACCACTACCTCTAAAAAAATTTGCAATAAAATTAGTTAATTTCATGATTATATTTTTAATTATAAATACTAATATTTTATTTTAAAAAAATGAAACTTCACAATAAGTAATAACAATTTTTCCACTTGCTCCTGTACCACCAATTGATGTTCCACCCGTATATGCTCTAATAGCACCACCACCTCCACCACCCGGAGCAGTACCCGGATAACCATTTGAACTAGGTAATGTTATAGTACCATTTCCACCTGCACCACCACCAGCTACTCCTCCAGTACCACCTGAAGCCATAATTGCGTTTCCACCAGCATTTTTATTTCCAGCAGCACCGCCACCTCCACCACCTCTTGGAGCACCAAGAATACCACCCGGATAACTATTTGCACCATTTCCACCATTATATTTTATAGTTCCTGTACCACTACTTGCTTGTCCACCTTGTGTACCTCCCGTACTATCAAGTATTACTCCTGTACCACCTTTTGCAACAACAGTAGTAACATTAAAACTACTATCACCACCATTTATACCTGCAGCACCACCACTTCCAACTATAATAGTATAACCAGAACCGGGAATAACATTAACAAAACCACTTGAATATGCACCACCACCTGCTCCACCACCACCATATGTAATAGTTGTCTTTGTTGCACCACCACCACCAGCACCCCAACATTCAACTCTTATTTGTGTTAGATATAATGGACATGTCCAAATAAAAGTACCTGATGTATTATATGTTATAACCATTATTATATATTTAATCCTACTAAATAACCATCATAAGTATTACTTGATGTACTAAAGAAACCCAATACATCACGTTTACTTGCTGTTGTTGTTAATATTGGAGCAGTACCACCTGCCCATCTAATTGTACTAAACCAAGTAACTGTACGTCCACCAACACCATCTTGTGTAATATGTACAAAAAATTTTAATCCGTTTGTTGCGTTAGATACTGCAATTGTTATATTTCCTGCTGGCATTGTAATTTGATGATTCATTACCCTTGCATCAATAGTAACAGTAGCACCTGTACCGGGTGTATAACCACTATAACTTATTAATGATATTTTATTTGTATCACTTGGATGTACATGGTCTTGTCTTGACCAATATGTTGAACTACCACTTGTTGCTGTACTATCCATTAATGGAAGTGCAGTACTACCTTGTTTGATATACCATGCTGTTGTTGCAATACAAGTACTATTATTATTTACTGCAGGAGTAGGAGCGAATGCACTTGTTCCACCAGAAATCAATGGACTTTTTATACATGATGTACCGCAAACAATAGGTGAACATACTCTTGTACTACCTGTTATTATTGGTGAACATATATAAGTACTTGCATTAATATTACCAGTTACAGATAAAGTACTACCATTAAAAGTCATATTAGGTTGTGAACATATACAACTCATATTAACATATGTACCAACACCATTAGCAGTAGTACCTACCCAACAGAAAGGAACTGATGCTGCTTGATTACACCAACAACCTGTTCCATCTGCTGCCGAAGTTAAAACTTTTCCTATACCAGCACCTGTTTTTATTCTAATAACTGATGTTATCATACAAGTTGAACCTGATATAATAGCACCACTTACACATGAAGTACCACATACTATTGGAGAACATACTCTTGTTGAACCTGTTATTATAGTTCCTTTTACTGTACCTGTTGAACATAATAATGCTGTTTGAACACATGAAGTACCACATACTATTGGAGAACATACTCTTGTTGAACCTGTTATTATAGTTCCTTTTAATGTACCACTCATTGTACCACCACTTGTAAATAATTTACTTGTATCACTTGGATGTGTATGGTCTTGTTTTGCCCATAATGTTGAAGTACCAACTGTAGCAGTACCATCCATTAAAGGCATTGCTGTTGCACATTGACCAATATACCATGCACTATTTATTACACAATTACTATTATCATTTGTTGCTGGTGTACATACATTAACTACACCTGTAAATGTCACGCCACTTATATTTGCTTTTTTATTTAATATTGCATTTGTTGTTCCAGTATAACCACTTACAAATGACTTTGAAGCAAAAGTATTAGGTGCTGTTGTTCCAGTATAACCACTTACAAATGACTTTGAAGCAAAAGTATTAGGTGCTGTTATTCCAGTATAACCACTTACAAATGATTTACTTGCATATGTTGCAGGTGCTGTTGTACCAGTATATGTTTGATATATACTTGTATTTAATTTACTTGTTAAAGTAGTACTAAGTGTACCACTATTAACATTTACATTAAAACTATTACCTGACCAACAAATACTGTTTCCTGCAAGACTTGAACCATTTAAATTAATAACACCAGTACTATATTGTAAACCAATTCCTGCAATGGCTGAATTTACATATAAACCACTTACATCACTACATAAACTTGAATTGCTTGCTAATTTAACTGCAATATTATAGTTTCCACCTACTGATGTAACACAAATACCATTACCACTAACAGTACCTTGGGTAGAATTGAATAATACAAATGTTAAAGGTGTAATTCCAATATAAATTGGGTTAGGTGTTGTGAGAATCCATGAAGTATTTTTATTGGTTGCACCACTGATAACTGACATATAAGCACCTGAAACAACATCACCAAAAACTGAGCCATTAAAATCTGATGCACGACCCCAATTGGTTGTTGATGCGGTATAAACACCATTTGTAGCACCACTTGCTTGATTTTTAACTAAAACTCTCATACCTATGGTAAGTTGAACACCACCAATTATTGTTAAACCTGAAAGTGTTACAGGACCTGTTGTTGCTACTTCAACAGCAGCATGTACTTGTAAACCTGTTGCAACTGTATCAACATATGCTCTTGAAACCAAAGAATTTGAACTGAAAGTACTACTATAATCATTATTATATTCAAAACCTCTTGGTATTGCTCTACTATCAGTAATTGTTACTTGAGTATTACTTAATTGAAAACGTATTGCTTCTGTACCATCACTTGTCATACCTTTTATAGAAATAGTACCACCACTGCTATAAAATTCCATACCACAACCATTTTTATCATATATTTGAGCACCACATGAACTTGCAATATTAATTCTTCTACTTTGTAAACAAAAATCTTGATTTCCACAAATTATTATTGGTGCAGTTAATATACCACCAAGGCAAATATTATGATTATCATATTTACAAATACCATTTGTTGCGCCAGTAATTACTTTAACGATTGCTGGTTGTGTACTACCAGTATATGCATTAAAATCACATGTTTTGAATAAAGTGTTGTTATTAGTACCACCGGAATTTAATATAAAATTACATAAATTTATATTATTTAAACAAGTACTTACTGGTAATTCTGGATTTCCAGTAAATATTGGACTTTCAAGAGATGAGAATGTTTTTCTTATTGTACTACCAGTTATAGTAAAATAAAAATTATAACCATCAAATTCAACTGCCCCCACTTCTGGACTACTAAGTAATGAACCACTTGTAAATTTAAGTGGTGCATTTGTTATAGTACCTGCTTTCAAATGTATAACAGCAGTTGGTACTATGCCAAAACCTGTGTTTCCAACAGCAGTAATTCTTACCTTTTCAGTCGGAACTGAATTAGTTGCAGTGTTAAATAATATATCACCATTATATGAACCAAGTAAACCATTACCTGTATATTGTGATATAATTGAGTTTACTGTTGCACCAGTATTAGCAATACGTGCTCTGAACCAAACGTGTCCAATTTCGTCACCATTTTGTACTCCACATACTGAACATAAAGTACCTCTCGTCTTAACAATTGCTAAACCAGTACCAATCGCATCATTTGAACTTAATTTTATTCTTAAATCAGCAGCATTAGCATTATTGGAATCCATTTCAATAAGACTCTGACTACCAACAGCAACATCAAGAAAATTTGCTTCATTGATTTGAAATTTATTTAGTCTTGTTATTACGCCACCACCAATATTTACACGACCTAAACTATCAACATACATATGTGGAACAGTATCATTTGGTGAAGACATTATTGCAAATCTATAATTACCACCACGAGCAAAACTATTTGCAATAGGAGCAATGATTGGATTTGTTGTTGTTCTTATTCGTATCCAATATAAATAATTTTCATCTCCCGGTAAGTCAGACAAATCATCTTGAATCCAATTTGTCATTAATGTACTATCCCATGATAATGAACCACTTTGTGTTAAATTTTTTGTACAATCTATATAATTATTATTAAAATTATTAATATCAACCCACATACTACCTGTCCAATATTCTGTAACTAAAATAATACCTGAAGCAATATTTAACATATTTACATAGATACTATCTATTTTAACTTGTGTTCCAAAATAAATAGCATTAACAGTAGTACCAGAATTAAATATAATAACATCACCACCTAAAGTACTACTATTTGCTTCTGCAGTTATATTATTATAAATAATAGGATTTGCAGTATAATCTAATGTTTGTTGAACATCAGTAAAACCAACAGTTGATACAACAAAAGTTCCAATTGGTAATTGTCCAAAAGCGGCAAAAATAAATGTTGTTCCTAAACCATGTCCAGTAATATTTTTAAATTGAACTGTAATACCAGCATAAATTAATGTTGCACCAGTTGTACAACCGCTACTTATTGACCAAGCACTAAAAGTTTGTCCTTGGTCAATACTTATTTTCCATCTAAAAGTATCTGTTGTACCAGTAATACTATCAATTTCAAACTCAAAAATACTTATATAATTTCGAGTATATATTCCACCAATCGATATATCATTTGGACCACCTATTACTAATGCAGCATGACTATTCATAATATTACTTGGGCTATTGACACCAAATCTACCAGTTTCTGAAATCACTATTGGACTATTATTATCGTCAATATTATAAAGATACCAAAATTTTGCATTTTCATCTCTATAAGTTTCTGCAAGCCATTTAGCAACGCCATTTTCTGCCCATTGAACATTTTTATCAACATCTAAAGAACCGTCTATAATAAGCGCATTAGTTTCAGTACCAATTAAATCACCAATAGTATCTATTCCATATGCATGTACAAGACCTTTTGGTGTTATTGTTCCAAAACCAGTTAATCCACTTATTGTATTTATTGTAATAATTGGCGTTATACCATCTGCTTTATTAATTGTAATGGCAGATACTGTGTCACCAGTTGGTCTAATTTTACTTGAAACTAAACCCCCATTAAAACTACTTTCAATATTTGTACTAGCATTAATTTCAGTAACTTGTTGCAAACCTGTTGAACCAGTATAATTATTAATTTGAGTCTTATTGTAATAATTTGTAGGTAATGTAGTACCAGTAAAGTTATTAAAATTAATTATATTTAATTTAGTTCCAATTAATGTATTTGTTTTACCAGTATAGCTATTAATTTGTGCTTTATTATAATAAAATGTTGGTAATGTAGTACCCGTAAAGTTATTAAAAACACTGACATCTACTTTAGTATTTAAATCAGTAAGATACGCTAAAGTACCATCCGAATTTTGAATAGTTAAATTTCTAAAATTATTTGTACTAATACCTGATGTAATAAACATTACACCTTTAGCATTATCTACACTATCATATATTTGAAAATTATTTGATTTAAAATAATCAGGTGTATCACCAAGAAATTTCCAACTACTACCATTACTAAAATAAAATCCAGATGATTTTCTATTAGCAACATAAGTGCCACTACCACTTCTAACAACATAAATTTTACCACTTGACGTACCTGCAGCAGGTAAATCTGTATATAAATTTACTTGTGGATATGTTGAACCTGTTGTTGGTGTACTTCCGCTACCACTGAAATTACCATTAAATAAAAATATGTTTCCAGATAACAAATCTACTGTGAAAGTTGCCATTATAATATCTTTTTTATAAATACTAAATAGATTTAAATTGGCTTTTGTTTTTGCCAAAATAAAAATGATTATTGTATTATATATAATCTTATGCCGAATATGTGAAACCAAATCTACAATCCCAAGCAAAACCAAATTCTTGAGAACCATTTGGAAAACCTATGCTCCATTCACTACCTGATTTACAAATTCTTTTTATTTTCCAAGTATCTTTACTTATGTCTTTACTATTTGCTGAAACACCAATATAAATTTCATTTGATGATACTTCATCAATCAACATTGGTGATTCAATATTAGAAGGTAATTGAATGCTAAAATCTAATCCTTGTGCCATAATTTTATTTTAATATAAATACTTGAATTGTTACAACAAAATTCAATTCTAATTTACTTTTGTTTATTAACTGCTTCAATAATTTTATTTATATCTAATACATTTACCGTATCATAAGGAAACTGCTGTATCTGTCCTGCGATATCGAATTGGTCAAGATAACTAAATTTATTTAATTCTCTTACATAATTTGCACTTGGTATAACATTAATGTTTTCAGCATAACCAAAAACTTCTGGTTTATTTCCAATCCATACAACAGTACTTTGTAAATCCAAAGCTGCTGCTACATGCTGAGCAAAACTATCGATAAATAATCTTTTAGTACTTAATGGAAATACTGCATATAATTCTCTATGTGGTAAATTAAGTTGTTCCACTCCTTGAAGAACTGGTTGTTCTGGAGATTTAATATGTAAAATCCTATATGATTTATTGAAATAATTTACAAGTTTTTGAGCAATTTCAATTGGCATATCTCTATACCAAGATTTTTTTGAATATTGTCCTTGTGGAGAACCACCATGTGTTTGTAATAACATAATTGGTCTATTATCCGGTTTTATTTTATCTTTAGCAATTTCAATTTCTCTTGGATTTAAATATATTTTTGGTTTATATCCATCATAAGGAATATTAAACATATCACACCAAGATTGTGTAAGATGTTTTCTTTGAAGAATATGGTCTTCACTATGATAAACTTCATGTCTGAAAATTTTAGTTGTTGGTCGAATAAAATCTGAAAAAAAGTACTGCATTTGACCAAAAGTATAAAATCTAAAAACGTCTGGATTATAAAAATAAGGTCCGTCCCATGCACAAACAACCACAATTTTATATTCAGGATATGCTTTTTTTATTGCTCTTATTAAAGCACTAGACATTATACATTTACCATGACCACCTTCAACATGTACAATTGCAAATTTATCATCATCTTTTATTTTGTCATCTATTATCATAAATTTTCTTATTTATCATACTATTATAATTTTTTATAATATTTTATAAATACTAAAATATTTATAAAAAGTTAATAATATTAAAAATATTTTTTATGGATTATCTAATTGTTTCCAACCACCACCATTATAGAAATATAAATGATTATCTGTGCAACAAGTAAATATTGTACCTAGTGTTGGATTTGCTGGTGTTGTTGTTGGTGTTAAATTTAATATGTTATTTATTGTAACAGTACAACCAGTAACATTACCACAAATTATATTACCTATGGAAATTGAACAATTAATTGTTGATATACCACCAAGCATTGCTATTGAACAATCGCTACATGAAATACTATCACAACCAATTGCTACTGAATATTTACCACACGTACGACTATCAGCCATTGCTACTGAATAACAACCATCTGCTTGACCACCAGCCATTGCTACAGAACTATAACCACCTGCAACACCACTTGCCATTCCTACTGAATATGTTGCACTACCATATGTACTACTACCAGCTATTGCTATTGAACAAATACTACATGCAATACTATCAATCATTGCTATTGAACCACAACAATATGTAATGCTACCCACACCAATCGCTACAGAACAAGTTGCACCAGTATCAGTATAACCATTAATCATTGCCACTGAATTACAACCAAATGTAGTTCCACCAATCATTGCTATTGAATTTATTGCTCCAGTTTGTGTTGTTCCATTAATCATTGCCACTGAATTACAACCAAATGTAGTTCCACCAATCATTGCTATTGAACAATCGCTACAAACAATTCCATTAATCATTCCCACTGAATTAATTCCATATGTTTGACTACAAACCATTGCTACTGAAAAACAACCAACTGCATGAGCACAAACCATTCCTACTGAAAAACAATTATTTGCTTGACCACCAGCCATTGCTACTGAATATGTTGCACCGCTTTGCGTTGCACCTAAAGCCATTGCTACTGAATTAATTCCGTTTGTTTGACCACCAGCCATTGCTACGGATTCATCACTAAAAGTAACACTTTCAGTATTCATTGCAATTGAGTTAATTCCGTTTGTGTAACCACAAGCCATTGCAACTGAATTAATTCCGTTTGTGCAACCACAAGCCATTGCAACTGAATTACAACAATTTGAAATACTACCATTCATTGCTACTGAACATTCAGCACAAGTTAAACCACCAGTCATTGCTACTGAATTACAAGCCCAAGTACTACTATTAATACCAATTGCAATAGAACAATCAGCACAAGTAATACCACCAAGCATTGCTACTGAATTAATACAATTTGTCTGACCACTAACCATTGCTACTGAATTAAAACCATTAGTAGTACCACCAGCCATTGCTACTGAAGAACAAGCATTAGTAAAACCATTAACCATTGCTACTGAATTATCACAAAATGTAATACCACCAGCCATTGCTACTGTATTACATCCAATACATGTAATACTATTACATCCAATAGCTACTGAATTACTACCAAAAGTAGTACCACCAGCCATTGCTACTGAAAAATAACCGCATGCTTGACCACAAGCCATTGCTACTGAACAATCAGAATATGTAATACCACAAACCATTGCTACTGAATTAAAACCACATACAGCAGTTCCACTAGCCATTGCTACTGAATTTGTTGCACCACTACAAGTAATACCACCAGCCATTGCTATTGAATTAATACCATATGTAGTTCCATCATTCATTGCTATTGAACAATCTCCATATGCTTCTCCAATCATTGATATTGAACAACAACCATGTGTTGCACCAATCATTGCTACTGACATACAACCAAATGCAGCACCACTAGCCATTGCTACTGAATTTGTTGCACCAGTGTCTGTAAAACCATTAGCAATTGCCACTGAATTACAACCATGTGTTGCACCAACAGCCATTGCTACTGAATTACAACCATAAGTAATAGCATTACCAATTGCTATTGAATTAATACCACAAGCAGTACCATTAGCCATTGCTATTGAATAATCAGCACAAGTATAACCACCAGCCATTGCTACAGAATTTGTTGCACCACTATAAGTAGTACTACCACCAGCCATTGCTACTGAACCACAACCTAATGCTTGACTTCCATTATTAATTTGTAATGCATCTATTGTGTGGCAATAAATTAAACCTGTACTACCACTTAATATATTATTTTTATTGAATATTATTTGTGTATCACTTGAACAAATATTAGTTCCACCAGTACTACCAGAAATTACACTAATAACATAACCTTTGTCAACTAATGAACGATTAGTATAATTTACGCTATAATCACAATAATATTCAATACCTTTAAAACTACCAATATCGCTACAAACTGTAATACCTGTTGGTATTATAGTTATTGCACTTCTTGAACCACTTCTTGCACCAATAAACACTTTATTATTACATGCTAAAATACAATCTCTTGTTACAGAAAAATATCCACCATTAAAATTAGCAGGATTACCTTGACCAACAGTTAATGTTATTTGGGAATTAAGTGGTAATGATATTAATGTATCACCAGTTAATATACCACCTAACGATACTATATTACCATTTTTTGCTAAACCATTATTTGCACATAAAGTTGTACCACTGGCATTTTTAATTACCAAATTACCATCATTAGTACCTGTTTGATACCAATATTCAGTATTAAGTATATTTACTGTTAAACCACTATATCTTTGTGATTGAGGAATGTCAGCATTAACTGCTGCAACACTCACATATGGATAATTACAAGAATTTAAATATCTTGAATCAATTGGATTTCCAACATTAATCTTTAAATTATCATTTAATTGTATTGCCATTTTTTTATATTTTTATTTATTAACTTATTAACATTGATGATGTTACACATGTTTGTTTATTACTAATATAAACTTTATAACTTTGTCCTGACCAACAAACTGTTGTAACACTAGTTATATTAGATGATGGAAATAAATTACATGCAGGACTAATACCGCCACCAATAGAACCATTATTAAGTGCAGTTATACACCAACATGTTTTATCTGTATTTGATGCTGGATATGCAAACCACAAATAATCATCACTACCACTATTAAAATTAATACTAATAGAACTTGATGAACTTGCAACAATTTTAGTTCCACCACCTACCATAGCACTTGTTGCTGTTGGACGATTTGCTCCCGCAGCACCGGGACAAGTACATTTACCCCAAAAATATGGATAAATACCTGTTAATGATGCTGTTTGTTGTGTTGTATCACCAGCAGAAAGAGGTGAACCATAATTACCACCTGCACTATTTTTTGGCTGAACACCAGCACAATATGTTACACATGAACACCATGTTTGTGTACCCGCAGAAATAACATAAGAAGCAGCACATTTAGTTACACTTAATGCAGTGCATGCATAATTTCCAGTAACACCAACACCATTATATTTATAACAACATGCACCATTACTTATTTTATTACATGTTGCTGTATATTGTGGATTAATACATCCTTGATTTAATGTAGTTATTACGCATAATGTTGAAATACTACAACCAACTTCAAAAGTTCCTGAAGGATTTAAAGAAATTGAACTTGATGGATTAGTTAAAACTGGATTTAAAGTAGGAACTAATATTTCTTTTAGTATTTCGTTTGATGTTTTACCAGTTAAAATTGTTCCAACATCAATACCACCGACACATACTGAAGTAGGACTTGCTAATTTATAAACAGTACTACCAGTAGCACCACTTGCTTGAAGGTCGACATATCTTTTATCAACAACTTGTGTATTTCCAGTAAAATCAGGATGTATTTGATATCTTAAATCACCAACTGTTGCAACTTGAGTTTTACCACTTAATACTAATGAACTATTTTGAGTTTGTTCAACATGTTGATTTGTTAATTTAATTTTTGTATTAAATGCCATAATTTTATTTATTATATATTATAATTTTATTTTTCTTTTAATAATAAATAGTTTTTTTATTCTTAATTATTTAACTATTTAAATATTATTCGTTAGTTAACAAAAGCAATTGCACTCCAAAAAATTCCATTATATACAAATGTTATTGAACCATAATCAGTATTAATTGTAGAATAACCACCATTGTTAATACATGTTCCATTACCATTAATTGTTATTGGGTCTGCTAACGCATTTCCACAAATGTCGACAATTGTTATTTTTTGAGTGTAATTACAAACAACAACTGGTAATGATGGTAAAAATATTGGATGTGATGAAACACCAGATACAGCAATAATATCATCGCAACTATATGTATAATAATTTTGATTTAATGTACAATAATAACCATTAAGTTTTATCTTAACAAGATTTGAAGTACCGCTTATTTGTTCATCAACATATTCTTTATCAGGAATCCAACGTGGATTATTATTACAATAATTACCGCCATATGTTAAACCACTATTACCAAGATTAACTATTTTTAATGCACTTGAACATTTATTTGTAAATGTAATTCCAGTATTATAGATATTAATATTACTTCCATTTGAAAGATTTATACAATGATACATGCCAATATTTACACTATTACCAGATAATCCCCATTGTGCACTACTTCCATTTTGAGAACATATATTAAATTTTGAATCTGAATATATAGTATTTAAACTAAAATCTGCAAGTCCATAAATATTTGTACTATCTGATTGTAAACGCAAACTATTATTACATAAATTAATAGTAGTAACACCAGTTAAATTACCACCAAGTTTAACTTGTCGTCCTTGTTTTGTTAAACCATTTGTTGCACCAGTTAGTGCTGAATTAAGTATTGTTTGAATTGTATTATCAAGACAAACATTATGACTATCGTATTTACAAACACCATTTGTTGCACCAGTAACTGAAGTATTTAATGTGTTTTGTGTAATTGTAGTAAGACAAACATTATGACTATCGTATTTACATATACCATTTGTAGCACCTGTTAATACTGAATTAAAAACAGTACCATCAAGACAAATATTATGATTATCATATTTACAAATGCCATTTGTTGCACCAGTAACTGAAATATTTAATATGTTTTGTGTAATTGTACTGAGACAAGCATCATGACAACTATATTTTGTTAATCCACCAGTTACACCCGTTAATGTAGAATTAAGTATTGTTTGAATTGTATTATCGAGACAAACATTATGACTATCGTATTTACAAACACCATTTGTTGCACCAGTAATTGTAACAGCAAGTATATCTTGTGTTGCATCATTAAGACTAATAATATGTGTTGTACCTGAAGTTGTAACAGTAATTCCTGTTCCTGCTTTAACATCAGTAACATGATTAAAATAAACAAATAATAATGGAGTAGTGTCAACAATTATAGGGTCATCCGTTGCTAATACCCATGAAGTATTTTTATTTGTATCACCACTTAAAACCCATGCATATGAACCAGAAACTACTTCACCACTTGGTGTACCATCGAAATCTATTGCACGTGTCCACGTACTTGCACTTGCAATCCAAATACCATTTGTTTTACCACTTGGTATAAATGGTATTTGATTTTTTATTAAAACTCTATCACCATTTAAAAGTATAATACCATCAATTGTTGATAATCCACTGAAAGGATATGTTAAATTTGTTGTAGTAGCTACTTTAACTACTTGTTTAGGTTTTAAACCAGTAACTATTTCATCCGCATATTGTTTAGTTATAAGAGAACGATTAGTGAAATAACTTTCATAATCACCACCATATTTTATACCACCATTGTCTTCATAAGAAAATGAACCACCTGAAAATAAAAAAAGTAAACCAACATTATCAATACCAAAAATAGTTGTTAAACCACTTGTAGATACTTGAAAATCGGTGAGATTTGATAAACTTATATTATGTAAACCAATACCATTAATTGTTGTTCCACTTAAAAGATTACCACCTAATGCAACTGTTGTTCCACTATTTGCAAGATGTAAACCATTTGTTGCACCAGTTAATGTACCACTTCCACTTCCAACTTTTATCCAACTACTTGTTGAAGTATAGTTGTTAGCATCACATAAATAGAATAATCCTCTATTTACACCTGAAGCAACTGAAACTACTGCACCATCATAAAGCCAAACACTACCACTTCCACACCATGTTGCAGGTAATGTTAGGTCAGCATATGTACCAACTAATTGTTTTGCATCGATAGGTGCTTTTAAAAGACCTTCGAAATTTGCTGCAAAATTAAATGTACCTATATTTCTTGACATATTTTATATTTTAAAAAACTAATCTTATGCATACTGCGCTTCTATCAACACCATTATATGTATATCTACAATAACCAATTGAATTTCCTTGTATTGTTTCTGATGATGTGCTACAATTCCATAATGCTAATGAACTTCCTTGTGAACCACCCGGATATTCCCATTGTGCTGAAACAGTATTATATTGTTGAACACCTACTAATGGTCTATTAGTTGGTGTACTGAGCCAAGCACATGGAATTTCAAATTTTTGTTTATTTGGACTACTATCTGAAACTAAATTCATTTGAACATTATTTGCTGTGGTCATATCTACTAATGATTGTTTAGTTAAAACAGTAATACTTGAAGTTGTTCCAAAAAGAGGATAAACACCTACAATTGAACTGTTTGCAGCACTTGTACAACCTGCTGATAGTGCTGTACAATATTGTGTACCTTTACTACCTAAAGCAGGACTACCTGCATCATAACAAGTACAAACTCCCCAACTTTGTGAACTTATTATAACACTATAACTTGGATTTGTTTGTATTGCAGGTGATGATGCACAACTCTGAAAACCAGAAGGCATTCCACAACCAGTAAAACAATATGAAATTGCACAACCACTTCGTTTATCTGAACTACTACAATATTGTGGATTAATACAACCTCTATTAAATGTTCCAGTAACTGTTTGAGAAAGACTACAACCAATTTCATATAATCCTGAAGCAGTTAATCCAATTCCAATTGAAGGTGCTGTAATTGTACCACATAATTCTGGAACTAAAATTTCTGCTAATATTTGATTTGCTGTTAAACCTGTTAATGTTGAACCAGCAGGTAAACCACCAACAGTACATACTGAAGGTGAACCATATGTATATTTTTCACTACCAGTACCACCACTTGAATATATTACAACTGTACTACCACTTTGAATTACTGTGGTATTACCACTACCTTTAAGACTTCTAAATAATAATGAAGCACCAACTTTAGTACTATAAATACCAGTACCAATACCAATATTAGCACCTATTGTTGTACCACCACTACTTGAAGATATGAGAATTGTACCACCATTATTTGTTACAGTAGTACCACCTGTTCCAAGAATACTCCTGAATTGTAATGTATTTCCAGTTACACCAGTATAAATACCAATACCAATACCAAGATTTTGACCTCTTGTTAATGATGAACCTGAAAAATATATAAAGCTATCATCGTTTGTTATTTTAATAACACCCGGATTTTTTGATTTTATTGTTCTAAATCTAAGTTCATTATATCGTATATTATTAAACACTGGATTACCTACTGTAATTGTTACACCTGTATTTAAACTACCATATGCTGTAACTAAAACAGAACCATTATATGTACTTCCACTCCATGTTGCATTTGTAAATCCACTACCAGTATATCCAATAATTGGAACATAATTTCCAATATATGAAGTAATATCAACACTACTTAATTGCCATGCATTTAAACCTTGGTCAAATAACCATGAAACTGTTCTTGCAGAATTTATATATGCACGTCTAAGTGCCCCATGATATGTTGGTGTACCAAGTCTTACAATTCCTGAACTATCTCTATAATAATTATTATATTCAGAATAATAATTACCAATATATGAACCAAAACCAGCACCACTTAAATTAAGTGTTTGTATACCTGTTTTTCCGCTAAAAAATCCAATATTTGTTGCACCAGTTATTGCATTAATAATATTAACTGTTCCACCCGTAACTGTTTTTAATATCAAATTACCATCAGCAACACCATTTTTAAACCAATAATCAACATTATTAATGTTGACTGTTAATCCAATATATCTTTCACTTGAAGGAATTATTGCAATTACCTCTGTTGTTGCGGAATATGGCAATGGACTACCACCAACTGTTCTTTCACTTAAATATCGTTTATCAATTGGTGCAGGTGCTGAAACTTTTATATTTGTATTTAATTGTGTTGCCATGTTTAACTATTTTTAAATGTTATATTATAAGGAGTACCACCAGCTATTGTACTTGTTGGATAATTACTAATGTAAAATTTATAATTTACTCCTGACCAACAAGAACTTGGAGAATTTACTGATACTGTTGTTGGTGCATTAAATAATCCACCCGGTATTGATTCTGTATTTGTTGTTGGTGCATTTGAACCTTCCCACTTAGTTTTTGTTGTTGATGTTGCGGGAGTTGCAAGCCAAATATATTTGCTTGTAACATTATAATTTACTATGACATTACTACTACTATCAATTACACATTTAGTACCTGTTGTAAGTAATGCTGAACCAGCAGTAGGAACACTTACACTATTTCCATAAAAATATGGATATATACCACAAACAACAGCACATGATGAAATTGTATCTGCAGAACATGTACAACCTGTCATTAAATTTCCATCACTTTTTGTAGGTGCTATTCCTGCAGTATAATCAACAACACCAAATGCAGTATTATTACCAGATGATATTGTTATACTTGGCATTATGCATGTATTAGTTATTCCCGAATATTGATTACCACCCATATCTGTAAAAACATAACAATCAGCAACGCCTGTTCTATATTGAGTACCACCACAATATACGGGAAATACACTACCCCTGTCAAAATTTATTGTTCCAGTAAATGCAATACTACAACCTATTTCAAAAATTGTTGTTGTTGGTGATAATGAAAGTGAACTACTTGGCGATATTAATGTAGGATAAAGTACTGGTGCAACCATCATTTCAATTATACATGATAATTGACAACCTATAATAGGAGTATTAATATCTAATCCACCAACAGAACATGTTGTAGGTGATGCACCATTATATATTGTCGAACCACCTGATGCAGATGATTGTGCTAATGATATTGTTTTTGTAGTATCACAATATGTTAAAACATATCCATCTGTTGAAAATGATGCACCACTTGCAGTAAGTAATACATTAGTTGGAATTGGATTACCATCAGTAAGTGTTAAACCAGATACAGATGCTATTTGAGTCTGACCTTCTAAGGTTAGTGTACTTCCACTTAATTGCTTAAATTGAGTATTCTCTAAGTTTGGTCTTGCGAAAAATGGCATGTCATTTTGTATTTATTAAAATACTTATATTATTTTTTAATATTTCTGAAAGATTTTTCTTTTCAGTATATGGAATACGCAATAATTTAATATTATTGTTTAATGCATATTCTGTTTTTAATTTATCGTTTAATTTAGTTTTTTCAAATTTTATATTACCGCCAAAATGTTTAAAAATTTTATGGTGTTGTTCACCATCATATTCAATTAATAAATTTTGATTTGGCAAATAAAAATCAAAAAATAATTTATATTTATTATTTTTACAATCATCAAATTTTTTTTGATATTCAAATAAAACATTATTTTCTTTTAAATATTTTATAATATTTTCTTCGCCTTTCGAATTTTTACAAATAGGACAACCTTGACTACACAAATGAGCATTAGGTTTTTGTAAAAATTCACCATGTTTTTTACAAATTATATTTATCTTTTTATGTGCATTAACATATTTTACTAATGAATAATTATACTTATTATCATGTATAATATTTGCCTTTTCAATAAATTCCTCTATCGTTGATTTTTTACTTGGATGTGAACACTTTGAACAACCATGACCATCTAAATGGTCAAATGGTATTTGCTCAAATATTCCATGTTTTGAACAAACTATTTTAATTTTATTTCTATTACCCGTATATTCAACCAAAGAATAATCATAAATATTATTATGTATTTTATTTGCTTTTTCAATAAATTCTAATGTAGTTAATTTATTTTTCATAATCTTTGTAACTATATGACCGTACCCCTAATTACCAAAACTGAAGTTTTTGCTTCAGTTTTATTTATAATAAATACAATTAATTTAATTTAAAATCGAGATATATGTAAAATAAAAAACCCGTAAGAATTTCTTACGGGTTTTAAATAAATAATTTAAATTTTATAAAGTAAATTTTTCTTGCTTTCTAGCTTTTTTTCTCAATTCGTTAACTTCTCTATAAGCATTAGGGTCAAATTTTTCTCTTTTAACTATACTTACAAGATGATTAAATTCATTTTCAGTAATCACTTGACCAACATAACTATTATTAGTTTCTTTTAAAACATAAGATTTTGGTGCTTTTGCAAAAGTTGATTGTCCTTCTGTATCAAGAGTTGCATCAAAAGTAAGTTCAAGTAGTTCTTGAATCTTTTCCTGAACATTAGCTGTCATATTCTGTTTTGTTTTCTTTAATGCTTTTTCAAGTAAATCAACAATATTTTCTTGATGAGTTTTTTTCATTTCATTATATGTTGAAGTAAATTCTTTTCCAGAACTTTTCTTCTTAATTTCAGAAATGATAGCCAAAGAACCATAACAGTCACGAATCATCAAATCCCATACCTGTTCAGCATATGTGAATGAAGGAAATTTGTCTATTGCAACAATTTCACCATCTATTAAAACAATAATACCAATAAGATTACGTGGACGTTCAAAATGTGCAATAAACTGTTCAAGTTTCTTATCATATTTTTCGAAATATACATTCAAGTAATTACCTGTACCAGATTGAGTATCACTACCCAATTTCTGAATAGCAGGATAAATTCTTGAATAACCACCTGTTTGTCCAATTGTATCAAATAACATTTCACGCATTGATACGGGTATCATACGAAATTCATTAGTTCCACAAAAATAACCTGTTTGTCCACCTTGTACACAACCTGCATCATGATAAGTGGTATTTGCATATTTTTCCAAATAACCCGCCTTTATCATACCATGATTTTGAGCACTTTGTTTAGTCATAACAGCCATTTGAGTAGGTACAATAACTTCTTTATTTTCTTTATTAGTAAAACTAATTTGACCATAAGTTTGATTACCTGCTTGAAGCGAAGTTAATGGATTCGCAAATCTAGTATCCAATGAGTTTTCTTCATCAGTTGTCAATGTTATTATTGACATATTCATAATAGATTGAATAATAATATTTCCATTTGAATCTTTATGTGGTCTACATCCCTTTAAAAGTTCAGTAAATTCTCTTTGATTATTCATAATTTTTTAATTTTAATGTTATTAATTTTACATTCGTTTAAATATGCCTCATATGCTAATTTTTCATTCGAATATCTACCAATATATTTAATCTTTCCATTAATTGTAATTCTACTAACCCAAGGATTAGTTTTATCGTTTGGAGAAAATGAAACTCCAATATAATTAGAACTACTTTTCATTTTCTGTCTTGCATGATGAGTATTTTCTCTTGCAGTACACCATTCTAAATTATTTAATATATTATCTTTTTTATTACCATTTTTATGATTAATTTGTTTATAATTAAATGGATTTAAAAGAAATGCATTTGCTACTAATTTATGTACTAAATATGCTTTATTAATACCTTTCTTACCTAATGAAACCATTAAATATCCACCATTTATTTGATATGTATTTTTCAATGAACCTTTTAATTTTCGTTTAACACCCATTTTATTTATCACAAATCTATCAACACTTCTTAATCTACCAAAATTACTTATTTGATAATATCCTTCATAATCAATAACATCCTTCCATTTTTCAAATAAAAATAATTTTAATTTATCAAGTATCATACAAATTATTAATCGTTTATATTAATTTTTTTAATTCTTTTAACAGGTGCTGCTTCAAGAGCCAATACCTGATTTTCCAACCAACGTTTTGTATCAATTTCAAGCAATCTTGCATTGATTTGAGGCTGTAATGCGACTGGATTATTTATTGCCATTGTGACAACACCTTCACCCAATTTTCTTACATTAGCACCCATTTCAGCACTTGTAATTGGTGATATTTGGAACATTGGAATATTCCTACCACTTTCTGCTTTCCAAATTGAAATAACTTCATTAGTCAATCCATCATAAGCATTTTCATAACCATCTGTTAAAATAAAAATTGCATCATATGGTTTTAAAGAATTTTCTTCTTTTAACAAATCAATAAATGATGTTGCCAAATCAGTAATTTCACCTCTAGTATTTACTCTGTTAGATTCTTTTGCTGAAGCAGTTAGAACCAATGCAGTAAAATCTGCAATAGCCATTGGTGTATTTTTTGATTCATTTTTATCACCAGTCATAGATACACTTTTATCGACAATAACACCAATATTCTGGTAAAAGAATCCCTGAATTTTTTTCTTTTGTGCAAGTTTTACAATTGCTGACCTAATTTCGTCAGTAAAACCATTTTCATAACCAGTTTTGTAAAGTGCAAGAAAATCAGTTGCTTTTTCCAAATCAACAGTTTTTTCAACACCCAACTTTGCAGTTGATTTGGTTTGACGAACCTGCTGATTTACAGAAGTAACTTCAACATTCTTACGAATAAGTGCTTTTGTTGCTTCTTTCTGAATATCAGTTGACCACATTGAATGATATTGTGGATGTTTTACACTTGAAATTAAACCAAGTAAAACTTCTTCTGGTACATTTTTAATACCAGTAATATCAATTTTTGCTTTCTGATATTCACTTAAAAGAGGAAATTCAGTTGCATTATATGCTACGCCACTATCTTTTTTAAATAAAAATAATAACAATTTGAATGCTTTAATTGAATCACCATTGAAATATTTCAATATACATTCATTTACAATACTCATTTCTTTTTCACTTCCAAGCAAAGTTGCTCCATTAATATTTATTTGTTTTTGAGCAATTGAAAGTAATATTGATGTTTTCTTAACACCATATGCATGCCTAAGTACTTCAGCAATTTTATTACGATATTTCATTGAATAGAATTCAAGATTTGCTTGACCCCAAATAAAACCAAGCATAATTTTTCTTGTTCTTTCATTGTTTACTTTTTCATTCTTCAAATCAATGAAAAGACGTAATACATATGGTAAACCATTTTCGCCAAGATTGTTTAATGCAGAAAGTACTGCCTTATCACTTAAACCATTATCATACCAATCAATTGGATTAACAATATTACATGCTCCACCCCTTAAAGTATTTTTGAATTCATTCAAAAGTACTTCAGAAACAAATCTACCAGTAGCTCCTTTTTGACTTGCTATAATCAATGGGAGTTCCTTTGAAAGTTTATACAGGTTCTTTATTTGACCCTGAATTGCTTTCATTTGTTCGTCTTTACTGTGATAGTAAGTTGCTGAACTTTTACTACCAGATGCAATAGTAAGACCATCAATTAATGATTGCTTAACTGTTGCCAACATTTTCTGTGTTAATACCAAATTTTCCATAATATATAATTTATTTATTAAGTGCAAGTTGAATTTTCTTTGATTTTTCAACAAAATCACGTAATCTATTTGTTACATTTTTACTCATTTCATCAGTAAGATGACCACCCTTTGCCATAAGCATTGTTTCAGCAACTACCGCAATACCTTCTAATATTATTGCTTGGTCATGTTGCATTTCATCAATCCTCATTTTCAGTTCCAAATAATCCTCAGAAACATTTTGTTCAGGATAAAACGCTTGATTTAACCATTTTAATCCTTCTTCACCAACCATAATACGTTTTATATATTTGTTACTTTCTAATGGTTCGCATGTAAAATAACCTTTATTAATAAATTCTGGAAAAGGTTTATTATGTTCATCAAGAATTCCTCTCAAACGTAATTGTTCATAAATTTTATATCTTCCGGTCTTACAATTACTATTATTCTTCAAAACATTTGTTGCTTCACTTAAAGAAAAAACAATTTTTCTTATTTTTTCTTGTGTTGCAGTAATTCCATATTTGAACAACTCTTTTATTCTGTCATTACACCAAAAATAAAATTCTGGTGAAAGCCACTGTGCAAAAATTAAAGCAATATCTTCATGTATCCAAGTTCCTTGTGCAGATTTATCATTACCACCCTGCCTAATCATCACTAAATCAGCCGTATTGATATTCTTCAACTCGGCATATTTAGCAATAATTCTTTGTGCAGTATCAGTTTTTAACCAAAAATTTGGTTTAACATCAAAAAGATTTGCCATTTCCGTGGCATTTATCATAACATTACTGCCTGTGAGAAATGAAATTTCATTTCCTTCAAATTCAAATTTTTTAATTTCTTCTTTCATGATATTTTAAATTGAATTTTTATATTATCAAAATCTAATTAATTTTTGATGCCAAATATATAAAAAGTTTATTTAAAATCCAACTATTATACCAAAAGAATATCAAAATATTACAAAAAACAAAAAAATGGGCAAGTATTGATTAATTTCTTAATCAAATCCCCGCCCATTTCTATTTTAGAAAAACACTTCTTTCAAATAAGAGAAGAAGTTTAGTTGTAATTTGGTAAGTTTGTCCCCTCTCTCACGAAGGGGATTTCATTTTTACAATTTACTGTATTCACAACAAGTTCTTCAGTATTCCTTTTTTAGAAAAAAAAGCACTTCTGCTCGAAAAACCATTTTTAACCAATTAAATGTTAGGTGATATAATTTGTTTTTGTAAAAAACTCTGATATCAACAACTAAAAACTTGCGGGTTTAATTTGTTATTATTAACAACTTTTTACCGCTTTATAACTTAGGGAACAATTTTAAAGTATTTGTTGTTTTTGTTTTGCAAGTTTAACTGACTTGTGACTTAACCAGCTTGTCTAATTATTCAATTTTGGCGAATAATGATGGACTCGAACCATCGAAATTACTGTAAACACTTTACGTTTTCCCTTTGTACTATTATGCAATTATATATCGCATTTAAATTTGTGGGGAGAGCAGGATTTGAACCTGCACATCATTGTTTTAACGACAATTGCTTTACCTTTTACTGAAAATACAATCAGTTCTCTCTGTTAAGAGAGCAGTGAGATAGTATTTTTTGTTTTTTATTTTGCTATCTCCCCATATATTTTAAAGAACTTTAAAAATTAGAAGAAATTTGTTAGTATTGTTTTTCTGCCGTCACTCATGGACGGCATACATTATTTTTCAACTGCTGTAAACACTATCAGTTCTTCTCATTTTGATTAAGTTGGCGCAGTCTTCTTTTGTGACTTACTTTCAACGGAGTGTATGCCGTGACCTCTTAATCTTTGTAGCGGGAGAGGGACTTGAACCCCCGACCTTTTGGTTATGAGCCAAACGAGATGCCTCTTCTCCACCCCGCAATATACTTTTTAATCTTTTTAAAGAACGTTATATCATTTTGACGATGCAAATCTATAACACATTTTTTAATTGTGCAAGTTTTTTTCAAAAAAAATAAAAAATATTTTACAACGTCTGGAAAAATAAATACGTAGAAATTTCAAAAAAGTTATTGTTTTTTATAAAATATTTTAATCATCTTTTATAACTCTCTGATTTTGACGTGCTTTATTTAAAATATTAAATACATTTTTTTCATTTTCTTGTGGCTCATCAGGGTCAATTAATAATTTATTTTCCAATTCTTTTATATTAATATTTTTATTTGTTCTTTCAATTAATGGTTTTATTGTTAAATTTTCTTCTTTAATCTCACGATTTTTTTCAACAATATTATTATCAATTTCTTTAACAAAAACTCCCGGTGGAACAAATTTAGTTAAATCTAATGATTTTTTAATATCTTCTAATTTTACTTCTGGTTGATTAATAATTTCATTAATTGTACTACCTGATTCACCATTCCATTCAAATGGTTCTTTTTTTTCATCCCTTTTTATTTGTTCTTCATGAAATATTACTTCAGGATGAATTATTTCTTCATTTAATTCTTCAACCACACCATTAATTTCCAGTATTGCTTCGTTGGCAATATCAATTATTTGTTTAATTTCATTTTGATTTAAATCTATTCTTGTAGTACTAATATGAATATTTTCTATTTGTTTAACAGGAACACCATGTATCTCACCTTCAATCTCTCTTCTCATTTGTTCAATAAAATCACTACTTTCAGCTTTAATCGGTTCGGTCTTAACAATAGGTTCTTCTTTTTTTACAATAGGTTCGTCAGTATTTGTTTTTATTACAGTTTCATTTTCTTTTACTGTATTTTGTTCAATTTCAAATTCAGAATTGTTTTGCAATAATCTATTAATTTCAGTAGAAGATAAATTTACAACATCAACAGCATTTTTAGAATCTTCAGCAAGTTGACTAACAACAACATGCATTTTATTTGCAGTACTTTCAACTTTATTTACATCATTTTCATCGTAATGTTTCAGTTTATTCTTTACAGGATATTTTGAGTCAGTTATAATAATTTGCATTGTATCATTATTAAAAATACAATCTTCAAATGTTTGTCCATCTTTTGCAAATCTTGCTTTAAGAATACTAATATTAGCAAAATTTGCATCTTGTTGTGCTGGTGTTTTAGCAACTGACATAAAAAAATGTGCTTTTTGAATTCTTTTAATATTGCCACCTGTTTGTTGTGCTCCAACAATTGCAGCACCAAAACCAGAACGATTAGTTTGAATTGCTGACCATGCAGGTATATCAAAATCTGAAGCAAGTGCTTCAAAAGATTTTACTATTTGTAATTCAGCTTCATTTCTATCTGGTGATTTTTTATGAGATTCAAGGCAATCAAGATAATCTATTACAAGTATATCAAATTTAAAACCATATTTTTTTTGATATCCTATCATCCAATTTTTAATATCCAACATTGTAGTATTTTCCTGACTAAATTGTTTAATCAAAAGTCTACCTTTTCCTTCTAATGATTCTGCTTTTTCTGTTGCAATTTTAAAAACTCTTGCATTTTCATCCTCATCATCAAGTTTACTTAATGCAGATTTTGCCCAAATAGTATAATGTTTACGTTTAATCTGTTCTTTTGTATCTTCAATTATAATTTGTGCAACATTTTTTTCTTGTTCATAAGCAGTATTAGCAATAATTGTAAGTGCAGTAGTATTATGTGTTAAAATATAATCATCAATTATATATAAATGGTCATTATTTTCAACATATATACATGTTGCATCTTCTTCATGTGAATATTCAATATTTTTTATAAATTTATTATATTCATATTTATCACGAATTACAATTCTATCAAGTTTGGTAGGTAAAGTACATGGTTTAATACCATTGTTTGGAAAACTTATGGTTAAACAATAATTTTTTTTACCTAAAACTTTTACACCATTTTTATTATACGATTTAATTTTTTCGTTAATTCTACATGTTCCACCCAATGATAATACTAATTCTCGAACATTTTTTGATAATTCTTTTGAAACTGTAGAATAAATAATTGAATGATTTTTACCAACACCACCATCTGAATCAATTAAACCTTGTAATAATTTTTCTCTATATTCGATACAATTATATAAATAAATATTAGGAATAAATTTATTAGTTGAATCAGTACCATATAAATTAAGTTCTGTTTCTAAAACATTTCTCGAATTTATTAATGATATTCGATATAATTTTTTATAATTTTCTTTTCTTCCTTCATATTCATGAACAATAACATTTTTTTCAAGATTACATATTTTATCAACAATAAATAAATCTGATGTTATAATGTGTGGTTGATTTTTTCTTGTTAAACATCCATCACCCAATAATACCCCCATTATATAAGGGTCAATTTTAACCTCTAATTTATTAAATTGAATTGGTAATACATTAGGTAATCTATAATTTAAATTATTTTTTATTTTAATATCTTCCATAATTTCAGACGTTTTTAATATCTGAAATGTATGGTCAGGAATACTTAATGTTTTACCATTTATATTAGTTTTTTGATTTCTTTGTTTAAATGAATTAACTGCCCATAAATGTTCTACATCACAATAAGATATTGTTTGGTCTGAAAAAGTAACTTTATATATTTTTCTTTTACCTTGTGGATATACTGCTAATATTTTTTGTTTTTTTCCGTCACTACCAAAAATATAATCATTAACTTTTAATGTACCATTTTCAACCCAACCATTTGGTGTTAATACTTTATGGCTATTTGGCAAGGCTTTTCCTACACCTGATGGTGTTAATATTAAACCAATTTCACCTTTACCAAGACCACCACCAGTCAATGAATCTATTACACCAATTCCAGTAGGTATTGGTTGTCTAAATTCTTTTCTTAATGCTTTTTCAATACCTTCTATTACTTCTTCACAATCATCTTCATCCTCACCAATATGTGTAATTTTTTGAAATTTTTCTTCAATTGCTGCAATAACATATTTACTTTTAATTTCACCATTTTTTACTTTATCAATAATACCTTCAGCTAATTTACGATATTCTTGTTGTTTAATAAAAGAATTTGTAGATTTTTGTATAACATCTCCATCATAAAGCATTTGTTTATTAATAATTCTTTCATTCCAAAGTTCAATACGTTTAATTACAGCAAATAATGATTCTTCTTCAATTACATTATTTGGAGTTTTATATTTATTAATTGCTTGATGAATACTTTGATTTTGAAGATTTGGAACTTTCTGAAATTCTTTAAAATATTCTAAAATAATTAAAAATAATCTTCTAAGATTTGGGTCATCAAAATATTCAATTGCTATATCTGGAATTATTTTTTCTGCAAACTCTGGTTCAACTAACAACTGCCACATAAGATGTTGTTGAAATTCAGGACCTAAATATGATGATAATGTATTTTCTGTTATATCTGCCATTTTAAAATATGTGTGTGAAAAATCATTACAATTTTAATAAAAAATAGTAATAATAATATTATTTTTCTATTTAGTTTCGTCTAATTTTTTTTAATATTTCTTCTCTTTTAGAAATAGAAAATTCTCTGATTTGATTAATTGATAAGCCACCCAAATTAATTAAATCATAATCATCCCACATATTTTTAATGTCATTCTTTTTTATTTTATCAAAAATAGTATCAGCAATTTCAATAACTGCATCTGTTAAATCAAATGACCATCTTGCCACAGGATTAAATCCATCAACATAAAATAATCGTTCAACAATTGGATTACTGTTTATATAAAAACCGATTTTACATTCAACTCCTTTAATTGTTTTTTCTTCAATTTGTTGTACAATAGGTTTTGGATTATAATGTGTATCGACTTTATCACTAATAACGTAATAATTTCGTTTTGATAAAGTTTTTTGTAATTTTGTTATTGCACGTGGAAGAATATCTCTAATATCAATTGAATATCTCGTAAATGGATTAAATTTATCTGCATTAAATGCTTTTTCACATAACAAAATATTTTCTTGATATAATGAAAATCTAAATTCGTTATTATTTTCTTTTTCGCTCATTTTGATTATTTTTAAATTGTTAATAACTATGACAAATATAGTGTGAATCTACTAAAAGTAAAAGACTTTTTATAAATTACCACGATTATTTTTTATATACTCTGTAAATAATTGCTTTTCATTCATAATAACTGTATAAAATGGTTCAACATATTGAACAAATGTACTACCATACACTGATAAGAACTGGTCTTCATTCATCATTTTAAGTAAATTTGTGCTTCCTCGACCTTCTGGAGATAATGGTATTTCTAATTGTTTTAATTCTTCAATTGCTTGTTCATTAAGCATTGGTTCTCTTAAATTAACTAGTTGAAAATTTGTTTTTAATCTTTCAACACCTTCTGGACTTATTAATTTTTCTAATGCTTTTAATGGTTTCTTTTTATTGGCAATTCGTTCTTTATTTATTTCATCTGCTCTTCTACAAATTTCCCTAACACTAATATGTTTGAATTTCAATTCAGGAAAATGTTCTAATAATGTTTTTTCACCAATACCTTCAATACCTTTAATATTATCGGCATCATCACCACATATTATTTTTAAAACAAGTGCATTCGAATAATGATGATTAAAATGCATTAAATAATTAGAACGAGTTACTGGTTGGTCAATGTTTGGAAATATTATTGTAATATTTAAATCCAATAATTGAGCGAAATCCCTGTCATTAGAATATAGGTGAATGGATTCGAGATTATTATGTTGTAAACAGTATGCAGCAATCAGGTCATCAGCCTCTACCTCAACTACTTCAATCTGTCTGAGAAACAATTCCTCGACATATGCTTGTACTCTTTTTCTTTGTTTTAATATTGATTCTTCCTTCTCCCTTTCTCTACGAATTTCAACATCACTCATTTCAATTTTTTCATACCAATTTTTGCTTTTTCTATTAGATTTATAGTTAGTATCTATTTGGTGGCGCATAATCCCACCCATTTCTCCGTCCCAGCATATAATGACCTTTGTTATCATATGGTTTTTAATTAATTTACGTGTTGTAGTTAAAAATTGATAAACTGCTCCAAAATGTCCAAAATTAGAAGTATATATATCTTTAGCTCCATGATATGAGCGTTGAAGTAAATATGACCCATCAATTAATAATGTGCGTATTTTCATACTTCAATTAATTTCAAATTTTGACATATTTCACCCAACCAATTATTTTTACATGCAATTCTATATGCGCAAGTAAATTCTTTTTCAAAGTCTCTCATTTTTGTAAAATTTTTTGCAAATTCAATTATATTTTCTTTAGTCCAAAATAATGTTGGATATCTTTTTTTATAATTCAACATTGGGTATATAATATCTCTCCATCCATTATCTCTTATTTTTAAATATAATGCGTTATTCTTTTTCATTAAATCTCCAACCGATTTATATTCAATTATTATTGATTTAACATAATCTAAATCATCATATTTGTGCTTTTTACCTGTCCACCCAATAGAACCAGTTTTTGCTCGATTTAATATGTCCCAACCATTATTTTTATATTTATTAAGATATTCTTCTTCTAATTTAATTGCTAGTTCTACTTCGACATAATCAGTTAATTGTTTATATATTGGAATATAACTCGTTTTATTAATATAACTTGTTACAGTATCACCACTTTTATTCATTCTTTTTATTTGCCTTTGTTCCATGAAATATGTTAAACCTATATATACCGAATGACTTTCAATAAATTCAACAGCATATATACATCTATAATGTGCATTATTTAGTGGTTTCATGTGTAAACAAATATCATTAATATATTTATATCTCTTTGCTGCATTATATGCACACGAATCAAACAATCTAAAATCACGTTTATTATTATATTTTAATGCTTCTTCTTTACATTTTTCTTTAGTCCAATATCCTCTAGGTTTTCTCATAATAAAAAAAATAAAAAATCTTTGGTTAAATTTATTAACCAAAGATTTAAATATTATTCAGCTTTTTCTATAATATCAAATACTACTTTTCCATCAGTATTTTCAATACGTTCACCTGTGCCAATATCATCAACATTTAAATCATCATTACCAAATAAATTACGAAAATATAATATATTTTTCTTTTTATATTCTTCAACACCTTCAGGAGTTATAAATCCTTGTGGTACTGAAATTATTGACCCTTCCATCGAAATACCACCAAGCGGTCCATCTATTTGATTTTTTAATACATTAACTTTTACTGACACACCATATGATATTTCACGTTTTTTTGAAATAGCTGTAATTTTCTTAACACCTTTTGACACAATACCACCAAAATAATACTGCAATCGAGGCGTGTATTCCCATGTACGTCCACCTTTCATAGTAATTGAATTATTCATTGCATCACGACCAATTTTCTGAACAACAAATACTGTATTTGTATATTGTTTTGTTGCTTTCCTACTATTTGGAATAACATCATTAAATAAATACATAAATTCTTTTTCATACGCACCTGCATTCCAAAAATTGGAATCTGATTCATTTTTTTCTGCAGCATTAATTGTTTTATTGCAATTCAACGTACCAATTGAGTCAATTGCAAATGCTAAATCAAATGGTAAATTACCATCGCTTTGTTCACGTAATAAGAAACGAACACAATTCGCTAAATCTTCAATTGAAGCATAATTTCTATTTTTATCTAAAACTCTTCCAAAATGTTCTAACAGATATTCATTATCAATAAAAATATGTTCTTTATCCCAATCAAAACCCATTGTAGTTAATCGATATTTACTTAAGTTATTTTCTAAATCAATTATTATTGGAAGCAATCCCATTTTTTGTGCATTAACAATACCTAACGCTACTGCAGTGGATTTTCCGCTATTAGAAAATCCGCAACATGCTGATACGTAGCCCTTTGGGAAGCCCGGAATTCCAGTTACCTCCTCCATAGCATCATCAATTTTTATCCATTGTAGTGGTTTATCTGGAATATCTTCAACTCCTACCTTCTTTTTAAAATTTTCAAGACTAAATGTTTTTTTTGCAGTCGGTTTTCTTACCTCATTTGAAGGTACTTCAATTTCATTTTTTTTCATAAATTTTTAATTTTTTTAAAATAGATTAAAAAAGGGGAAATAAAAATTCCCCTTTTATTTAATTAATTACTTTTTAAAAAGGAAGGTCGTCATAATCTGGACTACCTGATTGATTTTCTTCTGCAGTAATGACATTTTCTGCGGTTTCTGCAAGTATTTCCTTACCTAAATCAGTAGCATCATCTTCAAATGTACCGACTTTTGATTCAGTAATATTACTTATAGTAACTCTTGGATATTCATCATCTAAATCTGAAGCATATTCAAAGTTTTCTTCATTTGCATCAAGATTACGAGTACGAGTATTAGCTGCTTCTTCCAAGTCAGGACGACCCGGAAATACCCAATGTTTATTATTTGCATCAGTATCATCCCAATAAGGACTTGTACCGTTAGCCACTGCTTCAAGAAATTCATATGGTGGCATTCCGGGTGCTTGTTTTGGTTTAAATACATCTCTCCATGTTATATCATCTTCAAGCCATGCTCTCATAATCAATGGGTCATTATTTAATAATGATTTACCTTTTGCTGTGATTGCAGAAATTGCTTTATAAATATAACCATTGAATTCACTATCAGTCATAGTTAAACTTAAATCAGTACCATTATTCTGGTCGGAAAAATCTGCTTGATGATTTGACATATAATCTTCCAGAATTGGAAGAAGTTTGTCAAGAGTACCCTGATTTTTGTAGTTGTGTTTAAATCTCCAAAATTTAACACCATCTTTTTCAGCACCTTTATCAATTCCACGAACAATATAAAATTTCTTGGCTTCCCATTTAATGGCTTCCTTATAAATTTCATCATTCTTAGCTTTGATTGCTTTTTGTGCATCATTCATATTTTCCTTTTTAATTCCTTTTAAGGATTGGTCTTGTTTTGCAAGCCATTTTTTATGTCTTACACAAAGAGGACATGGCGCAGGTACAAGAATAGGATTACCAGTTGCTTGGTCGATTAATGGCTTATTATCTGCTCCCAATTTAGGAACTTTAGGGTCATTATGAGCAGGACAGTAAATTACCGTTCCATGTTTCTTTTTTCCACCAGCAGCATTAGTAGTAACAACATGAAAAAATGCTTCTTCAATATGTTTTTTATTGGGTTTTGGGGGAAGAATTCTGAAGATTTCTTTTGCTTTACGTGGTACAAAGTACTTTGCTAAAAGGTCTTCACGTGATTTTCTTTTGTTTGTTTGAGATTGTTTTTTCTGATAATCAGAAAACATTTTTTTTAAATCTGACAAATTACCACCTTGGGCATTTGTCGTTGAATTTTGATTTTCCATTTCAATTTTAAATTACAGTAAAGTTATTTTTTCAATTATAAAAATTGCAATACAAATATATTTCACATTTTACATAAATACAAGGATTTTTAAAAATAAACCTTTTATATTTTATACATTAGTTAAATTATTAGAAACTATTGTAAAAGAAAGTGTTTGTTTATTTTCATAATAATTACCATTTTTTAATCTTATTTGTAAATGATAATCTTGAGGTATTAACCATGATGTATCAAGATTAAATTCATAACCAGTATTTGTTCTATTTACCGATGTAAATGGTATTACATCAATTTCATATTTATTAGCTATTGTAGTAAATAATCTATATTCAATATCTAAAGGTAAGAAATTATTTTGATTTGGATATAATTCTTTTATTGTTAATTTTATTTTTTTTACTACACCTGAAATAATATTTTCTCTTTCACCAATTCCCCAAAAATAAAAGAAATAATTATCAAATTGAATTTGATTTGATTGGTCAAATGTATAATATTTATCAGGAGATATTAAATAAAATTCTCCAACATGTTCACTTTGTCTACTGTTTATTGTAACAGTCCACACATCTTTAAATAATACAGCATCTGGATAATTTTGTGAATCAACAAAATATGTTATTTTATAAATACCTTTACCCACATTAACAATTGATGTTCCACTTAATATATCAATTAAATTATCTTCATTATCATATATATTGACTTTATTTACTATAATATCTTGTGAAAATGCACCAATATTTATATATAAGTACAAATCATTACTTTTATCTAAATAAAAATAATTTCTATCATCAGTAATGGTATCATCAATAATAGTTTCAACATATGGTTCATACCAAGTATTAGTATTTTTTGCATGAAAAGCAACCGCTTCTCTATATGCTGTTTCTTGTGATTCAAGATTATTTGGAAATTTAAGACCAAGACCATATGAAGAACCAGTAAATGCAGATGTTCCAGTATAACCAGTACCAAATAATCTTTGATTTATATAATTAGTAATATCAATATCAAGACTTTCATTTCCTTTTTCAAATCTTTCAGTAGCTATTGTTTGAGTTACACCACTAATATATGCACCAGAATTTATCCATAAAGTATTTGTTCTTGCTGAATACCAATTTGATGCTTCAATAATTGGTACAGCAATTACTGTATCATCATATATAAAATCATAACCACTACCTTCATCCCAATCTTGATTAATATTAAACAAATTTAAATCAAAACTACTTGCTCTATTAATTGCTTGTGTATATGATTTTTGTCCAAGATATTGCGAAGCATAACTAATTGTATTAGTCATATGTAATATGTGTTTCACAATTCTATTTGGATTAATAAGACCATCAGTAATTCTATTATGTAATTCAGTTAAGTCAATATCAAAAATAAATCGACTAACCTGTTTATTAGATGTACCATATGATACTTCTGTAACAGGATTCTGCGAGTTATTGGTCTTATTATTAGTAATAAGAGTTGTGTTCTTTTTAAAATAACTTCTAAATATCGACATCTTTTTAATTTATTATTGTATTTATTATAAATACTAAAACATGAAATATAATACAGAAACATTTATTGAAAAAGCTAAAGAAATTCATGGCGATAAATATGACTATTCTTTATCGGAATATAAAAAAAATCATTTAAATGTATCAATTATTTGTAAAAAGCATGGAGTTTTTAAACAGATACCTGCTAATCATACAAGAAAAACTAATCCACATGGTTGCCCTAATTGTGCGAGTAATAAAAAATTAACAACCAAAACATTTATTGAAAAAGCTAAAGAAATTCATGGCGATAAATATGACTATTCTTTAGTTAAATATATTGGCGCACATGATATTATAAAAATTATTTGTCTTAAACATGGAATTTTTGAACAAAAAGCATTTGCCCATTTGCAAAATTATGGGTGTCAAATTTGTGGAAATAATAAAAAATTAACAAAAGAAATATTCATTAAAAAAGCTAAAGAAATTCATGGCGATAAATATGACTATTCTTTATCGGAATATAAAAATAGTCACACTAAAATAAAAATAATATGTCCCAAACATGGAATTTTTGAACAAAAGCCAAATAATCATTTATCAAAACAAGATTGTTATAAATGTGGAGAAATTATTAGAAGCAATAATAAAATTTTAAAAGCTAAAAATAGTTTTATTGAAAAAGCTAAGAAAACGCATGGTGATAAATATGACTATTCTTTAGTTAAATATATAAACTGTAGGTCTAAAATAAAAATTATTTGTCTTAAACATGGAATTTTTAAACAATCACCGCATTCACATATAAATAATCATGGATGTCCTGATTGTTATATTTCAAAGGGTGAATTTAAAATTAAAGAAATTTTAAATAATAAAAATATTAATTTTATATTTCAAAAATCATTTGATAATTGTAAAAATGAAAATAATAAAAAATTAAAATTTGATTTTTATTTACCAAAACAAAATATTTTAATTGAATATGATGGAAAACAACATTATGAACCTATTGAATATTTTGGTGGCTTGAGTTCTTTTAAAATTACAAATGAATATGATAATATTAAAAATAATTATGCTAAAAATAATAATATTAAATTAATAAGAATACCATATTATAAATATAAAATTATTAATAAAATATTAAATTTTTTATGAAAACAATAAAGACTACTATTAAGTAGTCTTTATTTTTTTATTCAAAAACAATTATTTCTTGTTTCCTGTGCTGCTTTTTATGTTTTGAAACATCCTTATGAATTTTATTTACGGTTTTAGAATAATTTTTACGTGCTGTATATTGTGATGTATTTTTTTTTGAATGACATCCAATTAATAAAAATACAAATAATATAATTAATATAATATTAAGTATTTTTATATTTATTCCAAAGTTCAAAAAATTCTTCTTTTTCATTATCTTTTAAAGAATTAAAATCTTTTTTTTGATATTCTTGATATTTTTTCAAACTATCGGCATTTTCTGCTTCAACATTTGAATTTGAACCGACCACTGATTTTGCACTACTTGCACCAATAATATTTTCTTCTACTTTAATACCACGTTTAGCTAATATTTCTCTTGCTTCTTCTTTTGTCATTCCACCCATAACATTAGCCATAGCACCCGGCATTTTTATTGTCTTTTTTGCAATTTGAATTTGATGCCACGTTGCTGGGTCTTTTTGCTTTAATTCACTTTCACTATCTTCTTTAATTGTAAGGGCTTTAGGAGTTTCATCATCTCCAATATTATCTCCAACATTTTTTGGTTCATATCCAAGCAAAACATCAGTCATTTCTTTATCATCTGGTTCATTATTAAATTTTTTTGCAAATTCAACTGGTGAACCCATGTCCATATCTGGATTTGTTAAACCATTTTCTTCATTTCCTTCTTCAGCATCTTTTGCTGCTTCAGCTTGTGCAGAATCTTGTGGAGTATCTTTAACAGTATAATATTCAGGATTTTCAGTAAGATGGTCTAATACAATTTCAATTGCAACTAATGGGTCATCAGTATGTTCTTTTTCAACTTCCAAACCCTTTGTTACTTGGTCTGGGTCAAATTCAAGTAGAGATTTACCATCACCCTTACCACCTTGAATAATTTCACCTTGTTCTTCTTTTTCTTTTGCAAGTTGTTCAATATTTGGTTCTTCATTATCAAATGACTGATGTGACATTTGTTCATCATCTTCATTTAACTTCGATAAATCATATTGTAAACCAATATAACCAATACTTGAATTCCATGACATAATATAACCATCTTTTTCATAAGTTTGGTCACCAGTGCCATGTCCTAATTCTTGACTACCTTGATGTTCTCCGGGATAATGCCATTGTTTTAAATATTCTAATGCAGCATCTTTACCTTTTGTACTAAGTATTTCCAAAGGTTGATATGCTTCATCACCTTGTAAAAAAACAATATCTTCATATTTATCTTGGTCAGTACTTTCACTAACACCAGTTTTAATTTTTAATTTTTTTATTTTATGTTTTTTTTTCGGTTTTGGATATTTTGTTATTGTTTTAATTTCTTTTGGAATACCCATTTCTTCTGGATAATCTGTTTCATTTAATTTTGCTAAACTCGCATTATATATTTCCAATGCCACGTTTTTAACCATTGCAATATAATCTTCTTTTGATGTTTGAAATTTTTTAGCACCTAATTGCATATCAATATATGTTTCAGCATTATTAATTATTATTTTTTTCTTTTCTGGACTTAATTGTTGTTCATAAGTTCTTGAAAGTAAATTTGTTGCATCTAAATTTTCTAAAAATGGTTCAGCCATACTTGGATAAACTCTTTTCTTTCCAGCAGCCATATGACTTTCAGGGTCTGGTTTTTCTAAAGCAGGTGGATTTATTTTATCAATTTCTGCCAATATTTGATTTACTGTTGGTGCAGAAACACCTTTTGCAATCAAATTATCATATGCTTGCATAATTATTTTTTCCTTTTCTGGAGAAATTGGTTCATCGGGTTCTGATGGTTTAATATTATCTGGATTAACAATATCTGGTTCATCATCAGTAGAAATATCTGTATCACTATAATCTGGTGGCAAATCCAAAACATCTCCTTCAGGTTGTTCTTCTTCAGGATTATATTCCTGTATTTCACTTACATATTTTTCCAATTCAGGTGAATTAACTCTTACTTCAGGATTTGTTGGTTTTTCATCTGCATATGCTTTAAGTATTTGCATTCCTTCTCTATTTTTAGCACCAAATGGATAAGAATCAATTTTTTTTATAGCTTCTTCATAAAGTTCATCAACTTCAGGTTGTTCAGATTCAACATCAACAAATTCACTAACAATATCAACTAATTCTTGACCATGTTGAGCATTAAATTGTTTCAATGCATTTACATCCATTTCAATAGTTTGACCACCACCTTTTGTATTAAATGTGAAACCATCTAATTGTGCTGAATCAACATTAAATACCCCATCTTGTTCACTTTGACTTGAAGTAACTTTGAATTTGAAATTTACATTATTACCACCTTTATCAGTGCCAATTATTTCAACAAAACTTTCATCACCACTAACTTGATTATTTGTATGTTGAATATTTAATTGATTGTTTTTTAATTCTTGAAATGCATTTTCAAGAACTGAATTTGAATTATTGTTTTGTACAATTTCTTCATTCAATTGTATTTTATTAACCCTTTGGTACATTTCAAGAAATCTTTCTTTACTACCAACTTGCGTAAGTATTTTCATATTAAATATTTTTATTCAAAAATTATTGAATTCATTTTACCGAATTCTCTCATTAATGCACCTGCAAGTGCATTCGCTTCATTTTCTTCAGGACTACCAGTATCATTTGAACTTGAAGTTAATCTTCCATCTAAATATTGTCTATAATGTATTAACTCATGCACTAATGTTCTCAAAATATCTGCTAAATTTCTATTAGCAATAACAATTCTAATTTTTTTTATCTCTGGTGTATTCTTTCCAAAAGAATGCATTTCTTGTGCTTCTTTTTCATCATTAGATAACACAATTTCTGGTAAATCTTTATCTAATTTTAATTTTTTATCAACAAATTTAATAAAGTCATTAATTATTGCTATTCTTTTTTCTTTAGGAAGCAATGCTTCATTCAATCCCATTCGACCAACTTTTTGCATCATTTCAAAAAGTCTATCCTTTGAGCCATATTGATGAAAAATTCTCATTATTAAATCATGTCATTAAAACTATTTTGCACATCTGTTTTAGACTTTTGTGGCAAATCATCAAAATCTGCAACAAATGTACCATCAGGTAATTCTTTTATACCCTTTTCCATTTCCTGATTACGTTTTTCATTAAACCAATTTCCCGACCAAAAATCATTTAAATTAAAATAATATGGATAACTTACATTGGTTTTGTTCATTAACTTTTCAGAATTAGTTGGTTCTCGAACTTCCTGAACATCTGCATTAAGTGCTTCTAATTTAGTATTTATACCTTGAACAACATTATTCAAACCTTCTAATTGGTCATGAATACTTTTCATGGCTTCAATATTGTGTTTTATAATTTCATTTTGAACGTCATTAACCTGATTATCAGGTTCAGGAGCACCCATTGGATTCGCCATAAGGTCTGAGGGTTCACCAGTCATAGGTTCTGCTGGAATTTCACCACTATCACCACCTGTTTTATCAAAAGCAGGTATTGGTGCATCAGTACCAATAGGTTGGTCATTTGAAGGTGCTGGAGGTTGTTCTCCACCACCCGGTTTTTCTGCATCTTCTTGTTCACCAGCTTCATTTGTTAATATAGGAACTTTATCAAATTCCTCATTACTACTAACTAATGGACGATATTTAGGGGATTCGTTGATTTTATAATCAACACGATAGTTAATCTTTCTTATTTCTTCTGAAAGATTAATTAAATTTTCATTTTTCATTTTAATGAATATTTTTAATATACTTCTCTAAGTAATTGTCTTCCATCCGATGTAACGAACTGTTTATCAATACGTTCAATAATAAGACCGTCTCTTTCATCGAGAACAACTTTTTTAATCTTATCAAGTTTTGCTTTTTCTTCTAATTCTTCATCAGTTTTAAGAGTTTCAACAAAATCTTCAAGTGCTTTTTCTACTTTATTTTCCATAGTACTTATTTTTTAATAATAAATACTATCTTATAATCATTTTGACAATATCACAACAAGATATCTTTTAAGAAGAGTAAAATTTGGGAATATTTTATAATTCAAATTCACATTTCTTGATTTTATTAAAAAGAACTACCACCAATACCGCCAGTTTTATTTCTATTTAATGGTATCCAACCCTCTAATATATATTTTTTAAGAAAATCTCCCTCTAATTTAATTGCCTCATTAACTGAAATATAATTCGTCAATTGTTTTCTAATTGGTATTATTCCGGTTTTTCTTATATGTATTGTAACACTATCTTTTTCATCAGAATTTCTATTATATTCTCTTTTAATTAAATTATATGTTAACCCAACATAAACATGATTATCAGAAAATTCATATGAATATATACATCTTTTATATTTACTTCCAATTGGAATCATATGTTGACAAATTTCGTCAAGCCATTTGTTTTTTAACGAAATATAATATACGTGAGGCGACTTTTTTATAAATTCTGTTTTTGTGTTATATTGTAATGCTCTTTGTTTACAATTTTTTATATTATTCCAATATCCATTCGGTAATTTTTTAAATTGCATGTGCTGACAAATTTCATCAAGCCATCTATGATTTTTTGCTGCCTCATATGCCTTCTTATCATTTTTTTGAAATTCTATTCGAGAATTATATTTCTTTGCATTTTTTTTACATTTATTTATACTCCATTTAATAGCAGAATAATATGGTTTTTTCATATGACTACATCCAATATTCAATAAATTATTTTTTCTCAATATCTCATATGCTCTTGAAGATTTTTTATAAAAATCGTTTCTATTATTATATTTTTTTACTTCCAATAATGAAGAATCAACATCCCACTTTTTATATTTTTTCATAAAAAAACCGTTAGTTTAAATAAATACTAACGGTTTATAAATTTTTTAATTTATTTTTATATTATTATTACAATATACCTTTTTAATAATTCAAAGTTTGGAAAAATTTTATAATATTTTTCGTATATCGAACCATCTATATCACATATACAACTATAATTCTCTGAATTACCGTTAAATGTTAGTTTTTCAATTTCTATTATTAATTTATCAACATCAAATTTAAAAAATCGATACATATCAAAATTAAGACCATATATTTTTTTATCGCATAAAATATATAACATACTATTTTTTAAAAAATAATATTTGTCAATACTTTTAGGAATAACATCAATTATGTCTTGAACATCTTTTAATTGAAAGAAAACGGGGTCTAAATTAACATAAGAATATTTTGGTGTAAAATAAAATTGTGGTGCAAAATTTACAAAAGAATCAACTCCTTTAACATGTGATGCTTTACCTTCCTCAAAATTACATTCCCAATATAATTCATTGGTTATGATTCTTTTCTTAAGAATATCTGCATTTTGAATTATTAAATTATCGGGATTACAGGCTTTCATAAATGACCAACCCACATATAATGTTGGCATGGTTTTGTCTAATGTATCATATATAATAGATTCATTATAATAATTTACATATTCAACCCTTGTATGATTTACTAATTCTTTTTCAAAAATAACATTAGCAATTTTCATATTCTATTTTTTTAATAATAAATACTTTAATAAAATATTCATAATTCTTCAATTCTTTTACTTTTATCATCAATTAATAAATCATAAGCGGGTTTTGAATTCATAATGACATCATGAAATTTGCAACCCCAAACAGTTAATTGTTGACCAGTTAGTTCTGACCAATCAATACCTGTGTTTTTACCTCTGGAAGTCCAGTAGACAATAATATTACCTTCATCATAAAGTTTATTAATTTTATCTATATTCTCTTTAATTGGTTTGGCATTCATATAACCGCCTTTGGTATCACATATTGTGCCATCAACATCTACATAAATTAACATACTTAATTATATTTACTATCTAATTTAATTATTAATCTTTTTTTATTTGACCTAACATCTGGCATGTAAAAATAACTAATAATTCTATTTTTCAATACATCTAATATATTTTTTTCATTTATTCCTGTCCATGATACTTGAGAATCAACAAATTCAAACAAATCAGCATCATCAATAATTATTAAACCATCATTAATATATTTTTCCTCAATAATTATTAATTCTTCTATTAATGGAACATCTTTATCCCCCTTACCAGTAGTACCTGCCGAATAATGCCCATCTAAAAAAAATATAATTCGTTTATCATTAAATCTATTAATTAATTTAGGCATTTCTACAACTGAATCACCCCAAATTATTTCAATTTTATTTTCATTAATAAATCTTTCCTTTGATACTTTATAAAGATTTTCAACAATTTCTATTGAAACTAATTGTTGAAATTCCGATTTAATATTATTAATGGTATCGCCTATTAATGTACCTGTTTCAAGAAATAAATCAAAATCATTTTTAGATTTATTTATCATTAGAAATATTTCATTTAATTCATGTAATTGCATCTCAATTATTATATTTTTGATTTTTATCAATTATTATAAAATAATCATACTGTCCCATTTGTATATCCAATTCTTTTGTTCTAATTTTTTGAATTGATATTGCATATGGCTTTGCCATCTCAATAAATTCATGAATATCTTTATAACCAATTGATATAGAATCTGACCAAAAATTACAATGACCTTCCGGTAGTGGGGCAGAATCATTATATGATTGTTCAAAAGGAATTGTAATAATTAATCTCTTTCTTGTTAATGTCAATAAATTCATAAATGCTTCCTTATAATTAATTAAATGTTCTAAAACTTCAGAACATATTACACTTTCAGCATTTTGAATTGGAAATGAATTGAGATTAAATATATTACTGTGATAGTAATTTAATATGGAAAAATATTCTTCCATATTTTTTCTAAACTTTTCTGCTGTTTGATAATCTGTCGAATATACTTTATAATTCATTTTAATTAGATGATAATCAATTTTACAATCACCGCATCCAACAGTTAATACTTCTTTTTCAGTATTATATATTGGTAATGCATCTATTATTGAAACATGTCGTATATCTAATATTGGTATCATATGTTTGGTATTGAATAATTTACATTCTCTGTTATTTTATTATTTAGATTTCTTACTCTATTATATACATCAACACCTCTTCCAAAATAAACAAAATCAATATTTTTATCTAATCCACTACATGCATGATAAAAAACTGAATCTGGAATACAAACTGCAGATGCTCTACGTAATATTTCAAATTGAATATTAATATTGTATTCATCATATTTAAAAGTTTTACCAATTTCGATAAAATATTTTAAATTCTTTTCTTTTCTCAACCATTTTTCACCAAATCCATTAGGTAAATCTTTAGTAACACCTGCACCAGTTGTTGTTTGTATAAAACCAAACGGATTTAATCCAACATATTTATTAATAATTTCATTAGTAATCTTTTTTTCTTCATCAGAAATAAATATATCAATATGTGTCGATTCTAAAGTCAATCCAAGTAATCCTGCATTTTTAAATATCTTATGTATTGGTGGTGGTTGATTTAAAAATATTGAAATTAAATCATTTTGTGCTGCAATTATTTCTCCAGCTTTTTCTACTTCAACGAAACCAATATTTGCATTATCATAATCATTCCAAGGGTCTTGTACATAAAATATTTTATCCACATATGGATTATTTGCAAAAATTTTAGAAGATTCAAATCTTTTCATTATTGCAACATTAACCCTTGTATTATTTTTTCTATACCATTCTCTTAATGATGGAGTTAGCATCAAACAATCCCCCAAACCATGTGGATATGTTATTAAAATATTCATTTTTTATATTTATTAAGTAATTCATCATCTATTGCACAAATTAGATGTTTTTTATTTTCATAATCTTTATAATTAAACCATCCTTTTTCATAAATATTTAATTGTATTGTCAAATCAACCATCTTATGACAAATTACTATAGAATTATCATTTTTACTTTCTTGCATATTATTAATTTCAAAATCCCATGCAGTATAATTCGGTTTTAACATTTTTTTAAAATATTCTGTTCTCCAAATTGATGGTTTCAATGTTGTTCTGTAGTCCATTTCTTTATGAAGTGATAATGAACTATTAGTAAATTGTGAAGAACCAATTAACATGTTATTTGGAAGTGCACCAAGAATATATTTATCAAATCGTTTTTTTTCTATTTCTGCTTCATCAAATACATTAAACAATTTTTCAATTTCTGTTGGTCTAATAAAAAATAAATCATCTAATAATATACAAACAAATTCACTTTTAATTTTATCAAAATATGGTATAAGTGCATTTGTCCAATAACTTCCAAAATTATTTTGGTCGCCCAATGAATGAAAAATAAAATTATTTGGTAATTCATTTGATGGCAATGTGTAACCTAAAATAGTTACAAAAATATTATCACTCCAATATTTATTAAAAAATTTAGCATAATCTTCCATTAAATGAACATACTTATCACAAGTTATTACAAAAAATTCAATCATATTAATTTAAATAAAAAATCTTTATGTGTTCCTTCTATTTTTCTTGATGTTAAACTAACAATATTATATTTTAATAATAAATCAATTACTTCTTGAGCAAGACAATGATTTGGTGCTTCTCTATAATCTCTTAATTCCATATTAAGTCCAGTAATTAAATTATTTTCTAAAGTTTTTTGTGCCCCATATAACATATCTAATTCACTTCCTTCAATATCTGCCCAAATAAATATTTTTTTATTTAAAAGATTATATTCATCAACAATCTTATCTATTGTAACACTATTTAATTTAACCTTTTTATATGCATTATTGTTTTCAGCATCTCCACCATAAAGCCAAAAATCTGATTTGCCACCATCTTCATATCCCATATAACCTTCGATTTCTTCACAGTTTTTTCCAACAACTAATTTTAATAAATTTCCGGGATATAAATTACTTTTTAATATTTCATATCTTTCATTTTGTGGTTCAAAACCAATAATTACACAATTTGGTTTTAAATCTCTTACAGACCATGCTTCCGACCCAACATTACCTACACCGCAATCAATGAAACAATCAAAATCAATAACATTAATAATTTCAAGTATTTCGCTATGATGAGTTCTATCAGTTTGTTTATAGTTTTTTATTCTATTCCAATCCCATAATCTTTGATTTTTTATTGAATCATTATTCATATTTTTTCTAAAATTTTTTTTGCCCAATTTATTCTATCAAACTTCAATACTGTTAAATATCCTTGTTCTGCAATTTTCAATCTTTCATCTTCATGCCCAAGATAATATTTTATTTTATTTCGTAATTCTTCAACATTTGTGAATATATCAAAATCTTGACCAACAGTAAAATCATTTTCCATTGAAGTCCAAGGTTCTGTTAATAAGAATCCTTTACTGGCAAGTATTTTATATGTTCTATCTGAAGTACCACCTTCCGTAAAATTTAAATTAATTTTTGTCTGTGAAACTACTTTAGAATGTTCGGCACTATATGCTTCAATTATTGGAAAATTGATTGCTTTATGATATTTAAATCTATTATTTCTAAGATTACCAATAAATGATACATCATATAAATAAGGTAATTTTATTGGATAATTACATAAATGGTCATAACCTTCTTGTAAGAAGAATACTTTATCACCACCAACTTGTTTTGCTGCTACATATGAATCCCAAATTGAACAAAAAATTAAATTACATTTCTGAATTTTTTCAATCAACATTTCATTATAATTTGCATTCATAGTATCCATATACCATAAAACCGTTTTAGAAATTTTATTACATTCATCAACCACCCAACTCATTATTTCATTACATTTACTGAATACCACAGCATTAGGTTTTTCTTCTTGACATAATTGAATTAATCGTCTATCACGTTCATAATCACCATATTTTTCGCCAATTTCTCTATAATTAAATTCTAATACTTCACAACCATTTTTTCTAAATCCATCTGCTTGTGATACATTAGTTGAATTAAGATTAAAAACTGCTGCAAATATTATTTTCATTTTATTTAAGAATTTCAACTATTTTATTATAAATAAAATTAACTTTTGGATTCCAACCCATTTCCGAATAAAAATATACTGGAGTATTATGGGGATTCCAATATTTTGTATATCTATTTCGATTATATTCTTCTGACCAAACTAAATGTGGTGTACCGCAAAGGCTTGCTAAATGAAGTGGTCCTGATGATTGTCCAACAACTAATTTACAATTATTCATCAAAGCAACAGTATTCTCAATTGGTATATTTCTAAAATCCTTAACACCTTTGAGTTCAAAAGTTTCAGTAGTACCAATAATACCAACAATATATTTTTCAGATAATAATTGTATAAGTGATTGCCAACTATTTAAATCCCAATTTCTATGATTTCCAACTTCTCTATTTCTCGGATGTACAAGAATATCAACTTTTTCACATGGTAAATCGGATTTATACTTAATGTAATGTTGTCCTAAAAATCTATCATCAAATAATGAAAGATAACCAGAACCATTCATTTCAAAACCAATATTAACTGCTGGTTGCCTAAAATCATAATTAATGCCATTAATTTGAGATAATAAATATTCCTCATTAATACCAGCACAAGACCAACCATCAAATTGTAAATTATTGGGTGGTAAATTAATTATATGATATTCATCACAAAAATCTCGATATAAAAATTCATGACCTGCTTTACTTACTACAATAGTTTTTTTAAATTCTTTTGATAATCTACGAATAAATCCTTGCCAACAGCAAAGTTCCCATCCAAATTCACCTATCCAAGGACCAGCTAATAATATTTTTTCACTATTTGGTTTAATTTCGAAAGTTGTTCCTGCAATAACCATATTAATTAATTGTTTTAATTCCAATATTATTTGCTGTTGATTTTTCTCTTTTTTGCCTATCAAATACAACAACACTATCATAAAAATGAATTCCCGTTGTGTTTTTTGTAAATTCTGTTACTTTTAATTCAGGTGCTTCGCTATAAAAAGAATGAAGTTCATCAATTAAATTCTTAGTATATTCTATAAATGTTAATGATTTCTTATAACCACCATTATAACGTGCCCAATAATTAGTATGAAGGTCTTCACATAAATATACACCACCATCATTTAATGCGCCATATAATTCTTGAAAACTAATTATTTGTTGATGCATATAATGTCCACCATCATCAATAATAATATCAAATTTACCTTCAGATTTAATTAGTTCATGTAAAAAATTGGTATCAGCTTGGTCACCAATATAAATTTTAATTCTTTCTTCTTCAAATTTTTTACAACGAGGTTCAATATCGACACCAATAATTTCTGCTTGGTCACCAAAATATTCTTTCCACATTTTAAGTGAACCACCTTGCCAAATACCAATTTCTAACACTTTTATTTTTTTTCCAACAAAAGAACTAAAATGCCTTTCATAAATATCAAAATAATGTAACCATTTATCTATCATATTTCTATTTTGATTTGAATTAAAATAATCAATTAGTTTCATAGAATTTAATTTATTTAATAATTTTATTTTTATAAGTATTATTCCACCATTTATTACATCATTTGCAAATACAAGTGCTTCATCACCTTCTGACCATGACATTAAATAATCACGTATCTTTTTCATACTAATAGTTACATAAGAATCATCAGTTGTTGATGCTACACTATTATTTATTTTAACGGAAAAAGAATTTTTTAAATATGTATAATGATGCATATACATTTCAGATATTTTATATGTACCTTCATTCATTTTTCTAACGGAGTCTACCAATACGGAAGATTTTGTAACTTCAAATTTTCTATTATCAATTTTAAGTACACTTGCTACAAAATATGTATCTTTAAAATAATGATTTTCATCATAATAATACGAATAAATTGGAGAATATAATGTATCTATATTATTATCATACATGAAATTAATTTCGGATATTAATTCATTTACATTATATCTTTCATCTGAATCCATTGGCATTATGAACGTGCAATCATTTTTTTTACAATAATCTAAACCAATATTTCTTTTATTTAAAACACCTTGCTGTATATCTTTATCATTAATATCATAATAAACAATATCATTAACCAATTTATTATTTAATAAACGCTCTAAAATTTGTTTATTTTCTTCTGGTTCTAAATTTCCTATAAACCCAATTTTTTGATGAACGATAACAATATAATCAACATAATTTTTAATTGATTTTATCGACTTCTCAATTAATTCTAAGCCATAAAATGTATTATAAGCAACACCAACTTTAAATCTTTTATATTCTTTATTTTTAAATCTTTTAGATATATTATTATTTTTCCATATATTATTTTTTAGTAATAGATTAATCTTTTTAAACATATCTCGTTCATTATCAAACTCATATATTAAATTACCAAAATAATTTCTTTTTGATTTTTCTGACACAATTACACTACCATTAATTAATAATTCAAAAAGTCTAACTTGTTCTTGTAAATTAGATTCATAATAGTGTAAATTAACAATAATTTTTGAATTAAAAACATATTTATATAAATCATCACCAAATACTGAATGATTCATACATTTTCCAAAATTATAATTTTTATACTTATTACAATCAACTTCAGGAGCAAGTATACAAATTTTATATTTATCATATAATAATGATAATATTTTTGCTCTTTTATCATTAACTGAACCTAAAAATAATAATTCATATTCTGGATTTGTTATATTATTTGTTCTAATTAATTCTGATACGTATTCTAAAGGAACATGAATTATATTATTAAATCCTTCTGCTTTTAAAAAATTAATATTATCTAAATCATAATCCCAAATTTCATCACATTCACTTAATGATTTTTGTATATGTTTTGTTCTATTAACAACTTCTCCATTTTTACTATTTATATTGTACCATTGACTTTTATTATCATAAAGTTGCTCTAATTGATATATAACAATTTTATAATTTGGATATTTTTCTCGATATTCTGAAATATTAAAATCTATATTGTAACTTAAAATAACTAATGTGTTATTATATTTAAATTGATTTTGAAATTTAGATAATACCATCGTTCTCACACCTTCAAAAGGATTGTATTTTGTTTTTCGTGTGATAATACATTCCAATGGACAATTAGGTAATTGAATGAATGTTTTTTTAGGAATTTGAATATTATGGAAATTACCACCTCTTAATTTAGTACGTTCATCATTAGATAATTTAATATCTGGTCTTGTAATATCATTATTCATTTTTAATTCATTTTTTTTACTATCAATAAAGGCATGTTGATTCTGATGAATTTCAATTCTTTTTTTTATTGTTCTTTTTACTTCATTTCTTGTTTTTTTCATTTAATAATTCTATCATAATTACTTAACATTATAATTGGTTCAATTTTTTTTAATTTTAAAAATCCCCATTCATTTAAACCAACTAAATTATCTTCATTCCAATTGTTATAATAATCAATTTGTTTTTGAATAGCAACATCATTATCATAATTAAGTCTTTTTGCTGCATTTCTTATCTTACTATCAATATTCTTCCTAACCAATGTCATATGATGCATTTGTATAACATCAGGTTGAAATATAACATATCTATCATAATTAGGTCTTCTTGTTGGGTCAACAAGTACTGGCGAAGGATAATCTTGTATAAATGAAACATTATTTCCTTTAATTGGAAAAAATAAACTAACCATAGTATCGTGTGGTTTATCAATTAAATACGAGGAAGATTTATAATAATCATTATAATCTGCAAAACCAACAAAATTTGGATTTTCATCATACCATGCCAATAATTTAGCAAATTGTTCTTCAACATAAAATTCATCACAATCCATTGACATATGATGGGTACAATATTTTTTTCTTGATAAATTAATACCAATATTTCTTTTAATAATTTGATTCGAATGAGGTGAAAGTGTTTGTTGATTTTCATAAAATACTAATTCATCAATTAATCCCTCATTTTTTAAATCGTTTAATATTTCTATTAAATTTTCAGAACATTTATTTCCCCAATATGATTCTGTTTGATATACAACCGATATAAATTCAACCAAATCTCTTATTTGAAGTATTGAATCTTTTAGTAATTCTTGTCCATCAAAAATATTATAACATATACCATATTTTGTAAATCCCATATTATTTAATCATTCTAATAATTTTATTTAAAACTTCTTTATTTTTTAGATAAAATGGATGTAATCTTTCAAAATAATCACTATTTAATTTTTCTAATTTATCATTACTTCTATCTCTTGACATTGATTCATAATGATATGCAACTGCATCACAAACTGTAATATTTTTCTTACCTTTAATAAGACAATTCAAATTCAATTCAACATCTTCAAAACATTCAATATATGATTCATTAAAATATCCAATATCAATAAATACTTGTTTATTAATCAATAAAAATGCTCCTGTATTTCCTAACGAATTATAATTTATTCCAGTAAAATAATTATTTGTTTTTCTAAGGTCAGTATGTGTTAAATGTATATTATCGGTTGTATCTCTAACAATTGCAATTCCACAATGCTGTACACTGGCATCTGCGAAATGCAATCTAATTCCAATTGTACCAACATTTTCTTTATTTGCATTATAAATTTCGACACACCTACTTAATACATCATTTAATAATTTAACATCATCATTACAAAATAAAATTAATTCAGTATCTTCAGATACATGATTTCTCACCATATCATTATTTATTTTACCAAAATTATACCAATCATATTGAATTAATTTAACTTTATCACTTAATATCTCCGAATATCTATTAATAACATTAGGACTACTACCAGTATCAGCAATAAGTATTTCATAATTATAATAATTAACACAATCATTCCATGAATTAACATTATTTTTAATTAAATTAAAATTATTTTTTGTTGGTATAATTACACTAACTTTAGGTGTTTCTTTTAATTTAATATTAAATTCTTTATATTGTGGTGGTAATGATAATGGTAACTCATCTTTATATTTATTTGCAAATTGAATTCTACTATTCTCCCATTCTTGATTGGTCATGCCTATTGATTTATGTAAAATTCTTATTGAAGTGGTTACTCCTATATTACAACCATCAAGGTAGTTAGGTATTACCATTGAAATTTCGTAAAAATGAAACCCTTTAAATTCTTCATCAAATTTATGCACAATATTATTACAATCAATTGCCATAAACACACCATCAATAACTACTACTTCTTTTACATTTGGTATTTCCTTTGAATATTCGCTAACCCAAGTACTTATTCCATTCGTATGCTCTACTATCCCAAACATTTTAGTTTTATCGGTCCACCAACAGCCATTTTCGTGAAGAAAAGTTGTACCAGCTATTCCAATAATATCAAAATTAGTATTATTAAATTTATTTAATAATATTTTACCCCAATTTTTTGTTTTTATTAAAACATCCGGATGTAGGAATACCATAATAACATTATCTTTATTATAATCGACAATTGCTTTATTATATATTGAAGTTAATGAATATTGATTATAATTAGTGTAGCACACAACATCATGGTTAACACCAATAGTGTTATGAATATGATTTATAAATTCATTATTCTTTTCATCACCTAAATGTGATGAAAATACTACTATTATTTTATTTTTTATCATATAAGATTTATTTAAATTATAATAATTTTTTTCTTACTTCTAATAAAGCATCATCAATTCTTTCGCTCATCCTTTTTAAGTTTGTAAATGATGCTCCATTATTAATTAATATTATATCTTCAAATCTATCTTTAGATATTAAAAATTCAATAACTTCTTCTTTTGATGGACAATCAAATAAATATTCAAAAAATTTTAAATATTTATTATTGTTTAAATTTACTTCAACAATTAAATTATTATACATAATTGTTTTGTCAAAATATTCTAAATAACATTTACCATCCTTTTCACGAACTCTTGCTCTTATTTCCCTTTCTATTTCATCATCAGTTAATAGTTTAGGATATATCAATTTATAAAAATTTAATGATATTATTTTCACTAATTTAAAAATTATTTCATCTGAAGTTGGTTTTTATTTAGACCAAAGAGTATTAGAAATTACACCAAGGTCGTAATTCCTCCCATCCAAGATTGATTTTCACCCAAGCACCTATAAAATCTCTAATTTGATTGTAATTAAGACCATATTTATCTTCAAAAATCTTCCAAATTAATGAATGTCTTATAAGAAAATAATTATCTTTATAATCCAATTTAAATAACCACTCATTGTTCTCATTATAAAAAGTTGTTATTTTTTCACCAGTAATCTTAAGTGTTGAATTATTAAACACACTGAAAAGAAAATCCTGCATTTCCTTTTCTTTTAGTTTATCTAATTTTAAAATTGTTTTGAATTTAATTACTTCTAATGTGCTATTTTTTATATCAATTTCAAAACCTTCAGGTGCATTAATCTTAATTTCATTCATAATATTTATTTTTTTAATTTATTTATTTTCTTTAAGAAATTTAATAAAATCTTTTTTTAATGCTTCTCCAATAATTTCATAAATTTCATCAGTCTTAACATTTCCATTGATGGGCAAATCAATCAAAACGGGAAACCCAAATATTATTCGTTTAAATTTTCTAAAACTATTGGGATGAGATAGTGTGATGTCTTCTTTATAGAATTTAAATTCATCTACGATATGTGGTTTATCATTATAAAACCGAACTTCTATCATGTCATCATTTTCTAACTTAGATATTGTTAAATTCGGGTGTAGCGACTCATTTTCATTATTTGTTAATGCGTATTCATATATAGCATTTTTTGATTTTAATTCATCAATATGGAAAAATATTATACTACCAACATCAGTAATACGATTCGTTAAAATACCCTCATATATAATATCATTATCATCAATAATTCTACCAGACGTAAATTTTTTATTTAAATAATTGCGAATATTTTCTTTGCTTTTCCAAACTTCGGGATATATTTCTGGTAATGGGTTCAAATCTAAATTTAGAAAAACATTTTTTTGTGCACTAATCCATTCTTCATCCTTTTGATGATTATATTCATAACATTCAATGCGTAATTTATTATTATTCACATATATTGAATGTTCTATATCATATCTATAATTTATTATTGGCTTATTTAACCAACTTAGAGATTCTAATAAATCTTTAAGTACATAACTTGCAGAAATAGTGTCATTTTCATTAAGAATTGATTCATTAACTTCATTTAATTTACTAATTAATGTTTGATTCCAATCCTTTTGAAATTTTTCGTTAGAATTTTCTGGCATTAAATAATTCCATTTTTCCATGATTATTTTAATTTTATATTAATAATATTTTATATGATTACAAATATATAACATTTAAATTAAATTGTCAAGTATTATTATATTTCTCCGTTATTTAAATCCAATATTATTTTTATTTTCAACATAATTTTCATCTTTTTCATAAAAGACATCTGCTAATGATACTTCACTATCATATATTTTATTAATATTTAATTCTATAGCTAATTTATTTGCATTTTCAATTGTAAGTGCTTTAAAATTATGTTTAAATAATGTTCTTCCCTTTCTTAAAAGCGCATTATCTATATTATCTGCAACATTATATGTTAAAATTATTTTTAAATTTAATGCTTCCCCTAATAAACCATCGCCTAAATTTAATAGTGTAGATATATTATTTGTATTAATTTTTCTTGATTTAATTAAATTTTCACAATCCTCTAAAATAATAACGCTATTTTTTAAATTATTTAAAATAAATGATTGTAATGATGGGTCATTAAATCCTTCAATGTTTTGAATTGAAAGATTATAAAACTTTTTATTAATAATAGATAATAAATATTTTATTAATGTTGTTTTTCCCGAACCCGGAATTCCAGAAAATAATAAAATACCGCATTTATCATTATTAATAATATCAACTATTTTATTAATATCTAAATCATTATAATAATATTTTTTTATTTCTGGCGCATGAACTTCATAATCTTGTAATGAAAAATTATTATTCTGATGGGATATTTGATAAAATTTTGGTTTTTTTATATCTTCACAAATTCTATAATTAGATATGAATTTTTCAATAAATTTATTATGTTCAATATTATTAAGTAAAAATATTAAATAAACACTAAATGTTTTATTATTAGAATTTTTAAAAATTTGAATGAATAAATCTTTATTTAAATTTGTAAAAATGCTGTCATTAAAAAATGGTATAACCTCATATCTTTGAATATTATTTCCTATTTCCAATAGATGATATTCATCCCTTTTAAAATCAGATGAATTAGATTGAAACATAATTAAATTATTTTTATATAAAAAATTAATTAATTCATCATATTTACAATAATTTCCATTTAAAGAAATAATTTTATACTCTATTGAGTTATTATAATAAATAAATAATTTTTTTATAAATATATCAGAATTACTAACAATATCTAATATATTTGAAGAATTCATAATTTTATTCATAATTTTATGTTTTAAATTAACTACAAATATATAAAATTATATTTAAATAATAAATGTTATTATAATATAAGTTTAAATTTTATATTACCACAATTATAGATTCTTAAATATTTTCTTTCTAAATTTTATATTTAATTTTTTACTAAAAGTCTTGTTTTAATTAACCAAATATTTTTTGAAAATATGTATACTAAATGTAATCCAATATCTGAATAATCATCAATTAAAAATTATGACGGAGAATATTATGTGTTGAAAGAAAATAAAAGCAGTTATATTTTTATTAAATCTTTTTAAATAAAAATAAAAAATGTTTGTTAAATTGATTTAATTTTGTATATTTGCTCACATAGAAAAAATTTTTTAATCTAAATTAGAATCATATGAAAGATAATCAAACACATGAATTAAAATTTTTAAATAAAAATAAAAATAATTTTGAAAAATTAAATCAATTTATTAATATTAATCGAAATAATATTCGTTTAATATTAGCATCTCCCGAAATGTGTGAATATTTAAAATCATCAAATGATTGTGAAAACATTATTCATAAAGGTTATCCAGAATTTACTCATATAAAATATAAAGGAATTTTTGTTATTGAAATCCCATTAAAATTTCCAATAAATGTAATTAATTTTATATTAAAAAATAATGATATAAAATTCAATATTCCATGTATTTGTGGAATATATAAAGATGAGAAACATTCATAATTATCATGCAAAAGACCTATAATAATTTATTTAATTATTTTTATATGCAGTTAATATTGCCTCATAATCTGCAATTGCTTTATTAAGTGGAAATGGAATTCTAATTAAAACACCTTCAGGAATATCAAATTCATTGGCATATATATTATTTCCGTAAAGTATTATAAAATCATAAAAAGGATTTCCATAATATTTTTGAGATATTTTATCCAATCTACTTGAAGGAGTCCAATATTCATATTTATCACTAGAATTAACAGGCAAATTTACAAATGGCATAGAATCTATTGTACCATCTGAATTTTTTAAAATTGAATATCTATCATAGTCTTTGTATGGCATTATTTTCCTTGTGTATTTTGTGTTTGTAATGTTTTATTTACTGCATCTGAACTATTTGCTGTTGGAACATCATTTGATATACCATTTTTATAACTCATTTGCGCTGCTGAAACTTTTGAAGGACGTGCATACATGCCATTTTTACTAAATGTTGAATTTGCATATTGATTAAATGATACTGCATTTTGTAATGCATCGATAGGTCCTTCTAATGATTGACCGCCAATTAACTTCATTTGTAATGTGATTTTAGCCATCATAGGTTGCATACCAAATCCTTCCGGATTCATATCCCAAGTAGTTTCATTATAATCAAAAGTAACATTTTCAATAATAACTTTTGTATAGAAAAAATCACCTACTCTTAATATACAAATCGGTTGTCTACCAAAAACAGAATTTCTGGCTCTTAATGTACCTGCAGCATCAATTTCAGGAATAAATTGTTTCGCAGAACCTTGTCTTGTACATTGCTGTAAAAAAGTTAAACGTCTATGAAAATTTTCTGGCGTTTGTGTATGAAATGCTGGATAATAATTATTTTTAATTATTGATTCAAAACCATTCAATATTGCCTTTTCTCTTGTTGCAAAAATATTATCATTTGGAATAATTTGATTATTATATTGTTTAATTAAATATTCAGTCGCTGCTATTTCATTTTTTATTTTTTGGACATCTTGTTGTTGATTTGTATTTTGTATTTGTTTTTTTGATTCAATATTTTTATTATTTTTTTTAATATTAATTGATGCACGTCTTTCTTCTTTCACAGTTTTTAAAGTTATACCATTTACTGTTGCACCTTCAGCACTACCGTCAGCACTACCACTACTTAAATTTGACACAATATTGATTCCTAATTCATTTAAACTTACTTTAAAAATCGCTTTTAAACGTTCCTCAACTAAATGTTTTGCTGCTGCAATTCTTCTATCGCCAAGTGCTTTATTATAAGCAGCTTCATCTTTACCTTGATATAATTTAGATGAACCACCATCAATTATAATATCATAATATTTTCTATTTTCAGGATTACTATATACATCAGATAATATTTTATTTAATGAATTATTTTTATTAGATATATTATATTGTGGAATCGAACTACCAGTAAGAACAAATGTTCTATTTTCTGTATCAGCACTAAGTCCAACAACTTCATAAATACCACCATTTTTACTATCATTTAATCCAAAACCATTACCATCTTTTTCTGAAATACAACCTTCTCTAATTTCATAATGAAGTGGATTATTATACATATCTTCAATAACAGTATTAACTTGTGCATCAGTTGGAATATCATTAGGAAAAAATATTTTTATCTCTGGTGCTGATATTGGTGCAACATCGGCTTGTTTTGTCGGACCTGTTATTTGAGTAATTTTATCTTGAAGTTGTTTTAATGATAATTCTAAATCTTCAACTGTTTTTTGAGGTACTAATTCATTACCGCCAAATGCAAAAAAATCAGCAATATTTTTATTTTGATTTTCACCTTGATAATTTCTAAGTTGTTCTGGATAATCAATAAGTAATGTAAAACTAAGTGTTGCAGTTCTTTCTGAATTCATATAATTATACATTGGTTCATTTCTACCAACCATTACTGTTGATTCATATTTAGCACTTGCTGTTTCATTAAGTTGTATATCATATGGTGGAAACCACATAATTCGTCCTTTAAACGGTCCAACTTCACTTAATGGTATTATAGAATGCCATTCATCATCAATAATACCATAACTATCATTTGGAATTGCAACTATTGCAAGATTTTCAATACTAAACATCATATTTTTAGGATTAAGAAATGGATTACCATTATCATTAGTTTCCCATTCTGGATGAATTTTTGGAATTACAGTTTTATAAATAACTGAATTTTGATTACCACCATAAACAATATTTCCTTTATATCTTATTGTTTTTGCAAATCTATCATACTGGTCTACCATTGTATGTTGACGTATACCTGTTTTCCCAGCTATTTTACTTTCACTTGCATAATTACTATTATTTGCTTGCCATAATGGAGAACCATTAAAACCAATAATTTCATTATTACTTTCTTTAAATACTTTTCTTGTAATATCAACAAAATATCCAGAACTTGCATTTAATAAATTTTTTGTATATTCTAATAATCCACCATTTATTCGATAATCAATAATATTTGATGTTGAATTTAAATTATTTGTTTCATCATCAGCATTACCATGTTGTTGAGCTAAATAGCTTTTACTGTCATCATTAATACCATCTCTACCCCAAACTAATTTATCTCCAATATCATCAGTAGTTATATCTGATTTATTATCAACAAAATTATTAATATCTTCTTTAAGTGTAGATTTATTTGCTGTACCAAAATTTTTATAAATAAAATCATAATTTGGAGCATATTCTTGAATAGTATTTCCTAATGTTATATATGAATATGCGGTTTTTTCATCATTATTAGCATAATCAATAGAACTTTGAATAAAAACATTACTTGGTTTTTTTAAATAAGGATATGCATTTTTATTATTAAAATTAAAAAATATTCGATTATTAATAATGTTATTTACTGGTTGAATTGGTTGTTTAATATCAACTCCATTTTGAAGAATTGTTGAACTACTATCATCAGGTCCGATTTGTTTATAAACATTTAAATTTATTCCTTGATAAAAATACGTTAATTGACCTTTACCAGTATTTTTTATATAATCAGCATTTGTTGAACCAATTGAACCTGTAGTATGTAAACTTGGTTTAAAAGGATAGTTATTACCAACAGCATCAGTATTAAAAAATATCTTACCAATAAATCCACCCGCTTTATCTAAAAGACTTTTATCATCTTGATTATTTATTGTAATTGTATTATTAATATTTTTTTCAAAAGGACTTTTTCCTTTTAATACATTTGAAAGATTAACTGTTGGAAGGTTTTGTTGTGCAAGATGTGATGCTGAATTATAAAACATTTGTTGACCCAACATTCTTGTACCAATTTCAGTTAATGGTGTATTTGAAAATCCTCTTAATAATAAACTATTTTCAATATTAAAATGTTGATATTGTGGTATTACACTTAAAATACTGGCAATAGAATCTGCAACCTTACTTTTATTTCTAAGTGAAAGTTTATCTGTTGATTCATATTCATTATCAAGATTATATAAATTACGTGGTATTAATTGATTTCTAAATTGTTCACCACTTACAAGTAACCTTGAATTTCCATTAATATCAGCCATTAATATTATTTTTAAATAAATACTTGTAGAATAAATTTATAATATCTATTTTTACATTGGTGAAAACTATCCCAATCTATAAAAGATTAATTACTTATTTTTTTAAAATAAAATTGAGGGTGAAATATTTTTTATTTATAAATAAAATTAATAATTATGAAACTAATTTCAATTATGAAAATAATTGAACATAGTTATCCTATGTTGTTAAATTTTTATTAGATTTGAAAAAATTAATAATAAATATTATAATTTTGTTCTTTTATTTAAAAGAAAGAGTTTTTGAGTGATTAATTAATTTAACTAAAATAGTTTCGTAGAAGTTTAATGAAAAAACTTGTCAAAGTTATAATATTTTATTTTAATAATCAAGACTTTTTATAAATTATATGAAAATAAATATTATTTTCCTGCTTTACCTGTTTTTAATGCTTGTTGTTTATCAATTGCTATTACTGTATTATAAACTTTATGCATAAATTTATCACCATCAAGATTTAATGTAACATCATTTTGTAATGTAACTTGACCACCATTAGCAAATTCAACTTTTAATGGAGATTTTAATAGTGTTGCTAAATCAGCTAACATACCACCACCTTTAGTATTCATTTTTGATATACTTTCAACTGCATTTTGAACTGCAATAAAATCATCTTTACTACCATGCATTACAGCATTTATTTGTTTAAATGATTCTCCTACTTTTACAAGAGCATCAGCATGTTTTGCTATAGTATGCATAGTTGCAGCAAATGTAATAAATCCTAACGCACCAAAAGTAAATCCCATCATTGCTAATGATATAGCAGCAATACCAGCACCAACTTCTAACATAGCAGGACCTGCTCCTTTTGATGATTCAACAAGTTTTGCTAAACCCATTGCCATAAATCCAATACCAGCAGCAGCAATACCAATACCAGCACCAATACCTAATGCTGCAAGAGCTAACATACCTAATCCTTCAGTACTTATTGTAGCTGCCATACCAATAGCAATTATTGCAGCAGCAAGTGCAGCACCACCAATTACAAACCAACCTAATGATTTAACAATATCTTTTAATATTTTTGCTTTTTCTGGTGTTAATTTACTTAAAGAATCAGCAAGTTTACTAATACCAACAGCAGCAACTCCAATACCAGCACCAACACCTAATGCTCCCATTCCAATACCAGCACCAATACCAGCAGCAGCACCACCGCTTATGCCTTTACCTGCACCACCTTCAACTGCTTCAGTAAGTCCACCACCTTTACCAAATTTACCAATATTAGTAATTTTACTACCAATACCACTTTTTATAAAACTATCAATACTATTTTTAATTCCAATAGAAGCTATTTTCCATGCACCGCCAGCAGCAAGTAACATTAAACCTGCTTTCCACCAACCACTAGAACCTTTAGTAAAATCACCAATCCAGTCAGCTATATTAGCAACTGGTTTTAATATTGTATTAATACCTCTTAATATTGGTAATAATGCTGCTTTTAATTCATTAATTGTTGCTTTAAATACTTCATCAAATGTTTGTGCTTGTTTTGCACGTTCTTCTAAACTAACTCTTTCCTTAACAAAACTTTTAGCTTGGTCTTGTGTTAAATTACTAATATCTCGCATTTGACCAGCAAGTTGAACTTGATATTTACCTGTGGTAGTGTTAAAAAATGCAGCACCTTGAATAAGTTCTTTTTCACGGTCAGTTAAACCCATACCTTGTAATTTATCTGCCATTGTACTTATATCAAGTTGTCTTAAAGCCATTGCTTTCATTTCATCAGCATTAATACCCAATGCTTTACCAACTTGGGTAAGTCTATCCATATCAGCAGGACTAATAAATTTTTGAAATGTACCATCAATATTTTTTCTTAAAGTAGCAATACCTTTAGTTAAATCAGCAATTTTTGCTTGTAATTTGGCTGGGTCATTACGAGCGAAATATAAAGTTTCAAACATATCCATTTTTGCAAATTGACCACCCATTACTTGTAATTGTGCCACCATACCAATCGCACCTTCAAGTGTTCTTCCCATATCTGCAGCATTTAATGCACCATCAATACTAATTTTAAATTTTTCAGCATATTCTGCCATTTGAGCAAAACCTTTTACTCCTTGCTGAAAAGTATATCCTTGTAATTTTTTAAAATTATCACTTATATTTTTAAGTACCTTAGTTGTATTAACACCCATTCTTTCAGAAGTATCAACAACACCTTGAACATAATCCATTGTTGATTTAGCATCAATACCCATTATTTCAAATTGAGCACCAAGTTTTGTTGCTTGTTCAATTCCAAGACCAGTACCTTTACCAATCATTGTAATATCTTTTACCATATTAGAAGATAAAACACGTGCTCTACCAGTTTCATCAGCAAAACCTTCCATTATTCCTTGAACATCTTCAAGGCTTCCACCTAATCTTGCAACAAAACCAGCAGATTGTTCAAATGAATCTCTCATCATATCTGCCTTAGTACCTGACATTCCGAGATTAAGAATAGTACTTTTAATATTTTTATCTTGTGATTGTAAAAAAGTCCAAGTTTGTTTTAAAGCAGAAGCTAATCCACTTGCTAAATCAACAATTTTTTCTCTGGCTTTTATTTCTTTTTGAAGTTGTTCATTAATTAATTGTTGTTGTTTTGATAATTTTTTTAAAGTATCGTATTCAGTATTTTGTAATTTAATTAAATTATTTAAAACACCTTTTTGACGATTATTTAAATCATTATAATTTTGTTGTAATTGATTAATAAGAGATTGTCTTTCACTTCTTCTTTCTTGTAAATCAGCTACTTGTTTTTCAATATCTAAATTACTTTTATATGTAGTTTGCAATTCCTTAGTTAAATTAAGGAGTTCTTTCATTGCTTTTGTTCTACTATCATCAGCCATAATAATATTTTATATTATATAATATAAATACAAAGACCAAGATTTTTATTTTCTTGGTCTAAAATTGTTTTTATTTCTTGCTTGTTCTTGCAATCTTTCAATTTCTTCATTTTCTTTTTGTAATAAAAATAAGAAATGTCGTCTACGATATATTGGTAGATTCTCGATATAATCTGCTTGAAACTTAGCGTGTTTGGTTAAAATGTATATCTCTTCATTAACCATTTTTTTATACTCACCCGCTAAGTGTTGGGGAAAAAAAAATCAATACCAACTGCTAAATTTGCAGTAAATTTAAAGCCATCTTTAGCAATAAATTCATATGACATATCAACATCTGGACTGACATCAATTATTTTTCTACGAATAGTAAATGCATCAAGTGCTGGCATTGCGTCCACAAATTTATCAATATATGCTCTATCTGATTTTTCATTAATTGCAACAATATGTGCTTTTAATTTTAAAGTATTATATTGACTATATTCTTCATTATATGCTTCTTTTATTGATTCTGATTTTTTAAAAAGTTTTGTTTCTTCACCAGCAGTAAGTAATTTAATAGTAGCAATTTTTTTACGCATTGGTAATTCAATTGTAAAATAACCATATTGGTCTGGCATTTCTTTAGTTTCTTTATATCTGAGTTGAAGTAAATCAACAACTGCTTTAAAAGGAACACCTGTTCTTGGGTCAGTTACTTGTACAGTATATTCAGGACCATAGCTTGAACTACGTAGGAATAAGATAATTGCATTACGGTCACCCGGTAATAAATCTTCTGGATTAACACCAGCAGTTTTAATTTTTCTTTTTAATAACATATCTAAAACCATACCACTTTCAAGTAATGAAGGAGTTGTAAGTAAATCCTCATCTTTTGAAGTCATATATTCTACATTAACTTCATTAATTTGATTAGCATAAAATAAACCCTTTGAAGGTAATTTAACAATTTCATATGAAGTCATTAAATCTGGGTCGGTTTCTTTCATCATAGTTTTTTCAAATTCCTGTGGATTAAATGTTGGTGCTTTTGGTATTTCACCAATAACATTATTAGATATTGGTTGTGATGGAATTATACCTTCACCACGTTTTTCTTTATATTTTTTAAGCACTTCACCAATACTTTCTTTTGGCTGTAATTCTTCTTCTTTTCCCATGTTTTTATAAATTTTTATATTTTATTATTGTTTTCAGTAAATAAATACTACGAAAAAAATTTTCAACATAATTCAAGATTTTTAAATAAAACACGTATTAATATATAATTGATACTATTTAGAAAATTTAGTGTTATTTAAAGTAAAGAATTAAATAAAAAATGAAAAAAGAAATTGAAAATAAAATATTAGTTATATATATTGGTGTTGCAGGTATTCGTAGTGTGGATATTGAAACTTTCACACAAAAAGTTACAAAAAAAATTATACCAGCAACATTTCAAGGTGAAATAATAATAATACCAACACAATCAGTAGATACAAGAATTGAATGTATTAATCCTATATATATAGTACAATCAGAATTAATTCAAAAACATACTGAATTAATGAAAGAATTAAATGAACATCTCAAATATCAATTAAATATATTAAAAGATAATAAAAAAAGAAAAAAAAATGAGTAAAATAAGAATAGGTATCGTTATTGACGAAATATTAAGAGCAAAATGGCTTCAATTTGATAGATTTTATGCACAAGAATTTGGTGAAGAAGGAATTCCTGAAAAACAACCATATGTTTATGATTTTTTTAAATATTATCAGTGGAAAGATACTGAGGAAATAGTTAAAGAAATGCGTGAACCAGAAGAAACACCAGAAAATGTTAATCCAATTGATTATCAAGTAGATGAAAAAACTGGTGAAGCACCTGCAGACTTTTTATTATTTAAAAAAGAAGAAAAAATAAAAAAAACAGCACGTGAAGTATATAATCGTTTTATGTATGAGGATTATTTATTTGAAATACATGGTGCAGCACCAATAATGTATAAAAATATGGATTTACATGTTAATAATTTTTTATTAAAATATGCAAATTCTGCAAATTTTATAGTAATGAATGTTGAAAATAGATTTAGTATACCACCCACACTTTTTTTCTTAAGTAAAATATCATGCAGATTTACAAATTATAAATTTGTTGATAAAGCAATAGATATGTGGCGTGATGTTGATGTACTTATTACTACTGACCCTGAAATTTTAAATGTAGGTACACCTTGGGGTAAAAAATTAATTAAATTAAAAAGACCATATAATGAAAATATTTATACTGGTTTTTTAGAAGTATTACAAATTGCAGATTTAATTGATAACAAATATTTTGAAAAAATAATTAAATATAAAAATAAATAAAATGAGTGAAGAAATAAAAAATGCAACACAAGTTGCTGAATTAGAAAAAATAGAAAAAATTAAGGTATCATTAGATAGAATAGTAAATAAAAAATCAAAATTTTTATTTTGTGTACCTGAATCTACTAATCCTGTTGCAAGTGTATATGAACTTTATTTTCATGCCACTGTAGTAAAAAATATGGGATATGAAGTAATAATTATGGTAGAAAAGGGTGATTATGTTATACCTGTTTGGATTGAAAAAGAACTTACAAATCATAAACATGTACCTATGTCAGACCCTAAACTTACTGTAGGTCCTGAAGATATTATGATAATTCCTGAAGTATTTTCAAATGTAATGGAACAAACTAAAAATTTACCTTGTGTAAGAATAGGTCTATTACAATCGGTTGATTATATGATTAATTCATTAATTCCGGGTACTGATTGGTCTTCATTTGGTATATATGATATCATTACCACCTCTCCAACACTTAAAGAATGGATTGATGTATTTTATGGTAAAAAATTCAATATTAAAACATATAATATTGGAATTCCTGAATATTTTGAAAGGTCAAATATTCCACAAAAGCCAATAATTTCAGTAATTGGTAGAAATGCGAATGAAATTTCAAAATTTGTAAAATTATTTTTTTGTAAATATCCACAATATAGTTGGGTAACATTTGACCCAATGGTTACAAAAAGCAAACCACCACAACCAATGCGTAGAGTTGACTTTGCTAAAAGATTACAAGGCAATTTTGCTGCAGTTTGGATTGATAGAATTGCAAGTTTTGGTACATTTCCTCTTGAATGTATGAAATCTGGCACAATTCCAATTTGTTTAAAACCAGATATTATGCCTGAATATATGATTGAAAGAGATGAAAATGGTACACCAATTAAAGCAGTTGAAGGTGCTGGTGTATGGACTGATAATTATTATGACCTTCCTGTATTAGCAGGTGATGTACTTGTTAAATTTTTAGATGATAATATTAGTCCTGAATTATATGATTTAATGGAAAAAAATGCATCTAAATATAATCAAAACGATAGTGAAAAGCAATTAGTGGAAATTTATTCTAATTATATAACACAAAGAATTAATTTATTTCAGAATGTAATACAACCAATACAAGAAACTAATATAATAGAACCACCTGCTGTATCATAAAAATAATTATAAAATTTAAATAAAAATAAACATGAACGTTTCAATAATAATTCCAATACATGAATATAATGACCAGATTTCAAGTCTTTTAGATAAGGCAATCGAATCTATTAATAAACAAGAAAATATAACCGAATTACCTGAAGTACTTATAGTATATCCATTAAATCTTGATGGTGAAATTATTCCATTTAAAGATTCTATGCTTCGTAAGTATCAAGATAAAATTAAATTTAATTTAATACAAAATCAAGGTAAAACTGATTATCAATCACAAGTTAATTTAGCAGTTGATGCTGTAACTACTAATTATTTTTCAGTACTTGAATTTGATGATGAATATGGTACAACATTTTTTAGAAATGTAGAAAAATATATTCAAACATATCCAGAAATTGATATTTTTCTAACCATGATGATTGAAGTTAATGAAAAAAATGAGGGTATTAAATTAACAAATGAAACTGTTTGGGCACAACAATTTGTTGGTGAAAATGGCGAAATGGGTTATTTAAATGCTAATTCATTAAAACAATATTCTGATTTCAAATTAAGTGGCGCAGTAATTAAAAAATCTGACTTTATTAATCTCGGTAAATATAAATCTAATATTAAGTTAGCATTTATGTATGAATATTTACTTAGAGCATTAAATAACGCAAGTAAAGTATTTACAATTCCAAAAATTGGTTATAAACATCTATCAACACGTGAAGGTAGTATGTTTGATAGCTATTTAAAAAATATGCCAGTAGATGAAAGAAAATTTTGGTTTGAAACAGCAACTAAAGAATCTAATTTTTCTAATGATAGAGTAATCGACATGTCAAGACTTCAAAAATTAATTGTCGAATAAATAATTTGATTATTTTGATTCTATGATAAATGAAAGAAAATGAAAATGAATTCGAAGTTAGTGTACCATATTTTGCAGAAAAGGAAGAACAAGCAGTTATAGATTATATAAATTCTAATTCTTTAGAAGAAAAGAATAAAATTTATAATGAAATTCTTATTGAACCTTTTAAAAAAATGATACAATCCATATTAAGACGATATCCCATTCATATTGGTAATTACGATATGAGTGAGGTTGAATCAAATGCTCTTACACATTTAATCGAGCATATGGTAAAATTCAATCCAAATAAAATTACTAAATCGGGAAATAAAACAAAAGCATTTAGTTATTGCCAAACAATAATTAGAAATTATTATAAAGACCATAGCAAAAAAAGTTATACTGAAAAGAAAATTAATTTATCTTTTGATGATTATATTGATGAAATTAATCAAAATGTTGAATATACCTATGAAATTGAAACAGAAAGTCAGCATCAACTTGAGAAATTAATTAATTCTGTAATATCCAAAATTGAAGATAAAATCAATAATGACCCAATAATGAAAAGAAATGAAATTATTGTTGGTGATGCAATTGTTAATGTATTAAAAAATTGGCAAGTATTATTTATGGAAGATACTCCAGAAGGAAAATATAATAAAAGAGTTACAAATAAATTTGCTAAAAATAAAATTTTATTATATTTAAAAGAACAAACAGGATTATCCACAAAAGAAATAAGAATAGGCATTAAACCATTTAAAGAAATATATTTTTTACAAAAAACAGATTTTTTGGATGATTAAAATTTATCAAACAATAATTGATAAAAGTCATGGTAATTGTATGCAAGCAGCAATTGCCAGTTTACTTGAATTATCTCTCGAAGAAGTACCAAATTTTAATACATTAGGACACGAATGGTTTAATACGTTTTATCATTTTTTACATAAATATGGATATAATTATGATGGTGGTCTTTATAATAATAATCAATATAGAACAATAAATAAAAGAGAAGGAATACCAACTGTTAAATTACGAACCGAATTTTATAGATTAAAAAATATGGAAGGAGTTAAAGGATATTTCTATGCAAGTGTATATTCACCTAAATATTATAATCCAAATGATAAACCACCCACAACACATGCAGTTATTATTGATAAAAATTTAAATATTGTACATGACGTTAATCTTGAAAATATAAATATTATAAATTATCCAGAAAGTAAAAAACTTAAATATAATGGAATTCTTGATATTTTTATGATAAATCCACTTTCTAATTAATGTGTATTTATATGTACTAAAACTATAAAATTATGCCAAGACCAACTCGTAAACAATTAAAATTTGATGAAGAAAGCGTAAATAAATTACTTCAAGAAATTTATGACGAATCTCATAACATAAAAGCAAAAATTACTAGACTTTTTACAAAATGGGAAACTAAAGTAAAAGAAAGTGGCGAAGTTCAAGCTATTGGTGACCAAATTGTAAAATTAATTGCTGCTGAAGCTAAAAACCAAGACCAAAAAATCATGTTACTTCGTTATTTAAAAGAAGTTGTTTTTGATAATAAGGTTGGTGGTTTTAATAATAATTATAAAAGCAATAGAGAAGAAGAAAAGAGTGAAGTAACTACTGACAGAAGAAACGAATTACTTAAATTCGTTGCCGATGAATTGGAGAAAAAAGAAAATAAAAAAAAATAACGAATAATGAGTTTATCTGATAACAAAAGAGGTGTTTTTACCACTATTGGTGCATATACTTCATTAAATCAACAACAAAAAACACCAAGGTCAACTGATTTATATCCATCTGTTAATAATAAAAAAGATATAATTCCGTTTTTACTTGATGTATTAAAAACTGTTGCTGGTAGTGAAGCGTTAAAATTAGTGGTGGGACAAATGCTTACAAAAGTTGTTGGTAATTCAGAACCAAAATTAAAAACAGCACTAAAAAAACAATTTATACATTCAAATTCTGGGGATGCATTACCATCAACATATGCATCAGACGGTGTTATAATGCCAGTAAAAAATGTTGATACCACAGGTAAATATAAAGTTGATAAAAATTCAAGTGAAGGTAGTTTATTATATAATACTTCTACTCCAAATTTTGATAGTTCAGCACATGATGCTATTTTAAATTCTGGTACTGATACTCCATATAATAATATGACAATTAATTATAATGCAACATCAGATAGTTTTAATATAAAACCCCATAATAGTAGTAGTTCAAATATTGGTGATTATTTTAGTAATTATATTGATAATGCGCAAATACTTGACCAGAAAGAAATTGTAAGTAATACTATGGATAGTATTTATGGTACACTTACAAATAAACGAAATAAAACAATACAACAAACATACGATGAATTACAAATTCAAAAAATGTTGGAACAATTATTAAATGATGATGATTCATTTACAATTTCACCAAGTGATTATGCAGATTTACTTCAAAAAGCACGTGAAATGGTTGATGGTGTTGTAAATTATGATATGGGTTGTGGTATTATGCCAGCACAATTATCGTATGATGATTTTAAAAATTTAGTTTCATCAATATCTGGGTCAACTGACCCATTTGCAGTTGGTAATGCCGTAGAAGCAACAATTGACCAAAGTAATAATACAGAAACATCTACAGAAAATAAACAAACAATAAAAGATGGATTTTTTCAAAAAATAATTGGTGCAATTACAATGGCAATGTTATTAGCTGTAACTACTGCACCACAAATTAGAGTATTATTGGGTGTAATGAGTGCTTTTGAAAATAATGGAGTTGTATTAATTAGCAATCCAAAGGATGATATGAAAAAATTTAAGATTTGTATTAAATGTATTGCAAAAGAAATAATAAAAATAGTTGCAGAATTTATTTTTGCATTAGCAATTTTATATCTAATAAAATTATTAACACCAGTAATAAAAAAAGTAATTAAAGAAAAAATAAATCAATATATTAATATAATTTTAAGTTTAACTGGTACAAGTAATATTGCATCAAGTTTAACAGGATAAATTTTAAATAAATAATATGATAGTAGACCAAAAATTAAACAAACAGTTTGTGGGCGTTTATCTCATTGATAATGGTGATATAGAAGGCACACAACTCGCAACAACTGTAAAACCAAATTGGTTCAGGATACTGATGACCAAATGGTTTTTGGGTTGGAAATGGATTAGTATTAAAGAACTAAAGGCAAATAAGTAACATGGCAATTGATTATAGTAGTATTAATGCAATTATTGGGGGATTTAATAAAGTATTAAGTCTTTCATCTCTTGGTGGACCGCCACCTATTCCAACACCAATGATATTAATTGGTGTTCCATTACGTCCCGGTCTATCACCAACTAAAATTGCATCACGTATTATTGCCAGAAAAAGTGAAGCGGGATTACCTGTTGGTGTTTTACCTTCAGGTGGTGTTAATCCTGATGAAATTATGGAAAGAATTCGAATTGAAGAAATAATCAAAGCATTTCAACAGGATGCTGTTATTACTGTAGCAGTTCCACCCGGAATAACTCTCACAGGAACAGGCACTTCACCATCAGGACCTGTTTCTGTGTATGGTTCAACAATAATAATAATGACTGCATTTGGAGTAATACAATAAATAACATGAAAGTACAAACTAATTATGAACCCAAAAGAAAAGATAGATTTGCAATTAAATTTAATGACATTAATATTGAACCATTTGTGGTACAAAATATAATATTACCAAAATTAATTAATAATAAATGGAAGATTATAGCAAATATACGCCAATTGAATTACTTAAAATAGGTAATGATATTAAAACAAAACATGATGCTTTAAAGCAAGAAATTGTTGATTATAGTTTTCAAATAGAAGAGCTTGAAAAATTAATCAATGAAAAACTTGTATTATTAGATGAACTTGAAAAAAATTATGTTGTGATAATTGAAAAAATAACAATATAAATATGTCATATAATAAACCATATATACAAACAAGTAATCCTAACAAACAACAGCAACCCACAATTACTCCACAAAGAACAATATACTATGGTGAAGTTATGAGTATTGATGATGATGCTGATGGTGGTAGAATTAAAGTAAAAATACCAGATTTAGATAATCGTACAACAGATATTAATGATTTACCTTGGTGTTATCCATTAATACCCAGATTTATTTATCAGTATCCTCAAATTGGCGAATTAGTTAGAGTATTTCTTGAAGATATTAAATTTCCAATGAGAAGTCGATTTTGGACAGGTAGTATCATATCTCAAATACATAAAATAGGGTTTGATTCTAAATTTACCGCAACATCTACAACAAATTATGCATTAGTTAATCCAGAAAAAGCAGCATCAACATATCCTGATGCTGATGGCGTATTTCCAATAAAAACTGATATTGCAATTATTGGTAGAATTAATACTGATGTAATATTAAGAATAAATGAAGTACATATTAGAGCAGGTAAACATGAAAATGATAACATATTAAAATTAAATACAAAAAATCCTGCTGAAATTAGTTTAGTTTTTGAACCAATAAATAATACAACAACTGCTACTATAAATAATACATCAACTTGTTATTATAGTAATACTATAATTACAAGTGATAAAATTGCAATAATTTCACATACTGGAAATCCACAATTTAAAGCAGCAAGACTAACTTCTGATGATAGAACAAGAATATTTAATGAAGGACATCCACTTGGAAGAGGGGATATTATTGTCGAAGCATTAAACGTTTTTAGAGATGCAATAATTAATCATATACATGGATATTCAGTACTTCCTGCCGATAAATCAGCTATCATCAATAAATTAGAACAATTACAATTAGACCTAATATTACAAAAAAATATTGTAATTAATTAATTAATTTATACCTTTACAATCTATGAATATTCAAATACCTAATGAATTATTTACATCATTTAATGATATTACATTTTATGATGAACCACATAAATATTATATTGATGGTAAAGAATTAATATCTGTAACTACTTTAATTCATAAATATCAAGAAGATTTTGATGAAGAATTTTGGTCTGATTGTAAAGGTAATGAATTTAATATAAGTCCCGAAATAATTAAAAGAGCATGGAATTTTATAAATAAAAAAGGTACTATTAAAGGTTCTGCAATACATGATTATGCTGAAAATCTATTTCAAAATAAAATATTCGAATATCCAAAACAATTAATTTTAAATGAATTTGGTTTTGACCCTGTATTAAGTGAATATTTAATAACAAAAAAACATGTTGATAAATTTTATAATGATGTACATAATAAATTAATACCAATTCGAACTGAAATGATTGTATATGATAAAGAATCATTGATTGGTGGAATGCTTGATATTTTATTTTATAATATTAAAATGGGAGTGTTCCAAATTTATGATTGGAAAACAAATAAAAAATTTAGTAAAGAAAATAAAGGAAGACATTTACTTAATGAATTATATTTATTAGAAGATTGTGATTTAGAAACATATTCATTACAACTTGGTTTATATAAATATATTATTGAAAAAATTACTGGTGTTAAACTTGGTAAATCATATATTGTTTGGTTTTCACATAATAATGATTCATATGAATTAATTGAAGCTAAAGATAGGTCATATTATGTTAATCTAATTATGAATAATAGAATTGCTGAATTATCTACATTAAAAAAGCCACAATTAAGTGGCTTTTTAATACTTAACTAATTGATTATAAATTAAGTATACATCTCCAAGGTTGAATTTCTAAAACCACGTTTGTTAATTCATCACTACTATAATCATTATCCATAAAATCAATTGATGTAATCATACATTGTTCAAGTGTCCATTTTTCAATTTCAACGCCAGTTGGGTCTAATGCCTTTAAATAAATATCTTTTTTATATCCTGCAGCATAACCCATACGACCTGTAAGTGATTCAGCGTGTAAACGAACCCATTCCATAAGAATTTGTGAAGTAGAAGGACCGATTGGGTCAATAAATGTAATTGACATTGTATCCCATGTATATCTACCAGCTACATAGTTTTGTTCATTCATATATTGAATTGGAACACTATTGATTTTTAATGAAGGTCTTTTGAACTTTTGTACTTGCCATACTTCAAGTCCGATTGTATCTGAGAATTCCGCAAAGAACCTATTAACTCTTTTTGGTTCGTATTTAAACGGAATCGTTCTTATCATTTCTCCTGCCATAGTATTTATATTTATAATTTACGTTAATATTATTATTTTTAAAATTATCTTTACATAATTTAATTATAAATACTATGATTGAGAAAAATATATCAAAATCGGAATTAATTAATTATTTTTTAAATAATAATGGTTCGGGATATAAAACAAAAGAAAAACACATATTAATTAAATTTATTGGTTTGATTGATTTAATTAACAATTATCATGATAATTTTTTTAAAACAAATGATTTTCCATTTACACAAAAATTATATAATTATTTATATAATATAATTGAAATTCCTAAATGTAATAATTGCGGAATACATATTAAATGGAGAGGTATATTTAGTGAAGGTTATTTAACATATTGTTCAAAACAATGTAAAAATTCTAGTAAAATTAGAATTGAAAAAGCAAAAAAAACCTGTTTGAAAAAATATGGTGTTGATTCACCATTAAAATTCAATATCTTTAAAAAGAAAAGAAGTGATACTATTCTAAATAAATATAATATTAGTAATATCTTTGAACATCCAGATATTAAAGAAAAAACAAAACAAACAAATTTATTGAAATATGGGAAAGAATTTGCAATCCAATCAGAAATAATAAAAAATAAAAGAAAAGATAATAATTTCCTTAAATATGGTGTAGAAAATCCATTATCATTAACCATAAATAAACAAAAAAAATCTAAACTGAATAAAGATTATTTTGAAAAAAAAATAAAACAAAGAAATTATATTGTTTTAAATTATTTGGAAAATGATATTATTGTAATAAAACATCCAGATGGTCACATTTTTGAAACACCCAGACATATTGCTAATAATAGATTTAATACAAACGCAGAATTGTCAACAAAATTACTTCCATTGGGTGGTAGTATCTCAACTGGTGAAATTGAAATTAGAGAATTTTTAAAAACCCTAAATATAAATTATATTACTGGTAATAGAAGTATATTGTTTGGTAATGAAATTGATATATATTTACCAGATAATAAATTGGGTATTGAGTTCGATGGACTTTATTGGCATTCAAATTTATTTAAAGATAAAAATTATCATCTCAATAAAACTGAAGAATGTGAACAACTAGGCATACAATTGCTTCATATCTTTGAAGATGAATGGATATACAAAAAAGAAATTGTCAAGTCAATTATTAAATCTAAATTAGGTATAGTTGAAAATAAAGTTTTTGCAAGAAAATGTGTTATCAAAAAAATTGATAATATAACTTGTTCTAATTTCTTAAATAACAATCACATACAAGGTAATATTAATTCTAAGGTTAAAATTGGTTTGTTTTATAATAATGATTTAGTGTCGGTTATAACTTTTGGTAAAAAACGTATTGCAATGGGTAATAAAACCAATATTGAAGGTGAATATGAGATGTACAGATTTTGTAATAAACTTAATACAAGTGTTATTGGTGGGGCAAGTAAGTTATTAAGTTATTTTACAAAAAATTATAAACCTAAGTCAATTTTAACATTTGCAGACAGAAGATATAGTCAAGGTAATTTATATAAACAATTAGGATTTAATTATATAAAAAATACTGAACCTAACTATTGGTATTTCAAAAAAAATGAAATAATTAGATATTATCGTTTTAAATTTAGAAAAGATGTTTTGGTTAAACAAGGTTTTGATAAAAATAAAACAGAAAAGGAAATAATGCAAGAAAATCAATATAATTATATATATGATTGTGGTAACATGAAATATATGTTAATTTATTAATTTTATATTATTCAGGTAATCTACCAGTTCTTTGATACATTCTAAATTCATCCTTACCAAGACTTTCAATAGTTCTTTTTGGTTTTATTGCAACATCAATTTTTATTTTAATTGGTTCATTAACTAATTCAATTTTTGGTAATTCATTAATTGCTACTTGTTCATCTGAAAGATTATTATTCTCAATAATTATTTCTTGTGGTATATCTAAAAGAATTTCTGGTTGTACTTCAGATTTTTCTTCAACAATTGGTTTATTATCAACTTCTTCTATTTCAATTATTTCTTGTTTTTTAGTTTTTTCTATGGATTGTTCAATTTTATTGATTTTATCCCTTTTACTTTTTTTTGTCATTATTTCTTATTTAAAATTATGTTATTTTTATATAAATACTTGAAAATGAAAAAGACCCACTAAATAAGTGAGTCTTTTCAATTTATAATTTATAAATTATGCTCCAACATCAATAAATTTAATATTGCCACAATCATATATTCTTGGAATTTTTCTTTCTGACATTATTTGATGTTCAGTTTTATTTTTATCAAATCCTTGTTTAACTAAAACATCTTTTCTAAATAAAAATCTATGTTTTCTTTCCTTTCCAACAACATACCAATAATTAGGTGCTGTGTTATATTTTAAATTAAATCCTAATTGTTTATATAAATTACCATTTGAATATCTTCTATTAGCAAAACTAATCACATTAAATGGTTTATATTTTAATTTAAAAAAAGAATATAATTTACTAGCACCGCCAACAACAATAGTATTAAGTTTATTGCAAAAACGTAACATTTCATACACATTATCATTTTTTATTTTATTACCAAGAACGTTTCTTAATTTTCCAAATGTCATAATAGATACTAACTCATTGTTATAATATAATCCTAATTTAATGGATGCATTAACATTACCTTGTATATGATTTTTTATTAAAAATTCGAAGGCTATTTTAGGATTAATTTCTTTTATTTGACATTTTCTTGCAAATATTTTATTATTAATAATACCTAATTTACTTTTTATCATTGATTCAATAATATTATATTTTTCAAGTAATTCATCTTCAAAAAAATGCAATAATGTAATATTTTTTTCTTCACATTTTTTTGTTTTATTAATATGATAATCGTCATTTATATAATATTCGGAATGCCAATGAAGTCCATTTATTTCAATTGCTAAATTATATGAAGGTATATAAATATCCAATTCACCATCAATTGTTTTTCTATCATTTGGAATATAATTAATATTATTATTTTTTAAAAATTTACATATTTTTAATTCAAATGTTGTTCTTGGTGACCCAATTGGTTGTAATATTGTTGATAATTCAACATCATGATTTAATCTATTTACTAATAATTTTCTATTGTTTTCAAAAACATGACCATTAGGATGTGAAACTTTTATATTATCATCATTAAATTCTAATATTGAATATCCTTTTTCTGAAAATCTTTTCTTTAATAATTTATCTCTATTTAGTTGAACTTTTATTAAACCACGATTTATAATTTTATTACCATGCGTAGCATATGTTTTTTTCATATTATGAGTTGCTAATAATCTAATACTATTAACTTTAAATGTACTATCAACACCATATTTTTTAAATACCGCTTCTTTCGACTTTTTAATTCTAATTTCTTTATTTTCTGGAATACTTTGCCAAATTTCTCTACATTTTTTAGAACAAAATTTTCTTTCATATTTTATTCTTTCAATAAATAATTTATTACATATTAAGCAATGTCTATTTTCTTTCGATTTTTTCTTTTTATTTAAACCAGAGCATTTATATGAACAAAATTTTTTCTTTTCTTTCTTTTTTGATTTAAAAATCTTTTCACAATACTCACACTTTTTTTCAACATAAAATTTATTATCTTCTTGTGCTCTATGTGCTAATTTACAATCTTTAGAACAAAATTGTTTTTCCCTTCCTTTTTTTACATAAAAAATATTATTACAATGTTTGCAAATTAAATTAACTATTGTTGCCATATATGATGAATTTATATTTTTACTAACCAATTCGGTTATGCAAATATAAATACTTTAAATAAATAAAAAAAGCCATTAAATATATATTTAATGGCTTTTTAATATAAAATTATAAATTATGCCCCAACATCAGCAAATGATGCACCAGAAGGAGTAATTGTAAATGTAATTCCAATAAATTCAACAGCACGTGTTGGTTTTAAGAATATTTCACCATACAATTCGTTTCTATCCATTGTTTCTGGAGTATTATTTGAATTATCCATTTTAATTCTAAAGTCATTCAAACCTCTTTCTCTCTTAATACTGTCAAGAATAGGATTTGCTTTTGCCAAGAATTGGTCAATTGTTGTTTGGTCATTTTGTTCAAATACAAGTCTGATAGCAATATTTGCAATAAGAACTTTAATTTGAAGTAATAATCTACGAACATTGATTCTATCAAGTGCACTTTCTTTAACTTGTAAAGTTTTTTGTCCGAAGATTGCTGTACCTGCTTCTGCAAAATCAGCCATTGGGTTAATTCTACCAGCATATAAAATATCACGAGCTTCTTGAGACAATTTGTATCTTGATTTAATTGCATTAGTTACACCACGATTTAAACCAGCAGGTGCAAACCAAGGAAATTTTACATTATCTGTAAATGCCATTGCTCTTACAACTTCGCCAGTAGCTGGAATATAAACATTAACATTATTTTGATTATCTCTTATTTGAATCCAAGGGAAATATGTACATGAATAACTACTATCAATATCAACATCATTAAGTAATTCCACAACTTGTTGAGCAGCTTCTACATCATCAGGAACACCAGTATTACCATTATTTGTTATATTTATATCAATATTTGGTGAATCAATTACATATAATGAATCGGTTCTTTGTTGTTCAATCATATCAATTGTATCTTGAACTAAAATACTTTGGTCTGACCAGTTAATACCCGGAGTTGAGAAAAGATTAATTGTAACTTGTTCTGGGTTTGAAAATGTATTTATTGCTGTTTGCCATGCATGAAAATCATTTGTTGGTATTGTTTCTGGATGACCGGGATGACCACTAAATATACCACCCTGTTGATAACCATCACCATATGAACGGTCTTCACCATTTATACCTCTATTAACATCCCATCCATCAAAACCACGAGCAGGAACAAAAGTGAATTTTCTTGTTTTAATACTATAATATGGATTTAGTGGGTCATTGGTATCAAGATATGTTTGTATTTGTCCCGCACCAACTTCAAATTGACCAATATATATTGTACCATTAGTATATATACCAGTTGCACCAGAATCCATATGGAATCCTTTTGTTTTAACAAAACCGTTTTGACCATTATAATTAAAAAAGTTCTGATTAATACCACTACCAGTTGAATTGGTACTATCATAACCATGTTCAGAAATACCTAAAAATACTTTATTTACTTTATCAGTTTCGCTATATTTTGTTTTATAGAAAATTTTTGGTGGGATACCATTAGTTGTTGGGTCACTTGTTGCTGACATTGCATAGTCATTAAATTCATAACCTTCAAAACCTGCAGGAAATACATCATTTGGAATATCTGTTGCAAGTTCAACCATAATATATTTACTTGCAAGATTATAAATACCATCAGTAGTACCAATTTTCTGTGCAATATAACTACTAAGTCCTTCAATCATTGTACATTTTGAATATGTTTCAAGTACTATTGGACTTGCATCAGTATCGTTAAAATCACGAACAACTACATCAAATTCATAAGTGTCTGGATTAATATTAACAATACTTATTTTAATTTCATCATTTGCAGCATCACCATCAGAAATACTAATAAATTTGAATAATCTATTAACATGATTACCCATTAATTGAGATACAACCCAAGGAGTTTCAGGTGTTTGGAATCCAATTTTATAATTTGTAAAATTATTTGAAGTGGCAGTAATTAATGTTGTATTAATACCATAACCAATACCTTCTGAATCTAATTTCTGAATAAGGTCAGGATAAATTGCTTGAACCCAAATTTTTGTTTTTTTGTCTTTTGGTGCTGAACCAATTACATTTGGTAAGAAACTACTTGAGTTTGGATTTAATGATACTGTATAATATTGTGTACTTCCAGTACTATATGCTCTTAGCATAAATTGACTAAATAAATCACCAACACCAATATTTGTAGTATTACCACTTACAGTAAGTATAGTTGTATCAAATGTTGTAAGTTGAGTACTATGTGGTTGAATTATTGAAGTACCTCTGCTTCTAATTACAGCTAACACCATATTTTCATATTGACTATATGAAGTACCTGTAAATAATGTTACTTTATCTCTAGTTGTACCACTTCCAGTCATACTCAATGTAGTTGCAGTAAATGTGTGTACATATTCAGTAAATGTATTACCAAGATGTTTAGTAAATCCTGAAGAATACGTACCTGTTTGACCCTGATACATCAATGCGACACCCAAATATTGGTTATTTGTAAATGTATGGGTTGAAACAACAGGAATTCCACTTGATGCAACAGTACTTGGGTCAACACCAGCACTTAATGTTATTGCCCATGCATTTCCAGCATCATATCCACTAAGTCCTAATACTCTGGTTACCCAAAGTTGATTAGTTTCACTAAGATATGAGTTGGCAACATATGGTAATTGATATTGGAGATTTCCATTTGAAAGTTTTTGTGTGCTTTGTCCACCAAATCTGCTTGTGAATTGAGTTGAATCTTGAACGAATACAGGTTCAAAAGCAGGTCCTTTAAGTGTTTCTCCTACAAGACCCAAACAGGTAATTCCCACATTACGTACAACATACGTTAAATCACGTTCTTTAAATTTTACACCCGGTGAGGTGAATACAAATTCTGCCATGTTATTTAATTATTTTATTTTTCATTATTATTTTTCATTTTATAAACAATGCCTTATTGTTTTTCAAATAAATACTAAAAAATAATTGAAAAGAAGATTTGTCTTAATTATTATCATCTTGTTATTTTGTTCATAAATCCAGATTTTATCAAATTTTATTTATTTCGGTTTATATTTTTAAAAATTTCAATTTTTCTATCTTAAATTCTTTTAAATTCTTCCAATAAAATTTTATATTTATTTTAAAAAAAATTTTATTTTTAAAAAATAAGTATTTATATTTGTAGCACTAAATATTATAAACATATGAAAAATATTATAAAAAATATAATTATTGATAATAATACTAATAATATTATATCACGAAGAGCAACAGAATCATTTTTTAAAAAAAATTATAATGAAATTTTTAATCAAATAAACAATCAATTCAATTCAACCATATCATTTAATGCAAAATTATATTTATTGTTTTATGATATTCATGAAATACCTTTATGTATTATTTGTGGAAAACCAGTTAGATTTAAAAAATTTAGTGAAGGATTTTCAAAATATTGTTCAATGCAATGTATTGGAAAAGACAATAATATTAAAATCAAAAGAGAAAAAACATCAATAAAAAACTTTGGATTTAAATATACATTACTTTCTGAAGAAAAAAAAGAACAAATAAAACAAACCAATTTAGAAAGATATGGTATTGAACATCCGCAACAATTAGATAGTGTTAAAGAAAAAACAAAACAAACTAATTTAAAAAAATATGGTGTTGAACATCATCTTAAATTAAAATCTCAACAAGAGAAACAAAAACAAACCAATTTGAAACGATATAATGTTGAAAATCCAATGCAGAATATTCAAATTAATAATAAATCAAAACAAACAAAAAATAAAAGATATGGTAATGAATATTATAATAATAAGGAAAAACAAAAACAAACATGTTTAACTAAATATGGTGTTGATTGTACATTAAAAGATAATAATATTAAAGAAAAAACCAAACAAACAAATTTAAAAAAATTTGGTGTCAAAATTCCATCACAAAATTCAATAATAAAAAATAAAATTATTCTTAGTGTTAAAAAGACATTACGCATAAAAAATAAAAAACTATGGGCAAAAAATTTAAACATAAATGAAAATAATGTTGAATATACTATATATGATGAACTTATTATATCTAATTTATGTAAAAAACATAATAATTTTACAATAAATATTTCATTATTAAAAAATCGTTTAAGAGAAAAAATAGAAAATGTCTGTACTGAATGTAACCCAATTTCTGAAAATGTTTCAATTAAAGAAAACGAAATTAAAGATTTTATTAATAATGAAATAAACATAAAATCAGAAAAAATACGAATTGATAATAAAGAAATTGATATTTATTTACCAGACAATAAATTAGGTATTGAGTTCAATGGATTATATTGGCATTCAGAATTATATAAAGATAAGAATTATCACCTTAACAAAACTAATTTATGTGAACAACAAGGCATACAACTGCTTCACATATTTGAAGATGAGTGGGTTAATAAAAAGGAAATTGTTAAATCAATAATTAAATCTAAGTTAGGTATTATTGAGAATAAAATATTTGCAAGAAAAACAATACTTAAAGAAATTAATAATATAACATGTAATAACTTCTTAAATAATAATCATATACAAGGTAATATTAATAGTAAAATTAGAATAGGTTTGTTTTATAATAATGATTTGGTATTGGTTATGACTTTTGGTAAAAAACGTATTGCTATGGGTAATAAAATTAATATTGAAGGAGAGTATGAGATGCATAGATTTTGCAATAAACTTAATACAAGTGTTATTGGTGGGGCAAGTAAATTGTTTAGCTATTTTACTAAGACATACGCTCCAAAATCAATTTTAACGTTTGCAGATAGAAGGTATAGTCAAGGTGGTTTATATAAGCAATTGGGATTTACTTTCATTGGCAATACTAAGCCAAATTATTGGTATTATAATAATAAAATTAAAGAAATTAAAAGATATTATAGATATTCATTTAGAAAAAATATTCTTATGAAACAAGGTTTTGATAAAAATAAAACAGAATTTGAAATAATGAATGATAATGGATATTTAAAAATTTATGATTGTGGTAACATGAAATTTGAAAAAACTTTTGATATTAATATTTAATCAAATATTTTTATAAGTATATATGAAAATTTATAATTGTTATTTTGATGGTAGTTGTGAACCCAAGAATCCCAACGGAAACATGGGTTGGGGTGTTTATATTACAAGTGAAGACAAAGAATTTAAAAAATCTAGATTTTATAAAGCAAAAATTGGTAATACTTGTAATATTGCGGAATATCTTGCACTAATAATGATTTTTAAATTAATGAAAAATAAAATAGGTGTGAGAATTAATATTTACGGTGATAGTAAACTAGTTATTATGCAAACATTGGAATTATGGAAAATAAAGAAAGGATTGTATATTCCATATGCACATCAAGCAATAGAATTGTACAGAGCATTAAGAAAGAAAAATATTATTACACTTCAATGGATACCTAGAAAAGAAAATAGTATTGCAGATGAATTAAGTAAATCTAAAAATACAGATACTGGTGTAGTCAATAATAATTATTAATTAAAATTTATAATTCAAATTCATTAAAATCTAATTTAAAATTTAGAAATGGAATATTATTTACATAAATTTATAATAATATTTCATAAAATTATGATATAAATATTTTATTATAAATATTGATATTAACACAATATATTCCAATAATAAGTAAATATAAGTTAATGGATTATAATAATTTGGTGTTAGGTTATAATAACCATCATAATCCATTCCCTCTGCTTCAAATATTAATAAAGCAACTAACCAAGCATATAAATATTTCATAACTTTTCGTTTTTAGTTAAACATTTAAATCATTTTTCTATTATATACGGATTTCAATTAAAAATGTTACAAACATATGTAAAATTATTATATTAAATTCTATTTTTAAAAATATTTTACATAGGTAAGGATTTCTTGATGTTAGTATTTATAAAAAATAATATTTATGAATAAATCTCAAAGAATTTTTTTAGGCACTGGCAATACAAGTACTAAAGGTCAAGATAAATATATAAAAGTAAAACTTGAACAGGATGTTGAAACACTTGAATTTTTAACATTAAATCTTAGTACAGAAGATGCTTATCAAAATTTTAATGCTGATTATGGTGTATTAGTTGGTAGAGTAACAGCAAATGATGGAGTGGGTGTTCCAAATGCTAAAATAAGTATATTTATTCCATTAACTGATGCGGATGCAGAAGATAGCAATATATATAGTATCTATCCATATAAAACACCCAGAGATAAAAATAATGATGGAAAAAGATATAATTTATTACCTCGTGTTTCGGAACTTAATCAAGAAACAGGTACATTTAAACCTAAACAACCTTTTGGTAGTTTTCCAATAAAACCAGAATTAGTTGTAAATGAATCATTTTTAAATGTATATAAAAAATATTATAAATATACTGCATTAACAAATAGTTCTGGCGATTATATGATTTTTGGAGTACCAACAGGTACACAAACAGTTCATCTTAGTGTTGATATTACAGATATTGGTAAATATAGTATGTCGCCTGCAAGTATGATAAATGCCGGATATTCACCAAATCTTTTTACTAAAAATGCCTCTGCAGTAAAACCAGCAATTGATTTAACAGATTTACCAAATATTGAAACACAAGAAATTACTGTTGATATAATTCCTTTCTGGGGAGATACCACAAATTTTGAAATAGGAATAACACAATTAAACTTTAGAATAAAAGCGATATTATCTTCATCATTTGTTATATTTGGTACTACAATGACAATGGGATTATATGGTATTTTTGGTAATCCTGCTGCAAGTCCTGATAATTTAGGTTTTTATAGTTTGGATACTGATGATGGTAATTCTGGTGGTCAAAATAGAAATAATATGGATATAAGAACATATAGAACAGCCAATCCAGTAATTAGAGTATTTACATATACTACTGATGTACCACTTGTTGGTGGAAATATTGATTGGATTCATGCTGATACAGAAAAACAAATTAGAGAATTAGATAAATCAGAATATATTGAATATAATACTAATGGTGATTTTTTATTAAGCATTCCATGTAATAGAGTTAAAGTAATAACAAGTTCAACTGGTGAAGAAACTGTTGTTAATGATAATTCAACATCAGGTGTTTTTACTAAATTTTTTGGAATGATTTTAATTAAATATCCTGACCTTATAGAATTACCAGAAAATTCATATTGGTCTTCATCACATAATTATGCTGGTGACCATCCACAACATAAAGCAAGGGGATGGTTTAAAATACCACAAACAGTTGCTTTACATTCTAATGAAAGTTTTGTTACGTCCGATATTCGTATTAATCCAGTAGGAGCATTAATGAGTGATAATGATTTTTGGAGAAAAAGTTATTATGTTTTTACTGGTGGTGGTGTATATAGTGTCGCTCAATTTTATCCAACAAAATGGTCTCACAGTCCTGCTTTTAATACAGCAAATAATGTAAACACTGAAAACACATTTACTACTTCTATTGGTCATGCTTCTATTGGTGGTTCTTGGTTTAAAGTTGCCGGAACTGATTGGGTAACACAAAGAGAAACAACTGACCAACAAAATTATATTATTACTCCATCAACAGGTATCACAAATCCTACACAACGTCAATATATATATGATTTTGCACCAAATGTAATTACTTTTGATAATTTATCAAATCCTGATAATAAAGGTAATAGATATTTTGGTGGTCAATGGTTAAATTTTTGTTTGTGTTTTCCTTGTTATGGTTGGGCATTTTCTCCTGACTCACCAAATAGACTTTACGAGTTTGCAGATGTTTATCATAGTCCTAGTGATATTTCCAACAATTTTTTTATTCAATCAAATAATCAAAAATTATTTGCTGGAATAAAAGATAGTTCCAATATATTAAGAGGTGATGCATTTCAAACAGCATTTATTAATATTCCAAAAAGTGAATTAACACAATTAAGTAAAATTCCAATAAAAGGTATTAATATTAGAAAATGGAATAATGCTGACCCCGCATATAATAAATATAATGAATATAATCCACATAAAATACAATTATCTGTTTCAAATCAATATTATAAATATCAAAATTCAAAACCAATTGGTTATAATACCAATGGTCAAGAATATTATTTATTTGGTTGGGATGAATACGCTCCAACTACAACAATTCCTGCAGATGAATTAAAAACAGCTTATTTATTTAAAGGTATGTATGGTAATGATTGTATACAATTATTGGCTGATTTCAATATTATATAACAAGAAACCCTCTTAAAACTTAATTTAAGAAGGTTTTTTATGTTGCTTAATATTTAAATAAAATTGCAAATTCTTTTATTTCTTTCCACCTTAACCATTATAATAATTCCCATTTAATACGATTACAATTACAGAATATATTGTCTTATTAAATCTATTATATAGTATATTTGAATTAAACAAATATAAATGAGATATGGATGATATGATAGATAAAATTCTTAATGATATTAGAAAACTTGATGTTATTTTAACTGATGAAGAACAAACCATATTAATTTCTTATTACAAAGAAAAGAAATTTAGTAGTCTAAATGATATGATTATTGCTTTTGTTATTAATGAAGGCAAAACTTTTGATAGAACGAATTGGACTGCTTTTTTAACTGATAAAATTAATTATGAGAAAATTAATACAACTATAATAATTGATGAAGATATTATAAAATATTGTAAAGGACTTATATTATATTTATTTACTCAGATATTGCCATATAGAACCAATTATGACAATTTTTGACTATTTCTTTTTTTATCTCGTAAAATACACCACTCTTTTATTTGTTTATCTGTCATTTTTTCGCCTTCTTTTAAACCTAATTTAGATAATATTTCTATATCGGGTTTAAATTCATATTTGTTGGAATCTTTGACAACTCTTATTATTTCTTTAAGACGAACATAATCATTATCATCTATTGATGAATAATTTTCCTTTTCCAAGTTAATAATTCTATTCATTATTTTTTGTTTTCTATAAATAGTATTAAAAAAAATTTATACCATTAAAAACCCTCTTAAAACTTAATTTAAGAGGGTTTTTTTAATGCTTGTATTTTTATTGTTTAGATAGATACTCAGTATATCCAAAATCCAATAATACCATTTTATTATTGGTAGGTGCTTTTATAATTGTCATGGTATAAGGAGTGTTGTCATCTATAATATTCAAACTTAAAGTAGTTCCAGATATTGTCCAATTATCATAAACACTATGAATTGAAGCAACTTTATCATCAGTATTAATACACTTAGTATCTTGAAACTCATAATTATTACCAGTAACAAAGTAATTCAATTTTCCATCAGTATATACTGAATCACAATGCCATTTTCCCAAATATTCGGGATGAAGCTGACCCGGTGTTTTAGTTACCGGAGTAGGTGTAACATTACCATCGTCTTTTTTACTACAACTTACACTAAGTAAGGTGATTGCAAGAATAAAATAAATTAAATTTTTCATTTTTTTGTTTTTAGTTAAACATTTGAATCATAATTTGAATCATTTTCTATTATATACGAATTTCAATCAAAAATGTTACAAAAACAAGAAAAAAATTTTAAGGTATTTATATTATATGGATAAAAAGATTCAAATACTGCTTGGTAGTCAGAAAAACACTAATTCTGTTAATGTAGATACATACGATAAAGTTGAATTATTCAACAATACATCTGAACTTATGGAATATGATGTTAATGATGCAGTTAGTGAAACTGAAATTTTTAATATAGAAAGAGAAGAAAATGCAATTTATAGAATTTATGGAAGAATTGAATATATGTCATTATTAAATGGATTAATAAATAATTATACTGAATTTAAAGATTTTTTAACTCCAAGATTTAATGGTAATTCTAAAACCATAGAAAATTCATTTGAATTCTATTTGGTTAAACCATCAGCACAACATTCTTCATCTATTTTTGTAAGACATTTTGAAGTAATTGCAACCCCAAATGATTTTGAACTATTTCCAGTAGGTTTTTCTAATAATGTATATGGTGAACAAACTTACGCATTTAATTTTAAAAGAGATTTTGATATTTCAACATATTTTGAATCATTTAATTCTCTTAATACAGAACAAAATTATTTAATACCTATAACTGAACTATTTCTATATGCCAAATATATTCCAAGTGTAACAGAAGTTCTTAAATATACTAATTGGGATACTAGTTTAACACCAATTCAAACATTATTAAATACGACACCATTAGTTATAGGTAGTACTGTATATGGTGATTTAATTAATTATAATATACCAGAATTTCTTCAAACACCTGTATCAGAACAAACATATTATATTTCAACAACATGTTCAGATGTAAGTGTACTTCGTTGGAAATACAATCCATTTATTTCATTTAAATTAAGATATTTTTCTAATGAACTTGATAGTGCTAATACTGGTAGTACTTCATATGATATTATAACAACAATACCAGAATATGCAATACCAATAGATAATAAAGGAAATCTTGTTTGGCGTGATATTTTACCACAAGGATATGTAGACCCATTAACTGGAATTGGTGTTGATTATCCTTTTGTAAATAAAAGAAGATATTTATTTTCAAGAATTATTTTATCAATAGTTCCAGATATGACCGAACCACATACAAAAGAAATATTTAATAATATATGGTTTAGTAAAAATGCAAGTAGTTTAAACATAACACCAATGACAAATTTAGGTAATATAGGAGCACCATGCCAGTAATTAAAGAAACAATAAAATTTAATAATCTTGATTTGAATTTAAAATTCAGTTTAGGTTCTAGTATAGGTCTTACCGGATATCAACAAGAAATAGATAATTTAACAATTGATACTGAGGACGAACTTATTAATCCTGTAAATGATACTGAAGTACGTAGATTTAATAGTACCATTCAAAATAATTTATCATTTTATTTTCATTTAGATAGTGCTATAAATGAAATGGCAAATAATGTTGATTCTATTTCATTTATAAATGCAGGATTTACACAAGATGAAATAGATTTTAATCGTGACACAATACGCAATAGTTTTTTTATTTTAGATTTTTATGACACCTATAATCCAAATACTCAAATTAAAATATTTACAACATATTTAACAAAAATTCTTGCAAATAATAATACTGCAAATTATTTAGTTGGTACAAGTCCTTTAATTAATTTTTTAAAAATAAAAAACCAATTTAATTATTGGTATGTACCACAATCATATATTGATTTATCTAATGTATATGCTACTGGATACATTAAATTTAGTTTTTATAATGCAAAATATGGTAAAATTCAATTATTTTATAATAGAGATAATCAAGCACTTAAAACACCAGAAAAATTATATTTTAAAGCAATTTTGAATTTAACTTCGAGAACATGGAGTTTCTCAACAACATCAAGTCCAAATATCAATGCATATGAATTATATAATAGTTCTACATATACAAATAAAATAAATAACACAGTATCTGATTTTAATAATTTGAAACAAAATTATCCAACGGGAAATACATTCAATTCTACAAAAGATAGTTATACAACAGAATAACCAATAACTGGTTTTCTAAGAGTTTTAACCATTTGAAATTCTTTTTCATCTTGAATAAAACCTAAGATTTTTAAAGCATATTTACTAACAAAAAATCTATCACCATCAATATTTTCAATAGGATTTGATTCAGCAAAACCTTCAAATAATAATGGCATTGGATTTCCATTAATTGTAAGATATTCTTGACGTGAAGCAAAGTTTTTTAATACTTGTTCATCATATAAATTAACATCCACACGATATTTAGTAAATAATGCCACTTCATATATCATATCAACATTAACTGGTTCTGGCATTTTAAATTGTAAATAAATTACTTCACCTTCATCTAATATAGGAACATTCATATATCTGAATTTACGTGGTTGTGGAATTCTATACATTGTTCCAAGTCTTGTACCAGCTTGTTTATCAATACGTCTTACAGTAATATATGGTGTGGGAACATTGTGGTCCCCGTCCATAAATCTCCAAGTTTTGCTGAATTCACCCCAACGGTCATTGTCAAGATAAAATGTTGGTACTTCTTTATTATCGATAACAGCTTTCATACCATATTGATTAACATAATCAAAAAGTGCTTGGTCTAAATTTTCAAGCAAAATGGTTCTAGGTAAATATTTGGTATCTAAATTAGTTTCTTTCATTAAGTCAGCAATTCTATCCATACCATATTTAAGATATTCAGTACCTATCTTTGGTGGGTTAGTATCAATGGTTAATTTAGCTTTTTTTGGAAGTGACATAATCTTTTTTAGATAAATACTTGCATTTTAGAGATACTTTTAATACATTTGCAAGATAAATTTTTTATATATAAAAACATTTTAAATTAAAAACATAAAAAACATGAAACTTTATTATTTTAATCCAAATGACTATGGCACAGAATATTATGTATTGGCAGAAAATAAAATAAATGCGATTACATATTTATTAAATCATTTTAAACAAACAAAAAATATGGAAAAGTTTAAGATGTGGAAAAACACTAATTCCAAAAATCCTCAAACATTTCCTATTAATTATACTTTAGAGGAACATGGAATTGGCGATGTGTTAGTATCATCAATATCATAAATAATATTTATATTTACTTAATACATTTTTAATGTTAGTAGAACGAAAAGAATTTCAAGATAAAGATAAAAGTATTGGTTATATTGAAGCAGTTTTTAATTCCGATAATATATTAAAAACTACATATTTTCCTAAAACAGAAAGACTTTATATTGCATTTAGTAGAGGACATACATATTCTTATAGTAATGTTAGTTTTGAAAAATACAATGAATTTGAAAAAGCCGAATCTCAAGGCAAATATTTTCATCAAAAAATAAATAACAACAAAGCACATTCAGTTCGTAAGGAATTTACATTATATCCTAATGAAGTTAAAGATTTGAAACAAATTGTTGAAGATAAAATAAATACACAATTAAATGACAAAAATAACGAATAATATATTTCATAATAATGTCTTTTATGATAAAGATGAATATATTAACGATTTTAATGATTTAATTAAACTATTATCCAATAATTCAATTGAAATTGTTTTTAGAACTAGAATTCCATATTTAGATAAAAGTTATGAAGATTATTATGGTGTTGGCAAAGAAATAAGAATTGGTGATAGTTGTATTACTGGATATCATTCAATTAATCAAAACATAATAAATAAAATAAAACAATTGATAGTTAAAGATTTGAAACAAATTGTTGAAAACAATAAATTAGAAGAAGATAATGAATAGTACTCAAGATTATGAAAATCTAATTGAATTACTTAAAATAACATTGGAATTTTATGCCAATAAAAAAAATTATGAAAAAATAATTTATTCTGAGTTAAGAGGTAATATTTCATCTATTGATTTGGATGAATATGGTTCTCAAGCACGTTTTGCATTAAATAAAATTAAAGAAATTAGAGAAATTAATGAAAAATTAGTAAAGGATTATAGTGCCGAAATAGAAGCAGTTCAAAATAAAGGGGAACAAGAAATTATTAATACAATAGGAATACTTAAAAAAATGAGTAATGGTAATAACAACCTTTAAAGAATATCAAACCGAAGCAAATTTTCTTAAAATATCATTAGATAAATTCTTAGAAACACATCCTGATACACCAATTGATGTAAAATTATTATTAGCGGTTGCTTATGATGGATTAGGACTAGGTGAAGCTGGTGAAGTTCAAGGTAAAATAAAGAAAATTATTAGAGATGATGGCGGTCATATTACACAAGAACATGTAATTGAAATAAAAAAAGAATTGGGGGACTTGTTATGGTATATTTCATCGATGTGCGATAATCTTGATATTGGATTAGATGATGTAGCAACATCAAATATTGAAAAATTAAAATCTCGTAGAGATAGAAATACATTACATGGAAGTGGAGATAACAGATAATATAAAATATGAGAAAAATTAATATAATTAATAAATCAAACAATAGTTTACCTACATATGCAACAGAAGGTTCTGCTGGTATGGATTTGCGTGCAAATTTAGATAAAGAAATTGTGATTAAATCATTAGAAAGATGCGTAATTCCAACAGGAATATTTATTGAATTACCTATTGGTTATGAAGCACAAATAAGACCACGTTCTGGTTTAGCATTTAATTGTGGTGTTACAATACTTAATACACCCGGAACAATTGATAGTGATTATCGTGGAGAAATTAAAATAATTTTGATAAATTTAAGTAATCAAGATTTTTTGGTTAAACATGGTGATAGAATTGGTCAAATGATAATTTCAAAATATGAAACAATTGAATTAAATTTAATTGATGAATTTGAAGTTAGCACAAAAAGAGGTGTAGGTGGTTTTGGGAGTACAGGTTTTTAAACATCAATAAAAATTATGAAAACTGATTATTTTACATTAATTGAAATAATTAATAAGGAACTTGATGAAGTCATGGATTTCACAAATATTGATGGCTTCGATTATCAATATTTTAATTCAAACGATGAATCAACAATATCATTAATCGGTGAATTTAAATTAGATGATGGTTCGAATGTTCAAGTTCATATTCAAAAAATTAATCCAGAATTAGTTAAAACCCCACCAGTGCTTGATAAAACAAATGGTGTTTTTAATATAGTATATACTGTTGAAGGAAAAACAACAATAAAAGAATTGATTAAAATTTTAAAAACAATAACATTGATTGTTAAAATATATATTGATTCGAAGAATAATTCAAATCCAATATATATTTTATATTCAGAACCTAAAGATAATGTTGGCTTAACTGATGGTCAAAAAAATGAATTATATAAAGAATTATTAAAAAAACAGTTAACTCCTGAATATAGAATATCATCAACAATATATAATAAATCAAAGGAATTAATTGCTTTTCAAAAGGATAAAATTTGGACAAAAAGATATAATAATAAAATGAAAATCTACCGTAAATTAATTAAGGATTTAGAAAAAACAATACTAATTAAAGAATGTAGAAAAGTAATTAATAATGAAATTGCTTTACAATATCGTAAAGAAGCAAGAGAAATAATTGCTTTAACTACAACTAAAATTCGTAAGGAATTTATTAAATATCATAATGAAAATAAAGGAAATATTTGTTGTATGGTTCTTGATAAAGCAAAACAACAATTAATTGCTGAAGGAAAAATGAAAATTAATAATAATGCATTTGGTAAATTATCGAAAAATAATTAAATTATGGAAGAATATTTAAATTTACTTGAAGATATTCTCGACAATGGTGTCGAGAAAGAAAGTGGTAGAGCAAATATGCCAAATACGATTGGTATATCTCATGCTGTAATTAGAATGGATTTACAAGATGGTTTTCCACTGCTTACCACAAAAAAAATGTATTGGAAGGGCATTGTACACGAGCTTTTATGGTTTTTACATGGAGATACAAACATAAAATATCTTGTCGATAATAATGTAAATATCTGGAATTCTGATGCTTATAGATGGTATTTAAAACAAGCTAAAGACAGAGGATTTGAACCAAAATATGATAATATTGATAAATTTATTGAAGCAATAAAAAACAAAAATCTTGATAAATTTTATGAGGGCGAATGGGATTCTATATATAAATTAGGTGACCTTGGTAAAGTTTATGGTTATCAATGGCGTAATCAAAACGGTGTCGACCAAATAAAAGATGTATTAGATGGTCTTAAAACAAATCCATACAGTCGTTATCATATTATTAATGGCTGGAATAAGGCTGATTTTAAAGATATGGCACTTCCACCATGTCATTTACTTTATCAATTTATTGTAAGACCATTAAGTTTTAAAGAAAGAAGAGATTTAGCATATTATTATGCTGTAAATAATAATAAATTTCCATTACTTATTGATGCACATGGTTGGAAAGGAATACCTGAATATATGAACGTAATTGACAATACTGGTTGGAATATTCCTAAATTTTATCTTGATTTAAATATGTACCAACGTTCATGTGACGTTGGACTTGGCGTGAGTTTTAATTTAGCTTCAATGTCATTATTATTAATGATTTTTGCTAAATCATGTAATATGATTCTCGGAATTGCAAATTGGATTGGTGGTGATACTCATATATATGTGAATCATATTGAAGCACTTAAAAAGCAATTGTTAAAAAAACCATATAAACTTCCACAAATGTTAATAAATAAAGAATTGAATTCTTTAAATGATATTTTAAATTTAACTATTAATGATTTTGATTTGATTAACTATGAATCACATCCTGCAATAAAAATGGAATTATTTACTGGATTAAAAAAATAGTAGGATTACCATTTATATTTTGATTTTCATAGTATTTATATTAAATAAAATATTATGATTGGAATATATAGAATTAAAAATATTATTAATAATAAATGTTATTATGGTTCGGCAAAAAATATTAAAAGAAGATGGGTTTTACATAAATCAGCACTAAAACATAATAGACATGAAAACATATATTTACAAAGAGCATGGAATAAATATGGTGAGGAAAAATTTATTTTTGAAATTATTGAAGAATGTGAAATTGATAAATTATTAATTGTTGAACAAAAATATTTAAATATAAATCCTGAATATAACATTGGTAAACAAGCAAACGGTGGTGATAATTTAACCAATCACCCCAATAAAACGGCAATTATTAATAAAATTAAATTTAAAATTAATAAAAACATAGAAAATATGTCACCGGAAGAAAGAAAAAGAAAATTCTCAAGACCAATGGAAAAAAATCCGAATTGGAAAGGCGGGTCATCAATTAACTATTGTTTATGCGGTAAGCAAATTGCACCAGAAAATAAATATTGTATTAAATGTTTACCAAGAAAAGGTGAAAACAATCCGTTTTATAATAAAAAACATAGTGAAAATACCAAAAAAATAATGTCCGTACAACGAAAAGGTAAATATAATGGAACACAAAATATAAAATTTAAAATAGATAATATAGAATATTTTTCACTTGGTGATGCTCACAATAAACTAAGTATACCAATACCAACAATACTTTATCGTTTAAAATCAAATAATCCTAAATTTAATAATTATAATTATATTGAATGACAATATTGTACATATTAATAGGATTCTTAATAGTAATAATTCTATTACTTGCTTTGGCATTATATCAATTTTCAAAAAAGGGAATTTATTTATCAGATAAAGAAAAAGAATATATATTATTCACATTTTCAATATTTTCAGAATATGGTGATGATTTAGGTATTCAATCAAAAGAACAACATAAAAAACTTTGTGAAGAACTTGAAAAAATAAAAAATAAACACTTTAAAAAATCAAATAAAGAAGTTTAATTCCCTTATTTATTAATAATTATCTCTTTACGCTTTCAAGTGTAAATATGCTTTGGTCTTTATTCCAATTATCAAAATTAAATGGGTCAATTCCCAATTTTTGTAAATATTTTGTTGTAACTACTTTAGTAATTTTAGGGTCAATTTGCATATCTTTAATATCATCATAAAAATAATGTCTTTTATCTGCTTTAAGTTCTTCTGAATCATAACCATGATAATCCCATCCATTTAAAATTTTATTATTTGATTTCAAAACAGCAAAATGTGTATATTTTGGATTAACACCTCGTGCTACTTCATTAATTGGTTTATCTTGTACTTTATCATATAAATTACTCACAATTAAGTTAAATTCATCTTTAGCTAATTCCAAATCTTTTTCATTGGTAATCCAGAAATAATCAGTGCCTTCTTCGCTATCATTCTCCATTTGAATACCACTACTTCTTAAATCATTAATAATCTGTAATTTTAACTTATCATTAGCACCAACAACAGTTGTACCTTCTCCAGTGAATAAATCATTATACATTGCATCAGTAATTTGTTTTATTTTTTCACTTTCTTGACTTGAAACAATAATTTTTTGTTCTGGTTTATTATAATATCCACCATCAGATGCTACTGCAAGTTCCTCATTTACTGATTCACTATTAGATACTGTTAAAAGTTCCTCATTTAATTTAAATTCGGGATTAACTTTATGCATGACTTCAAAAAGTCTTTGTTTATTATTTGCCATTATATTAATTTTTATATAAATACGTAATTAATTTCCTTTTGTTTCATTTATCTTAAACAATAGAAGTACCTTTTTCACCACCCTCAAAAAATTTGATTGTATCAGAAATTACCGGAACACCAGTTACTCTTTTCCAATATGGAAAAAATCCTCCAATTGTTTTTTTTGTTTCATCTGTAACATTATTTGCACTTTCAACTTCATAATATCTATTCTTTTCACCACTCATATTATATTCAATAATATCACCTCTATTGATTTCTACTTGTTTTTCTTCAAGTTCTTTAAGATATACACCAAAACTAATATTACCAGTATTATCACGAGCAATACCACTTGGATTATTACCATAATTTTCCTGTTTACCTTCTTCGATAGTAACCATAACTTTTAATCTAACTGGTGACATAAACTTTTTATCATTTGCTTTGGTTTGACCATATAAATTATGTGTTTTGGTTTCTATTAAGTTAATTCTATGCAAAATAACTTCTTGCGCATTATCAGTTTCTAAAAATTGTCTACCATACATAATATCTAAATCAATTGAACTTTGAGTTACAAATAATCCATATCGCTGAGATTCAAGGTCAACTATTTGTTTTTTCTTTTTCATTAATAATATTAATTATTTTTATATAAATACTGTTGTTTATTAACTTTAAAGTATTTATATTTGTAATTAATTTAAAATACAAAGCTATGAGATACGATAAAGATAAAAATGATGTTCTTAATATTAGATTAAGTATTGGTTTAAAAGAACAATATTTAAAATTTGTAAAAGATAATGGATATTGTCTATCCAAAAGAATAAGAATTTTGCTTGAAAATGATATGAAAAATGGAAAGTGAAGAATTAAAAGTATATTTAGAAACCAATAATAAATCTGGATATAAAACAAGAGAAATACACATAAAAAATAATTTTCCTGACCTATACAATAAAATTATTGAATTCTCTAATTCAAATAGTTGGCATGAATTATTATATAATTACATTAATAATTTATTTGAAAACCCTAAATGTATATCTTGTAACAAAATATTACATTTAAAAAAATATAATATTGGATATCACAAATATTGTTCAATTAATTGTTTAAATAAATCAGAACAACATAAAGATAAAATAAAACAAACTTGTTTAAATACATTTGGTGTAGATAATCCATCAAAATCAAACGAAATTAAGAAAAAAATAAAAAATAAATTATATAAAAATGGAAAATGGTATAATCAAACGGATGAATGCAAAAATAAAACAAAACAAACTAATTTAAAAAAATATGGTGTTGACCATTTTTCAAAAACAAAAGAATTTCATAATAAAAGAATTCAAACTAATATTAGAAGATATGGTATGGATTCATATAATAAAACAGAAAAATCAAAAAATGAAACAAAAAAAAGAAATTTGGAAAAGTATAATACTGAATGGTTTTTATCAACAAATGAATTTAAAAAAAAATCAAAAAAAACTTGTTTAATTAAATATGGTGTTGACCATCACACAAAAACTGAAGAATATAAAAATAAAATGAAAATTTATTATTTGAAAAAATATGGTGTTGAATATGCTACACAAAATAAAAGGGTTTCCGAAAAAATTGCAGCAACCATGATTGAGAGATATGGCGAATTATGGTTAAAACATGCCCCAAAATATAATCCTAATTCAATAATATATTTAGATTTATTATCAGAAAAATTAGGGATAGAAATTCAACATGCATTAAATGGTGGTGAAAAGAAATTTATAAGATATTGGGTTGATGGTTTTATTGCGAAATATAATATATGTATTGAATGGGATGAAAAACATCATAATGCTAAACGACAAAAAGAACGTGATTTAATTAAAGAAAATTATCTTAAGGAAATGCATAATTGTCATATTATAAGAATAAATGAAAAAGAATTTTTAAAAAATATTGAAGAAAATATAAAACTAATCTCTAATCAAATTAATTCTATAATTTCTTCAACATAACTTGTTTATATCGAGATAATTGGAAATTTTGGAGGTTGGAATTTCATAGCATTGTTAACATTTTCAGCAATATCTGCACGAATTTTAGTCATATTTTCTTGACTTAAATATTCTAATTGGTCTAAAATAAGTTTTTCTGTATCTTCTTTTAACTTAATACCTTCATCTAATAAATGACGATAATCCATTGTAAGTTCTTTTTCTGTAACTCCTATCGAACCCGTATAAAATCCACGAATTCCACCAATAACTATTTTTACTTGAGCTATCAATAAATTTCTTATTTGTTGTTGTGCGATATCATTCATATTACTCCATTGTAATACTTTTGTTGGTGGGTCTGATGGAAGTTTAATAACATCGTTATTTTCTTCTAAACATTTATCTCTACCTTCTTTATTTGTATCATAATACCAATACCAAACCTTTCGACCTGCATAATGTTTTCCCCATACAGAACCAATTTCATAACGACTATCTGGTATTGGATATAAATGTAACATTTTTTCACCTGTTGCTAAACCAGTAATACGATATGTTAATATTGATTGTAATACTCTTTGTTTCATTCTACGGTCTTGTGCAGATAAAAGTGTTGAAAACGTAGGTTGAACGTATAATGCAGGTCTACCTAAATACGACATTCCCATCATACCAGCACTCCATGCATTTAATGCAAATGGGTCAACTAAACCGCCATCAATTTCTGGTGGTGTTTCCCACAATACTTCATTTACTTCACGATTTTTAGGAATAATATAATGTTGTGTATGTCCACTAGTAATAATAAAATCTCTTTTAAGTTCCCAACCAGTAGCTGCTGGAGCATTAGTTCCTAAACCAACTTGTTTTGAATAAGCATATGTAAAACTTTCCATATAAGTATTTGGTTTAGTAGTAAAAGCACTAAGAAAATCACTATTTTCTTTACTAAGACCTTCTAATCCAATCCATTGCTGTTCTATTAACCAAGTATTAACTAATGCAGAATAGTCTTCAACAACCATTTCAAGATATGAATCTAGCATTTCATCTTTAATTTCAAATGGTCGTAATGGATACCCTAATGTATGTTTAACTCTAAGATATAATTTATTTTTATCTACTGTTGTAATTAATGCCATAATAGTATTTTGATATAAATACTAAAAACTTTTTTTAAAAAAACATTTTAATCTCAAAAGATTGTTATATATTTGTGGTACTCAAGATTAAAACATATATGTATAATATTGAATATGAAATCAAATTAAATGAACAGGGGAGACCTTGTATTGATTTATCACAAGATTATGAACATAGACCTGAAGATAAATTCTTTGCCATCGAATTAGCACGATATATACTTCAAGAGGTATATGGTCGTAGAAGTACAGAATTTGATAAGGAAGCAGCTAAAGTAATTGAAACAAGCATCAATTTGCTTGGACAAATTGGTGATGAAATAGCTGAGATATTATGGAATAATATGAAAAGTATTGGTGATTTTGATTTAATTTTAAAGAAAAAATATCATGTAATGGTTGAAACCATTAAATTGAGAGATGAATTAAATGAAAAATATATTCATTATAATGACAAAATTTACACAAGACAAGAAGGATTAAGAGTTCTTGTGCTTGAAAATAATATAATTTATGAACTACAAGGTGGAATAACAAATGAAAATTGGAAAGAATTAACAAATAATGGAAGCGAGACATAAAAAAACTGGAAATAAATATTTAATAATTAATGATAATGTAATTAATGCAACAAATATTAATGACGGTCAATTAATGATATTATATTGTGGTAAAAGAAAAAATTCTGATTCAATTGAAATTTTTGTAAGGGAAAGATTAGAATTTCTCGAAAAATTTAAAATAATTTCTTAATATGAATCATAAACCAACACCAGAACAAGAAAGAATTTTTCTTTTTACAAAAAAAAGACCCGAAAATATACTTATTAAAGCCTTCGCAGGATGTGGAAAAACCTCAACTATTGTTGAAGCAGTTAAATTACTACCACAAAATAAAAATATTATGTTTTTAGCATTTAATAAACATATTCAAGAAGAATTAAAAACCAAACTACCTGAATATGTTAGATGTTATACTACTTATGGTCTTGGTACTTCAGCAATTAAAAGAAAATATGGTGATAAAATTCAATTTGATGAATTTAAAGCAGATAAGATAATATTAAAAAAATCAAAAAGTTGGGAATTACATGATGAATTTAAAGATGAAGAAGAAATTGGATTTTATTTAAATAACATAAAAAAACTCGCTAATTTATGTAGATTAACACTTACTACAAAATCAGAATATATTCCATATATTTCCGAAAGATATGATATTCCAATAAATAAACCAAAAGATATTAAAAGAGTATTAAAAGTCTTGGATGAAATGACAATAGATAGAAAAACATTTGATTATACAGATATGATATATTTACCTGCTGTTGATAATAGTATTTGGATGTTTCCTCAAGATTATGTTTTTATTGATGAAATACAGGATTTAAATAGATGCCAAATTAAAATTGTTGAAAAAATATTAAAAAAAGATAAAACAAATGGAAAAATTATTGGTAGATTAATTAGTGTCGGAGATTTTTTCCAAGGGGTCTACGGTTTCAACGCAGCAGATGACAAGTCTTTCGAATGGTTTGAAAAATTTCCAAATACAAAAATACTTCCACTTTCAGTATCATTTAGATGTTCAAAAAATGTGATAAAAAAAGCACAAGAAATTGTTCCTGATATTAAAGCATTAGATAATGCCCCTGATGGTATAGTAAGAGATGGTAATGTAATTACTGAAGCGCAAAGTGGTGATTTTGTATTATGTAGAACTACAATGCCATTAGTAAAACTATTTTTTGAATTTCTTACACTACATAGAAAAGCAATTATTAAAGGCTCTGATATTGGTGTACATCTTATTGAATTAATTGGTAAAATTAATAATATTGATAAATTAATTAAATTCTGGGAAAAAGAATTAGCAACATTTAGACGTGATTTAATGTCAGAAGGAATATTAAATCCTAATGAACATAGTGGATATACTGCTCTTGAAGATAAGGTGATGACATTATTATTTTTAGCCAGACTTTCTGATAGTATTATTGATTTAAAATATAAAATAAAAACAATATTTACTGATGAAATACAAGGAATTTGTTTAAGTACTGTACATAAAATCAAAGGTTTAGAAGCTAATAGAGTTTTTATAATCAGACCTGATTTATTACCGTTACAAAATGTTAAATCTTGGCAATATATTCAAGAAAAAAACCTTGAATATGTGGCTTATACAAGAGCTAAACTTGAACTAATATTTGATAGAAATTGGACAGATGAAAAATAATAAATTATAATATGGAATGGAAAGTTAAAATCGAAAGAAAAGAAAATCAAAGGATTGTTGTAAAATTCAATCCAGAAGCAGAACATTTATATTTTTATGGTCAATATAAACCTCATAATCAAGAATGGGTGACATTTAGTGAAAATAAATGTAAAATATTTGATATTGATGCAAATACAATTCAAGAAACATTATTAAGTACTTATGAAATAATGAAAAAAAGACTTGATAAATATAATGAAATTGCAGAAGGATTTACTTTAATTAAAGTAATCGAAATTCAGGAAAAATAAATTATTATTTAGTGTTTGCACCCATATTGCTTCCAAGTGAACCGCCAGTATTAGCAATAGGTTTTTCGTGATTTTGATTTTCTTTATTCATTGCTTCAATCGTTGCATTTAATGAACCAATCGAAGAATTAATATTACCAAGTTTATCATAAAATATTTGATTTTGTGATTTTTGGTCTTCAAACATTTTGCTATAAACCTTTTCAGTATTATCAACTTTTGGTACTATAACAATTTGATAAAACCCATAGAAAATTCCTAATATTGTACCTATTGTAGCAAAAAAACTTTTTAAAGTAAACACTATTTGAGTATTTGCATTTATTTGTACTTTAGTATTTATATCTGTTGTAGTTACTTTCTTTCTCATTATTTCTTTATTTATTTTGAAAATAATTAGAACTTTCCCAAGAAATTTTAATATTAATTGTATCATTGCTTGTTTCATACCAGTAAATTATTGTTGGTTTAGTATCAATTATTGCAGTAAATCCATTTGGAAATTGTTCATGTGTAACTTCAATGTCATTAATAAATACTTTTGCATTATATATCCATGTCTTTACTAAAATATTATTTCTTTTTGATTCACTAATTAAAACTAATTCATATCTATATTTAGGTAAATTAGCTACTGTTTTTTGTGTAATATTATAATTAGCATATGTTAAAACTTTTTGTTTTGTTATATAAGATGAAATAATAATTTTATCTACATATACATTATCTATAGATTTATCCACTGCCACATTACTCCAAGTACCAAGAGTATCATAAACAATTTTTTTATCATAAGATTGTGCTTTTAATGTTAAAATTGGAATAAACATTAAAAATAACAAAAAATATAATTTTTTCATAGTATTACTATTATTGCTATAAATACTTCAATATAAATAAAAAAAGGGATTGAATTCAATCCCTTTTTTCTTTATTTATTACTTAATTGATTACTGTAAGTCACCAATTCCAAATGTCTGTAAACCATCACAGTAAATTCTACCATAATATCTGTTCAATACCATTTTCTTTGCATAACGAGTCATGATACCACGAATCGGTGTAAAGTCAAATGGATTGTACATTACAGGAGTTAACTGCATTGGTACGTATGGAGCATATATGTAACCTGTTTCCAAGATACTTGTTCCTTTATGACCAATTAATACTGTATTAGCTGGTGAATAAGGGTCACGATATACTAAATATCTTCCACTAAGAGTACCGATTTTTTCAATACCCATGTTATACTTATCCTGTTCAGGAGCAGCATTACTTACATGGAAATATTCAAGGTCATCGAATACTGCACTTACTTCAGGAGATACAACTACCCATGATGCACCACCACGCAATGTCGATTTGTGGATTTGAGCAGAAATTTGGTTAATCTTTGTTACCAAAGTTTGATTCCAGTCTTTCTGTACACCATAGTAAGTGTTAGTTCCTTTACGAAGTCCGTTATAGTCCCAACGAGCAGTCCAAGCAGCACCTCTACGTAAATCACGAAGAATTTCACGGTCAATTTCAGCAGCCATTTGTTCTGACAATAAAGCTGTTAATTCAGCTTCAGCGTCAATGTTATGGAATGCACTAACGTCCTGTGCCAATTCAGGTGTCCACATAGCACGCATTTTACGTGTTTCTACAGATACTGTTACTTGGTCAAGTACGAAAGTTACTTCAGCCATTCTTGAATCTTCTTCAAGGTCGCTGTAAGTTCTATAAATTGCTTTAAATGTAGTTGTGCCAGTTGTGCCAGACAATGGTTGATAACCATTTGCGCCCGGATATTGAAGGTCAACAACAAAAACAATTTGTCCTAATTTATTAACAATACCTTGTCCATATTTCTGAACTTTTACGTTGAAAGGAATAGGATTACCAGCTACAATAGTTTCACTTGCATAAGGAGCAGGTGCGGTTAAAGTCTTATTTGATATGATATGTAAACCAGCAAGGAAAGATTCAGTATCAATCTGAACACCAGCAGGACCGATTAATTTACCATCATTAGTAGTTGAAAAACCGCTAAGTGTTATTGTTGCAAATTTGTCAGTACCAAGTGTGAATGCTGCAACTGTAGTTGCACCAGTAGCTACACTCATTGTACCTTTTGAACGGTCAAATAATGAAGTACCTTCATCGTTATATGAAGTTGCATAGAATGCATCATACAATGAACGTGTTTCAAATTGTGTTAAACTTGTGGTTGGTTTTTCAGCAGCGTTGCCATAAGCACCGTCTGGTGATGTGTGTAAATTACCCGGAGTGGTTGTTGTAGTAGAGCTATCTACTCTAACACTTGTTTTTGGGTTAATATAGTACAATTTACCAATAGGTAAGTTAAGTGCTTGTACAGACACGATATCATTTGCTAACAATTTAGCAAATACTCTTCGGATTACAGGGAATGCAACAGTTTCGAACTGACCACTTGAAGAAGAATCACTTGATTCATTAATCATATGTGACAATTGATTTTCAAACAATTGTGCGCAGTTTTCTTTTACGTTACCTTCCAAACCTTCTAACAAACCGATTTTTTCCCATCTGTTAGTAGTTATTTCTCTTTGTTCACGGAGTTGTTTTAATCCAATATTACCAACTTCCGCAGATTCCATTAAAAATCCCATTTTATTTATTTATTTAATTTTTTTTTAATTAATTATTTTTTTGCTTCTTGATTTTTCTACATACTCAATTAAATGTTTCATTCTATTAATGTGTTCATTATTTTCGTATGCCGTTTTTTCAACTACTTCATCAAGTTTTTGTTTTGAAGACGGTTGTATCGAAGCAGATACTTTGTTTTCAATGTTTTCAGTTAAAGTTTTACGGCTACCTTTCATTTCAGTAAGGATTGCTTTATACTTTTTCTGTGATTCAGCAATTGTATCAATTTTTTTAAATTCATTGATAATTTTAATTTTATCATCTTGCGTTAATGCCAATGTTTCATTTACCAAAAGGTTATTTACATGAGCCAAATTGGTATTGAATGTTGCCATTTCTTTCAATTGATTGCGATATTTTTCCAATGCAGATTTATATTGTTCCACTAATGTAGTTACTGATTGTTTGTATTTCTTAGTTTCATTTAATTGTTTTGTTAATTTCTTATTTTCATCAATTAAACCACCAAGTTTTTTATCAGATTCGGTTTGAAGACCACTACGCATTTTGTTTGCTGCAGCAGTATCTCTATATCCTTTACCGGGTATAGTTGCTGTTACTTTTTTCATATTTGCAAGTGTTTGTGTTTTACTTTCTTCAATTTCACTTTCTGAAACACCACTACCACCTAATACGGCTTCAACGTCTTTGTCAGTAATTGGTTCTTCATCAATAAGTTTGTCAGTAGGACCTTGTGCATGCTGTGTATTTATTTGACTGTCCGTGCCATAAGTTTGAGCACCATCAGTTGCACCACCAGCGTGCATTTCTTCTATGTTTTTTTCGTCAATAAGTTTATCAGTAGGACCTTGTGCGTGTTGTGTATTTATTTGACTGTCAGTGCCATAAGTTTGAGCACCATCAGTTGCACCACCAGCATGCATTTCTTCCATATTATTACCCATTGATTTAATCATTTCATCAATTTGACTTCTCATATTAACTAATTGATTAAATGCAATTCCTTTATTGCCTTTTTCCATATATGAAGGTGATTCTGGTGCGATACCTTTCAGTTCCTCACCAAGTCCTTGCATAGTTGAAATTTCTTGTTCGATTTCATCCATTGTAATGACTTCATCTTCATTTCCTGCACCTTCTAAAGCAGAACCTACTCCATCAACATCAAGTTCTGTTATGTTAAATTCTTCAGTTTGAAGTGGTTTTTTTGCTTTTTCATCGAAAGGTTTGCCGTCACCAGCAGTTTCTTCGACTTTTTGAACACCCTTTGCTTTTTCTTTATAAGGGTCACTTTTGCCTACAGTATCAGTGATTTTTACATCTTCTTCAACTTTTGCCACTTTTTTTGCTGGTTCTGTGAATACACCATCTTTTCCAGCAATTTCTTCAACCTTTTTGGTCTCTTTTACTTCTTTTTTCATATCAGATTCTTTATTTGATTCGGTTTCACCTACAACTATAGGTTCTTTTGTTTCGTCAAGTTTTTTATATGACTCTTTTGTTTTTTTATTTTTATTTTGTAATTCTTCCTTTAATAAGTTATTAAACTTTTCAGGAAATTCTTCAGCTAATTTTTGTTTAGCATTAGCTTCCGCAGATTCCTTGATTGCATTATAATCAGTTAATGCTTCTTTGATTATCGATGATTTCTTATCGTCTTTCATATTATTAATGTCGTAACTAATACCATAATTTTTATATAAATACATTCTCTTTACGAAAAAGTGTAATTACATACTAAAATTCTTATTTGTAAGTCTTTTTTATAATAAGAAATTATTAATTGCTTTTATTATTTTACCTTCTTCTTCCTTAATAAGAATACCATTTTTGTTTATATAATTCTCACCAAAACTTTTATCACCACGTTTTTCTGGAAATAAATATGCACCCGGAGTACTTGGAGTTGAAACTAAATCGAAACCAATTAATTCAAAATCTCCTTGAACTAAATTTTCACCATTTATTTCTTTAAGTGTTCCAACACCACGACTTGAAATTCCTAATTTAATTTTGTTTTGCAAATACAAAACAATTTTATCACCAATTACAGAAACAACACCATATCTAATATATCCGGGACTAACAATTATTTTTAATTGACCATATAACACATTTTCTTGTTCACCAGTACCCCACCACATTTTAGTAATCATATGAGAAATATTTTGAAGTGATATGATACTGGAATTACCTGTCCAATGTGATTTACCATTTACTTTAATTAAAAAATTTCCATTTTTTACTCTTACACAAGCAATATTATCATCGAAATTTATTTCACTTATTTTTATACTTCTTTTATCTAAATAAATATGTTTTGTTTTTGAAATATTTAAATTATATTGTAAATGACTATTTTCTAATTTAATTAATCTTTTTTTATTTGCGTCTTCAGTAATATACTCAACAGTACCATCAGAAAGAATCATTTCCCTTTTTAATATTTTATGGTCAATAATTTCTCTATCTTTTGGTTGATAAGTAGTAATATTACCACAGCCACCAATCTTAATTAAAACTTCATGTAAATCTTCAATTAATTGTTTTGATATCGAAAAAACTGATTCTTTACGTATTTTATTGATAGTTTTATTTTTTATTAATCTTCCATCACCTAATTCAAACCATCTAAACAATATTTTCAATAAATCGGAAGATGCTTGTTTTAATTCAATAGGAATATATTTATTAAATGAATCACCTAAAACATATAAATAATCATATAATCTAGCATCATTTATGTGATATTGACATTTACCATCATTATGTTCATCCTTCCAATATTTAAAAGGTAATTTTTTTAATAAATTTTCGATTATTATTTTCTTTTCAATATTCTTTTGTGTTATAACAACATCGTATCCCTTTAATTTATATTGATTTGATTTAGTTCCACCACAATGACCTTCAGCTAAATATATTCCTATAAATGCAAACCAATCTTCAGATTTAATATTTATTGATTTTGTGTATTTTTCGATTAAGTCATGTTTATAGTTAAAACTTAAAGTATTTTTATTTACACCGTTTAAAGTAAAATATTCCAAATATTGACCATTCCATTTAGCAGTTTTTAATATTTTATATTTACCTGACGATAAAATATTATTTTTATTATCATAAATATCTTTAGCATAATAATATTCTTGTTTACGTTTAGAATCTTCTAATAAAAATCTATGATTTGCAGTAACCGTTAAATCAATATTAGTTCCCAAAAATTTATACATTTTGCCTTCATATGGCATATATATTTTTTTATCGATTTTTTGAATCTCAATTTGATTAGTATCTATATTAAGTGTTAAAATTTCTTCATTGTCTGAAATATCTTTAAACCATTTCCAACCACTCTTTGTAAGTATTTGAGAATTAGATGCTTGCACACAATCGGGATGGTCTGCTTCTGATACTGCACTATTTGTATTAACTAATTCCTGATATATTTTAACTTGTGGTATTAAAACATCTTTGGGATAAATTCGACCATTTTTGTTTTTAACACCCCATTTTTGTAATATACAATTAACTAAAACTGGTTCATTAGGTTTAAGTTCAAAATTTTCATTAAGAATATCTTTATTAATTTCAGAACTAATATATCCTGCGTCATGTTCTATAAGAATCCCAAATCCTGTTTGACCTGCTTGTATTATTTTACTTTCGTTTAAAGGAAATATCATACTCATTATTAAATGTCTTTTATATAAATAGTTTCAAATGCTATTTTATTTCAACAGCTATTTTAGGTTTTTCTTCTTTAATTATATTTTCTTTATAATCATTTGTATTTTCAATAAATATCTGAGTTTCTAATTCTGCTAATATATTATTAAGCAATAAATTAATTTCCTTGAGTTTATCTAATTTTTTTTGCATAAAACATAAGGATTATTCTGGGATTGTTATTTTTCTTACTTGCAATTGAATTTCATCAAGTTTTTTTAAGATTTTTTCAGATTCTACTCTACCAATTTTTTCACTTAAATCTAATAATATTGAAACGCCATTTAATACATGTAATGTTTCTTTTTCAGATTCCATCCATTGACGATTTCTTTCTTCTTCACGCTTAAGCATTTCAATTCTAATTTTTTCTAAAGTATCTGAATGTTCTTTTCTGATAATATCAACCTTTGCAACATGTTGTTGTTGTATTAATTTTATTTCTGCACTTTTTTTCTTTAATGCTCTCATCATAACCAATGTTATTGGAAAAAATAATATTCCTGAAACAATAAATAAATAAAAAAATATATTTTGCCATATTTGCACTTGTAATAATATTGATTGAAATAACATCATTTTCGTTTTCTAATAAATAGTATAAATAACTCGATTGTCTTTACTAATTTTTATATTTTTTGTTATTCTGTATTTATATAAAAAATTGATAGATGGTAAATGACCCTACAATAACAAAAGGTGCACATTCAATTATTAATGGTAATGTAATTCTTGTAGAACCTAATGATATAAATATAAATAATAATTTAATTGATGGTGTTCCATTCGTTAATGGTATACCACAATATCAAGATATGTTTATTTTTGCAGAATTAACTGCGGTAAGTAAAGGAAGGTCAGTTATTATTAATTCAACAGTAACAAGTGATAATGGTAAAAAAATAAATTTAATGGGACCAAATCAAGATAAAACATCTGATAATCCCGATTATTTAAATTTTACCACAAATTATTATGACGGTAGTATGGGTAATAAAGATGTTCTTGAAAGTTTTGGTATTACCAGTATTAAAATAACAGTTAATTCATCCTATGTCCCACAAGTTACTATTCAATTTGTAGATATAAGAGGATTATCATTTTTTAATACTAAAAATTCACCATATAGAGCATTATTTGATTTTCCACCACCAATGTTCATGTTAACAGTTAAAGGATATTATGGTAAAGCATTAACATATAAATTACATCTCGTTAAATATACAACAGAATTTCAAGCAGAAAATGGTAATTTTATAATTAATGCTGATTTTGTTGCAATGACATTTGCGCCATTAAGCGATATATTATTTAGATATATTGTAAATGTACCATTAATTACGCATAATGAATCAATAAATCCTGAAGCAAAAAATCCACCAAGAACTACATATGAATTAATAATTAAATTAAGAAATTTATATTCAGATATTGATAAAAAATTTAAGGCACAACCAGTAAGTCATGATTATGATGTAGTACTTAATAAATTAACCGAAATTAATAATGCAATACTAACAATAAATGAATTTAATAAAAATGATAAATTAATAAGTAAAGGAAAAATACATTTAATAGTACAAATGGTACAATCCATAGTACCTAATGCAAAACAAATTCCAACAACGCAACCAAATCAAAATTCTGATTATCAAGAAATTAATAATTTGAATCAATTTGATGATATGTTAAAAAAACAATCAACATCTGGAACTGAAATTAATTCAAATATGAGATTATGTATTGGATATGTTGCAGGAACTAATATACCGACACCTGATGCAAGTACTGGATATACTGCAAATGTAAGTCGTATTAATGGATTAATAAATACTTTAAATGCGTATCGTGATAGTCTTATTAAACCAGTATCAATAACAAATAAAAACATTCCAAATGCTGTTTATAAATATGGTAAATATAATATAGAATCAGGAACATATCAATCAACAAGATATGTTATGCTTGATATTACTGATTATTATACTGAATTATACAAAACAAATATTAATTTAAATAAACAAAAAAATGACCTTGCATTAGATATAAACAATAAAGTCAATGATATTGTTATCAATGATTTAGGCATGATACCAACTGTATATAATATATTTAAAATAATTTTAAATGATGTTGATACCTTTTTTGATACGCTCAGAGATACATCAAATTTAGCAGAAAATTATCATAATAGAATTCCAGATAAAACAATTATTGGTGGTAATAAATTATATGCGGATAATTTACAACAAATTTATTCGTTTCCATTAGTTATTCGACAATCTCAAGTAGCTGGTGGTACAAAAGAAGAAAGAATTGCACCAATTGAATTACAAAAACAAGGTGCTGATTTTCCCGAATTAACACTTGTACAAAATTTTATTGATAGTTTCCAAAAACAACACAATATTCAAGCACAACTTGATATGAGAGCCGAACAAAATGATGATGGTAGTTATAAGTGGATACCAGTATCCCCATTTGACTCAATACTTGGTGGTGCATCTCCAGTAAGTCCATATATTGGAACAATTAATTCTTCTTCCGATAAATTAACACAAATTTATCAAATTTTATTAAGAAGGTATTACATATTATCTCAAGGTACAATTCCTAATGTATATGTAAATAATAATGATGTAACTAATCAATATATTAATTTATATGCAGCTTCAGAAGCAGCAAATTTAGCTGCATCACTTGGAACACAATCAAATCCAGATTTTATTGATGCTGTAAAAAGTTCTATAGAAAATTATGCAAAAACTAATGGACTTGTTACATTTTATAATGATATGTCAAAAGTTTCTGAAAATGGTATTAATTTATATAATTTAAATAATATTCCTAATGGAGTAAAAGAATTTCCAATAACACCAACAGATGATACAAATGGACTTGTATATGTAAATAAAAATAATATTGGTTTTGAAGGAATTAATTTATATCCATCTCCTATTATTATGAGAACTGCAAATGATACTCAAAATACAAATAATCCTATTGATAAATTTACTTCTGGTGTAGAAGGTCCTTGGTATAAAACATTATTTGTTGGCAGTCCTCGTGAATTTTGGTATAACTTTACTCAAGAAAATGTATTATATATTAAAGATGTTGAAGATAAAGATGGTGATTTTACTAATGACAATACTGTATATAAATCAAGATATTTAGGTGGTTTAGTTACAGCAGCAATTATAAATAATGGTGATGTAATAACAACATTTAATAATTCATTAGCAAATGGTAACACATTTGGTGATTCTTCACATTTTTATGCCAGTGGTAATCTTGAAAATGCTACAAGTATTGTTGATGTATGGAGAGATTGTTTATCATTTAGAGTAACAAATATTGAAAAATCTATAGAAAATTCTGTTGATAAATTAATATATAATAAAATAATTAATATCAATTTATATCCAAATAATGCACGTTTAAGTGCATTATTATTGATATCAAATTTTGGATTTGCATTAGGACCTTTTAATTTATTTCCTAATGGCTTAAATGAATTAGTATTCACCACACCAGCAGTAATTGAAGTTCCAACATACTTACCATTATATATTGGAGCATTAATTGATGCAATCGAAGGTGGTGATACATATGTTCCTTGGATTAATACAATTATAGATTTTTATACAAATGACGTTGGTCAATATTTACCTAATGGTGGTAATTTTATTGCAGCAGATTTGCATGATGTTAAATTATATTTATCAGTAAAAGATAAAGCAAAATTTAAAGAAGCATTTAATAACTATTATAATGATTCTTTAGGTTTTCCTGCATTATTAAATAATGTTAATAATCTATATAATGAAGTACATAAGAAAGTAAAAGACTTACCATTACCAATAAATTATGGTAATGATACATATGATAATGCTTTAAATACTTATTATAATGATTTAAATATTGCATATGATATATATTTGAATCCAAAATCTACAAATACTACTACAAGTGCTATTGGATATTTTTATCCTGATGTACTTAATTCATTAATTTTTAGAAAAAATATTATTGTTTTTAGTGAACTTACTTTTGAAAAGAAAACAACATATAATGCTGGATATACATCACTTGCAACAAGACAAACAAATAAAATATATCAAAAATTAGATAATAGTTTTTTTAACATTTTTTTTGTAAAATTAAATGAAGAACTTCTTGCAATGAATAAAAAAACAAAAGAAGAAAAAAATAAAATAGATAAAATAAAGGGTGATGTTGACATTATAACACAAACATATTATTCTTTTAAAAATATAAATGATAAATGGTTAACAAGTCCTACAGAAACAATTAAAGGATATCCATATAATGATGCAGGAAAAAACTTAATAGATTCATTTGTATTTGTTGATAGAGCAATGAATCCTATTGGTGATACAATAATTAATGCAGAATTACTTCCACAATTGTTTGAAGATACTAATGTTTCTGTTTTTAGTGTATTATCACAATTATTATCAGCAAATGGTTTCGAATTTTTTCCACTTCAAAATTTTATGTCATTTGATAATCCCGCTAATTGGGAAGATTCATTTAAAATACTTACAGGAGTTCCTGCCTTAAATCCATCAAGTGCTTTTGTATGTATGTATATAGGTGGTTCATCGAGCTATCCATCAACATCAAGTTCAGAAACCAATGGATTTATAAATGATGGTATTATTGATTTAAGTAATCCACAAGTTAAGGATTTCAATACAACTCCAAATGATACCAAACAAGAACAAGAAATAAATTCAAATTTTCAATTTAGACAAGTACGTGCATTTAGAGTTAGATTTGGTGAACAAAATCAATCAATGTTTACTAACATAAAAATTGATAGTAAAGAATATACAGATACAAATGAATCAATTAATATACTTGCAAGACTTGCTGGTGATAATAAAATAGATGCACCAACACCAAAAGGTCAAAATCTTTATAATTTATATGAAAATAGGTCATATAAAGCAACAATTACTTCTATGGGAAATGCAACAATTCAACCCACACAATATTTTCAAATTGAAAACGTTCCATTATTTAATGGTGCTTATATTATATTAAGTGTTGAACATACAATTACTGCAAATAAAATGATGACTGAATTTTCTGGAACTAAAATATTAAAATATCCTGTACCTCGTGTACTAAATCCAGTAGCATTTGTAGGTATTGATGAAGATATTAGTAATTTATCTGCTGGTCAAATTGTACAAGGAGCACTTTTAACAAATTATCCACAAACGCAATATAATTCAATGTATACATTTAAACTAATATAATATGGCAATTACATCAATAACAGAACAAGGTAAAGCATTTATTCGCAGTGTATGCGAAGGTATTGGTTCTTCATTATTAAATGGTAAAAATAATGAAGGTTCTTTACCTTATTGTTATCCTGAAACATCACCATCAAAAGTCTGGTATTCTCAAGCAAAATATAATGGAACATTAATTAAAACTAATCAAGAATTAGGTGAAGCACTTATTGTATGGTTTAATAAATATGGACAACAATATCAAATGGACCCAAATGTAATAGCAGCACAAGCATATGCAGAATCTGGATATAAATTATGGAATTATCCTCTAACAAGTACTGCATCAGGAATTAATCAATTTATTGCAACAACAGTATATAGTATGATTATAAATAATAGTAATTTTACACAAGCTGAAAAAAATGCACTTACTGTTGGTTGGTCTGGAAATACAATGGATATGGATACATTTCGTGTCGATAAACCATTAGGAAGTAGAAATAGACCATATGGACATCAAAATATTTGTAATAATCCTGAAATAATGATTAAAGCACAATTTGTATATCTAAAATATATTTCAGATAAATATACTAAAGGTATTACAAGTAGTACATTATTTGGTTATAGTAGAGGTGAAGGACTTTGTACCCCCTCATATAGCACATCAATACAAAAAGCAGCAAAATATAAATCTGGTTATGAATTAGAAGGTGTTAATTATGTATTAAGAATATTTAATCTTCTCGGTAAAAAACCAACACAAAAAGGTGGTAATCCTCATGGATATTTTGGCTATGATGATTTGGGAATGAATTTACCTTTTGATTCATATAAAGCTGAAGTAGATGAAACAAATCTTAGAACTTAAAGTAATTCTTTTTTTAGTTCATATAAACTGATAATATTATCATCAACATCTTTTTGCTTATAAACCATTTCTTTTATTTTTTGAATAGCTTTTACAACGCTATCTTTAGTATTATCTTTATTTATACTTTCTAAAATTGTAAGAGTTTCGGTTCTATAAGTTTCAAGAAGTGCTTGTTTTTCACTATCATTTGATTTAATAAGAGTAGTAAGTAAATTTTTATCATCTTCATTTAATGATTCATATTTTTCATTAAATTTATTTACTGCAATTTCAATAACATCTTCATTAATAGGTTTCACATCAACATTTTCAATTAATGATTTTCTTGGTGTTTTTATATGATTTAAAACTAAAGTAAATGATTCATGTATATTATCAACATTAATATTATCATAATCTTGAAGAGATTCTCTAATTAGATTATCTATTGCTTCATATAATTTAAGTTTATCTTGTTCTATTTGACTATAAAATGCGGGAACTTCTTCATATAATGAAGTTAATTTTTCGTGTTCTTTATCAATTTCTTGAATTGTATAAACTTCAAATAATTTTATATTATTATCTATATAACGAGTTGCAGCAATATCACTTTCAATACATTTATTTTCTATATTATTAAACACTTTAAATTCTAATTCTAAAATTGGAGAACTTTTAATTATATCAAGAAAATCAAAAGCAATTTTCTTAGATTCTTCAATAAATTTATTATTGAAATATGAATCTTTTAATTTATTTGAAATTATCAAATTAACAATTCCTATATTGGCATTTTTCATATGATACAATTCGATTTATAATAAATACTCTAATTAGTTATAAATGTTATTATCGTACAATATATAAATAATACATCTAAATTATTCGGGTAAATCAATGTTCTCAATATCCATAATTTCAGTATCTTGTATTTCAATAATTTTTTGTCCAGTGTTTATACTTTCACGATTTTCCAATAAATTATTTATTTCATTAATCATATCTAATGCTTTGTTATTCAAAGAATCATTAATTTTATTGTTTTCTTGAATAATTTGTGTATGTTCTGATTCTTTTTTAATTTCTGTTTCTTTACTACTACCATATACTAATTTTTCAATATGTTTATTATATTCTTCTTCACTTAATTTAGGTTCTTTATTTTCCATCATTGCTTCAGCACCACCCCCCCCAGCAGGAGCACCACCAATAGGTGGAGCACCAGCACCTGCGCCACCACCAGTAGGTAATGCTCCACCTGTTGGAGCAGGAGCACCACCAGTAGGTAATGCTCCACCTGTTGGAGCAGGAGCACCACCAATAGGTGGAGCACCAGCTTCACCACCAGTAGTACCAGACATTGACATTCCTTCTTCTGGTGAACCAAAACGTTTATCAATATCAGTAAATAAACCAGATTTTTTAATTGTAACTGGAGAATCTTGAAGTTCTTGCATAACAACCTTTTCCATTTTTTGTTGTTTCAAATCTTCAACAATTTCTCTATCAGTCATATTGAAAAGTACTCGTTTAGCGGTAGTATGTGACATAGCTGCAATACCACCTTCAGCACGAGTTAATTCTGTATATGTTTGTGCTTTATCACGCATTAATTCAGATTTCAATAATTCTTGTTGAGTACTTGGATTTGTAAGTGTAAGAGTGAAACTACTTAAATCTTCACCAGTATATCCTAATAAATATAAATGAATCATTGCCATTTTATTCAATTCTTGAATTATGGCTTGTTGAATACGATTTATTTTTTTAGAAAATCTAATATCATATTGTGCCATATTCTTACCAGCACCAGCAGAATCTTGAAATGATAAAAAGGGTTTTGGAATACCTAAACCTATAAATAAATTATCTCTTAAATATTCTATATCCTGTATAGCATCTAAATTACTTGCACCGGGAAGTGTATCAATACCAGTTTCAGTATTTGCATTTCTAACAGGAATAAAATAATCTTCATCATTACCAAGTATATTAAAACGATAATCAATTTGACCATCATTCGGATTTACTTGTGCAGTTTTTTTGAATTTAGTTGCAACTTTATAAATATATTCTTCAATATCATCTTCATCAATATTTCCAACATCTATTTTAAATACCTTCTTTTCACCAGCACGGATAATACGATATGTAAGCATAGCATCTTCAGCCATTACAAGTTGTCTGAACACTCTACGTATTTTATTTAAAACCGAACTACCATATGGTAAATATTTATCATCACCAAGTAATCTGAAATGAGCTATTTCAAAAACATTAAATTCATCACCAGTCATTCTTTCTTTAAATTTAACCAGTGGTTTACCATTTTGAATTCTTTCAAACCTTTCAATTTCATAATTTACCAATTGCTTTACATGTGTAATACCTTTTTTACGTTCGCCATAAAGTAATACAAAATTATCTCCATATTTACATGTATTTCTTACCCAAAAAGGTAAATTAACATTAACATTTACTATATCATAGAAAAATTCTTCCAACAACATTTTTATTCTTTCTTTGTTAGAATATATATTTAACATTTTACCATTTAAACCAATAGTAGTTGCTTCTTCCATAAATAAATCCAATGCACTACTAATAATTGGATAATATTCCATACCCTCATAATCAATATATGCTGGTAGTCTTGCTGCTTCATATTGAAGTGCTTTTTGAAAACCCCTATCAGTTGTTCTAAAAAATTTATTTTGAAGTTCTCTTTTTTGTTCCAACTCCAAACCCTTTTTTTGAATTTCTTCAGGACTATTACCTTTAATTATTATTTTTGCTCTTTCAGGTGGTGGTGTAGATGCTTGTAGCATTACACTTGTAGATTGATTATCTTGAAAGCCAAAACCATCAAGATTCATCATTTTATTAAGTTCTTGATATATTGTTCCTTTATTTTTTGTTGGTTCAGCCATTTTTATAATTTTTTATATTTTTTTATAAATACTTCGATTTTTTTAAAAAGTCATTTAAATATAAATACATACTATATTTTCTTTTTATCTTTAATACCATCAAATAACCATGCATTTGCTCCATATGGATTTAATGGTGATACACTATTAGGTGAAATCATTGGTCTGTTTTTTATATCAATTTTTCTTCCCATTTCATTTATATCATTATTGGTTATTATGGCATTAAGCATATGTTCAGTTATTCCTTTACTTTGTTTATATCTCGCCATATCAAAATTAAGAACATACAAACCAATTGATAATCCCATAATTGAATCATCATGAAATGTACGTTTATGGTCTGCAACCCTATTACCAGCAACAGTTACAAATGTTTTTAATTCTTCTAATAATCTAATTGACCTAATAATAACATCTTCTAAATGAATAGCTCTTTGTAATTCCAAAATAACTGATGCACGATTATTACCTATAAAAAATCCAGGAATTAAATCAACATTAATTACTGTACCATCTGGCATTATTTTTTGACCTTTTTTTATATATCCTTGTAATCTATCTCTACTTGGTTTATGTGTTACTTCAGCATAATGAACATGTTCATTACCATAACCAAATTCTAATAATTTTTCAACACTTTGTACACCATAACCACCAGTAATATCAACAACACAATATGCATTATTATATTTTCTACCATATTGATATGCTATTTCTGCAAGCATTTGTGGTGTAACTTTACCATAATATTCAGCAACTTGTTCAACTTTATGCCTTTTTATTTTAATTTTTTTTGTTTTACCACCTTTTTCTATTATTTTTTCTTCAATAGTTTCTATGGTTTTAAGTATATTTATTGTTGAATTATCTTCTCCATGACCCGGAGAGGCATCTAATGCCATAATATATTCTTCACCTGCTTCAGGGTCTTTCCAAATCCACATATTACCATCAACATATTCTTGACGAATTGGAATTAGTTTTTCATTTTCTTCAATTCGTTTTAAATATTCTTTAGCAATAAAATTATCACCAGACCCCAAAAAAGAACAATTATGATTTAAGATTCCATTTGCAAAATATTCACACCCTTCGCTATCAACAATATCATAAAATTCACAATCATTTATCGGTTCAACAGATTTAACATAAAAATCTCCTTCTGTTGTTGTTAAATATGCAACATTTGGTATTAATGATTTGGCATACATATCAACATTATTTGTAATGAATATATGGTCTTCACTAACAATAATTGACATATCATTTTCTAAAGTTATTTTTAATCCATTTTTTTTGTTCGATTTTTCCACTCCCAAAAAATCCACAAAATTTCCTGAATTATTTAATATTTCATATTCAGTATTAATTAACATTGTAAAAATTTAACACATTTATTAATGATTTCATTATTTTTATTATTTCTATTATATTCTTCTGAAGTTACAAACATAATTTCAAATCCCATATCTTTCAATATGGAATATCTAATATCATCAATATCATTCGAATGCCAATAAGTACCGTTATATTCAATAACTTTATTGTTTTGTTTAAAATCTAACATCATTACTGTTTTATCATAATTAAATTTTTCTGGTATTCTTAATACAAATTCTTTATTTAATTCGGTAAAATATATATTATTCTTATTATCTATATTATCATATATATTCCAAAACAATTCTTGAGAAATTTTACTATATCTATTTGCTTTTAATATTGATAATTTATTCATTTTAATATTTACATGTTCCTTATATTTTATAATTCCTAATTCAGTACCAAATTTACGTTGAAACCATTCAATACTATTTGTTTTATTTATTTTAACATTTTCTTTTCGTTCATTATAATAATAATTCCAATTATCACAATATGTTTTTTTAAACCAATTAATTGATGGATATTTGGGTTCACATTTTCCACAAATAATACTAAATTCACCCTTATTTATTCTCCAAAATTTTAATACATTATGCTTGTGACAATAAATATCAATATTATTAATTAATATATATAATCTCATTGATAATTTATTTAAATTTTTATTAAGTAAATTCAAATGAGATGTATAGTATAATAAACTTAAATATAATTTTTTATCATCTCTTAATAATTTTCTATTTCCAGATTTTCCATAATAAATTTTATATTTATTTTTTAATAAATTTATTGTTTCTATTTTAGAATACAATTCAACAATTTTCGATAATTCATCATTACATAAATCCCATTGTTTTTTTGCTGCATTTAAATTATATTTCTTAAAATCGCATAATTTTGAGTCATAAATCATTAATTTGTTATCAATCTTAATTTTGTTAATGTCACCATTATATTTTTGTAAAAATAAAATTTTTGCTGGTAATTTTTTGTTTGACGGATATATTTGAATTTCCTTAGTATATTCGTTAATATATTTTAATAGATTTGGAAACAGCTTATTAAAATGTGCAACACCGCCCATAATACTAAAATTTTTTATATTTACATTATTTAAATTTTTAATTAATATTTCTTTTTTCATATTATATTTTATTATAAATACTCACAAGAATTATTTTGTTCATTAAGTTTATCATAAAATTTAAAAATTTCTAATGTTTCAATAATACCAGTTTTTTTATTTTTAATTGTAATTAATGAATCTTTTCCAACGCACATAAGTTCCTGCGCTATCTTACGCATATCACCATTGGCATTACGAATTTGTTCTTCAAACCAAGGACTACTTGCTTCCCAGCCATCGTCCATCATTTTAATTCTCTGTTCCTTACTCCAATTTGTATCAATTATTTTATTTTCAGTGGTTTTACCTTTATTTTTTAGCCAAACCAATTCTTTATTATAACGAGGGTCATTATACCACCATAATTCAACCGCTTTAAAATTATTTTTTCCTTTTCTTGCAGTATTAAATGTTTGATAAAAAACAGCATCAAGACCAGAAGGTGTACTTACCATAATAGCATTACCACCAGTTTGTAATGTTGGCTGTGCTGAAGTCCAGAATTTATCACCCTTTTCTGCCCATGCTGTTTCATCCCAAAACAATAAAGTTGGTGTCATACCACGTAATGTTTTAGATGCAAATGCTCCTAATTTTGAATCATTATCATAATATTTCAATTTCTGTGTATCTTTTAAATTTTTTTCTGTATCTCTACCAGTTTTTGGTCTAAGCCATACAGGACAATTTTCAATAAAATCAACAACATCACTCATTAATTCATCACGTGCGGTTTCAAGTTTATCTGCAACAATAGCTACTTGTCTATTACGATTAAACATTACATACCAAGCAATATATGCACAAGTTGTTGTTGAAATACCTGCTTGACGATATTTATTAGCAATAACAAAACGGTTTTCTAAATATGATTGAATTAATTCTTTTTGAAATTCAAATAATTTGAAAGGAACAATAAGACCAGCCTTACCTTGAGTTTGGTCAAAAATTGTCAAATAAGTTTCAATAAAATAAATTGGATTTGAAGCACAACGAATAATTTCATCTTCTTGTTCATGAAGAGTTAATTCACTTGCTTTTTTTATTAGACCTGATTTTGCAACAATAATGGGTTCAATATTTCCAGATTTTTTTCGAAGTTCTTTTGCTAATTTTCTTTGTTCTTCTTTTTCTATTTCCTTTTGAGCATCAAATGGAATGACTGGAATATGGTCAGGAAATTGTTCTTCTTCTTTATCTTTTAATTTGTCAATATCTTCAGACATTTATAAATATTTATAATAAATACTATCCTTGATTAAAACCGCAAAGCTCGGTACATTCCTAAATGATGTATCGAACTTCGAAATCTTTTCTTCCTAATATGGTAAGATAGACAAAAAAACCAAAAACGCATAAATACGTTTTCTTAACTGTTTTACCTCATGGGTAATCAGATATTATAAATACTATAATTTAATCGAAGAAGTTTCAACAAATTCATTATTTTTTAAAATAATTTTTCTGGCATTAAGTAAATCTTTGACTTTACTTAATGTCATACCATAATGAAATACTAATAATGGAAATTCTTCATTATCATCTTTTTCAAACATTTTTTCATAATCACCAAAATTACCATTTTCATCAGCTTGTTTTTCAATTTCATATGCTAAAGCATGTATTGTATGATAACCATGCATATATTCTCTATCAACTGCTTCATGTAGGCAAAATAAATCAAATGAACTGGTTTTTAAATTAAAAATTGCATTAATATATTCTTCTGTTGGTGGAGTTGCATTATCACAAGCAGGACTTAAATCCCAACACCAACCTTCCATATCAATATTTGTTGGGTCTAATGAAAAGATAAATTCATATAGACCTTCACCCTTTGCATTATAACCAATTTTTAAAATAAAAATTAGTTTTAATTTATTATCTTCGTAGTCCATAATGTAATTTTATTATAAATACTTTTAATAAAAAAAGCCACTGGCGTGGCTTTAATTTTTATTGAATTCAAAACCTGTTTGTTCCTTTATTTCGCATAATATTATTGTTAGACACATATTATAATCATTTAATCTTTTTCTTATTTTATTTTTTAAATATAAATATAATATTTGAAATATAATTGATATTAAAAAAATAATTATTGATATTAGTGGACTTTTTGATAATAAAAATATTGGAAGGATGGCAAATATATAGCTTAAATTTTTTAATAATATTTTCCAACTAAAAATAACGTTAAGTAAATCGTCAAAATATTGAATAAATATTCTCCTATATTCAAACCAATCACAATCTGAATTATCTTCTTTACTGCCTTGAACTTTTTTAAATATTTCAAGTTCGTGTTTCTTTGAACCACCACCAATAAATGTTCTAAAAAATTTATATTTTAAAAATGTTCTATCTATCATAATAATATAATTTAATTATTATACGATAATGATATAAAAATGTTACAAAAAAACCCGAATAATTTCGGGTTTTTAATTTTATGTGTTTTTACACTGTTCCTGCTACACTTCCACCAACAGCAGAATAATCATTTTTTGTTGCAGCATTTTTTATAGATTGTGGCGCATATTTTACGGTTTTGCTATCAGCAAGTCTTAATGTACCACCATTATTATCAACATATTGTTTTAATATATCATACTTAATATTAATTGGAGTTGTTTTTGATGCTCTACCAATTGCACCCATAGTAGGATTAATTAATATGTTTTTAAATACTGAAGTAAATAATGCTTCAACACTCGCTGCATTATTGGGGTCAAGTTTTGCAAATTTTTCTTTAATACCAAGTCCAAAAATTTCATTTACATTATCTTTTTTTTTTAATACAGCAGATTCATATAATTTGTATTGTTTATCAATTATAGAATCAAGTTTTTTTAATGCTGGAGATTTTTTACTTTCAGTTAATATTGGTTTTCTTAAACCAGCATGTTCTTCAAGTCTGTTACGAATATATTTTCTAAGTTTTTTTTCGGATTCATTCATTGAAATGTCAATACTTTTATCAGGTTCTATTCTAATTTCAACGCCAGCACCTTCTGGTTTAATAACACCACCACCTAATGTATCAGCAGCAGGGGCAATATTTATTTCTGGTTTTTCTTCAGTAGTATCATCTTTAACTTCAGGTTCTTCTTCTTCTTTAATTTGTTTTATTGGTGCAGTTGCACTAAGTTTTTGACCTGCTTTTGGTTCAGGCACTTTTATTTCTTCAATAGGTTGTGTTTCAATTTTTGCTGGGTCATCAAGACTTTCAGCAACTGGATTTAAACCAGCAATTCCAGCACCTTTACCAGTAACTTGTTGTGATATTGCTTTTATTATATTTTTAATATCAATAGGTTGTTGACCTGATTTAGTTAATCTTGTATTTAATGATTGAACTTGTTTACCTAAATTAGCAGCAATACCTTCAAGTTTTTTTACTTCACCGGGTACTTCACCAGCATGATATGCTTGTTGTACTCCTGTAGCATATTGACCAACCGCTTGTGCACCCTTTTGAACTGTACTACCAACAGCATTACTAACTGCTTGTGCACCTTTTTTAATATCACCACCAACTTTTTTAAATGCACTACCAATACCACCAAAAAGTTCTTCAATTTGTTGTTTTTTAGATGCTTCATCACATTCACCTAATTCATTAGTATAAGGAGTTAATTTTTCACTGTATTCATCATGACCATAATCAGATTTCAATTTACCAAGAATTTCAGGAGTAATAAACAATGCAACTGCTTTAAAATCACCATCATTTTGTCCATCATTATGTGCATTTGCATAACCACTAACTAAGTTAGTCATTTCTTCTTCACCACATTCTTGAATTGATTGTGCATTATATCCTCTTGATTCTGCGAATTTAGCAAAACTACTACATTCTGCACATTGTCCTTCTTCTACTTCAGCAGGTTCAGTTTTTTCAACATTTTGTCCCAAGTCTTCAATATCTTCATCAGGAACAACTTTAGTGATTTTTTCTGCCATTGCTTTTCTATCTTCAATTTCAACATCAGGGAATTTATCTTTAAATGCTGCAAGAAATGAATTAACATATGACTTAACTTGAGAATCTGTCATTTCTGTTTTTCTTATTTTTTCTGTCAATTTACCAAGAGATTTTTCAATTTCTTTTGTAGTAATATTTTTTTGGTCTTCTGGATTACCTTCTGTATTATCTTCTGGAGCAGGAATTTCTTCACCAGATTTATCATCAGTAGGTACTTCTGCAGGTATTTCACCAGTTTCATCACCAGCAGGTGCTCCATCAGTTGCAATATCAGTAGGTGGTGTTTGTTCTTCAGCACCTGTATTAGAAATAGGTTCTTCAGTAGGAGCAGGAGTTTCTAAACCACTTTCTGGTTCACCACTTAAATCAGGAATAGGTTCTGAAGTAGGAGTTGTATCTTTTGCAGCATCTAATCCAGCAGCCATTTCTTGACTTGCTTTAATTTCTTCACCAGCTTTATCTTCATTTAATCTTTTTTTACTACCAGTTTTATTTGATTTTAATGAAACTGCTTCATTAATTGTACGAAACAACATATTTCTTTGTTTTTCAGCTTCTGATAATTTTTTATATTGAAATTCGGTAATATTCGCCAATCCACCAATATATGCAAAATCAGCAACATTTGGGTCTTCCTTAAGACCTGCTTTCTTAATGTAATAATTATGACTTTCTTTAATAATGCCATAAGCAACGCCATCTGCTGCTCTTTTATAATCAATTAAAGTGCCTAAATTACGATTCTGAGATTCTTTTACAATTGTTTTATTAACAACTGCCAAATTTCTCATTCTTTCATAATATGCTTCTTCTGATGTGTGTTTTTTCATTTGAATATTATTTAATATCTTATTATTTATCTTATATTTTTTTATAAATACTTAATTAAGAACAAAAAAATAGGAATCTTATATTATTTCATGTTTTTCATCTATTATTTTGTATTTCATCAACATTTCGTATATACTTGGAGTTATTAAATTTTTTCTTTGAAAATCATCAATAACTGTTTGGTTTGCTTTTTTATGTGAAATACCTTCATTCAAATATTTTGAATTTTTATGCAAACATTCTAATATGTCATAGAATACTTTTTCAGATTTTTTTCTTTCAATGTATTCTTTTAATTGTTCTTTTGTTATTATAAATCTTTTCATAACTTAATTCATGAATTCATCAAGGCTTAATTCTTGTGTTAAATAATCATTTTTTAATTCAATCATTTTTTCAAGATAACCAGTATTTCTCAGTAATTTAAATACCAGATTTTCAGTTGAATATTCTCCACCAGTATTAAGTCCTGATTGTCTATATTTTTTTATTTTTTCTTTTAATATTTCATGCTTTTTTAAAAAATCTTTTTGATTTTCATGTGTTTCTAAATCATCAATAGAATTCATAATATCTGCTGCTTTCAATTGTACATCAGCACTATCAATATTTACAATTTTTTTTATTGGTTTTCTAATCCAATCATTTTTAATAAGTGAATATGTTCCAGAAGAATAATGTGGTTCGGCACTATCTTGGAAATACATTTCAACATCATGTCCTTTTACTTGAATTGGTAAATTTTCTGCCCATAATTGCTTTTTCATCTTAAAAAAATCACCCACAAATTCTTTATTTTCTGATATTTGACTAAAATCAAGAATAACATGAACATCTAAATCAGAATTTTCATTATAATTATAATTTGCAAGACTTCCTGTCAATATAATATCATTAAATTTAAGATTTTCAGCATCACAAAATTCAATAAATCTTTTAGCATTCATTAATAAAATTTTTCTAACTTCTGGTTTTATTTTTTCTTCTGAATCCCAAATAAAAGGTGATAATGTATCATGCATTTGAATTGATGATACATCAATATTATCAGGTTCGACCACTTCTTTTAAAGTATCAGAAATATTATGATTTTTCCAATATCTACCAGACCAAAAACGTGGTGTTTTTTTTTCTTCAATCATATTTTATTAATATCTTAAGCTAATTCTGCTGCAAGTTCTTCATCACTAATCGGAAATAATTTCGAAATTATATCATCAATTTTATCAAGAATATCATAATGATTAGTATCAAAAAGATAATCAATTTTACCTTTAAGATGTTCAACTTTTTCCAAATATTCAGATGAATTATCTTCATTAACATTAACTGGTACTGAAATATGTTTATTTTTTCTATCAATTAATAATCTATATAAAGTATCAATAACTTCAAGCTCACCCTGATTTAATAATAAATCTATAAATTCTTTTATTTTTGTAATTCTTGTTTTATATAGATTAATATCAGGAAAATTAATATTTTCTTTAAAAATTATCTTTGATTCTTCAATACCCTTTTTAAAACGTTTTGCTAATGCTTTACGTCTTGGAGTACATGTAGGTTTTGACATGGGTGTACAATAACCTTTATGTTCTGGATTAACAGCTTTTTGAATCCATTTTTTATCGGTTTCAGTTAGTTTAAAATCTGGATTTAATTTTGCCATATTTTCCAAAAGCAATGATTTAGTATCAAATACTTTTTTCATTTCAATTGTAATATATCAAATTTAATTATTTACCAGTTTTTGCTTTATCCCAAGCAGCAACAGGAACTTTTTTTCCGTCATTATCTTCTACTTCTTTTAACTCTTTCTTTTCTTTATGTTCTTTTTTTTCTTCAGAAGGAATTTCAGATTCTTCATGTTCTTTAGATTCTTTTTCTTCAGCTTTTTCAAATTTCTTTTCTTTAGATTCTTCACCCTTTTTTTTATCAAAATTCCATTCTTGAAGATTTTCAGGATTTTCTTCACCAGTTTCTTCAGCAGGAACTTCTTCCTCTTCTTCACCATGAAGCATAGCATAAAGTTCATCAACTTTTGCTGTTAATTCTGCAAGTTTTTCTTCGGGAGTTTTTTCTTCGGAAGTTTCTTCACCTGATGGTAATGCTGCTACGGGTTCTTCTGGACTTACTTCAGCACCCATTTCAACATCTTCATTTAATTTTGGCTTGAATGTTTTGTCGAGCCTACTCATGACCTCAAAAAGTCTTTTTTTATCATTTTTTTTCATGTTCTTGATTTTTATAATTTATTTTATTTTATATAAATACTTTATATGAAGCAATACGTTTAATTTTATCATTTTTAATAAATACTCAACTATATTTAAATGGGTTTAGTATTTATAATTAAATTCTTATACAAAATGAGTTTAGAATGTTTAAATGATATAATTCCCAATAATTTGGCAATACACATTGATTTAACTAATATAAAATCATGGAAAAATTGGAATACAGGATTAACTGCTTTCAGTTTAACCAAATGGAATGGTGCTGTTTCTGATAATATTAATTTAATTGATTTTGGTCTTACTTCTTTTGATAATGGTAGAACTAATATTATGTGGAGTGGAATTACACTTACACCAAAAGATACATTATTTTCTATGTATAGAGTTGGTTATAATATAGTTTATAATCCTTTATCAGGAGAAACAAGTGGCGTTATAGCAATAACACAATTTCTTCCAATAACTGGTATTACAAGTGGTATAACAGGTAATTATTTCAAACTTAATGGTGGATATTTACAAGGTTTTTTTAAATTAAATGATTATAAATATGAATTATTACCAGCACGATATAATAATGGTATAACTATTGAAAATTTATTGTATTTGCAACCTGATTCACAAGGTATATTTTATATGATGGGTGCACGTGCAGAAGATAAATATAATCCATATTTTAGTGGTGAAACTATAACAGGAAAAACTTCATTTACAGGTGTAACAACAAGTTTTGAAAATTATTTGGATGCAATTATAGAAAAACAAATAATTAAAAAAGGTTTTAAAGTACCAGAAGATAATAAAGAAAATATATTTAATGAAGCTCCTGAAATTAATAATATTAAAAATAATGTAATTGCATTTGAAATAACACAAGATAAAAGATTAACTTATAAATATATTAATACAAATGGTAATATTATTACAAATCAATCTACACAAGTTTTAAGTGGAATTACTGGTTTAACTATAATTACAATTGTATTTACCCCTAATAATACAATTGATGACCCAGATTTAATTGATTGTACAGAACAAAGATTAGGTAAATTAATTTTTTATGCTAATGGTCGTGCAGTTTGGATACTACATGATTTTCCTGAATTTTATTTTAAATCATTTTCTAATGATAAAGAAAAGCAATTAGGTGTACCATATTCTATAAGTTGGGGTGGTGGTAGTTTTGGTTTGAAACATTCATGGCATTACGATTATCAAACTTATGTGATATATAGTGGTCAAAATACAAATTATATTAATAACAAATTTTTGGTAGAATCCAATCCTATTTCAACAGATTGTTATACTGCACCAACAGGTGATACATATTTAGCAGGATTATCATTAAGTGCTGATAGTACAACATTTACATATATTGATAAATGTAATCCTAATGTAAAACATCCATTAACAGTAATGCGCATACAATATACTGGTGGAACTGGAAATACATATTTTATAAAATTCAATCAACCGATTTCAGTATTATCAAATAGAGATTATATTACTAATTTATCATTATTTAATAATAGTTTTTTTAGTGGTGGCAGTATTAATAAAATATCAGTAATAATGTATAGTGATAATGTTGATATTGATATTATTAATAGTACTGAATATATATATCCATTAACTAATGAATATATATTAAGTCTTCAAAATCTTGGATTACATCCATTTATGGATAGATGTGAATATGAATATGAATTGGATAAAGTAATGTATTATGGTATAAATGGAATTCCTGTTACTCCAGAAAACGCATTAACTGTCGGATTTGGTAATGAAAATCCTAATATTATATTAACGGGAGAAAATGGCTGGTTACCAATAAAAACTACATTTAGAACAAAAGATAATTCAGGAAAAAATATTGTATATGTGGGAATATTAATCGAAACAGATGGATTATTCAATACTGGTGGCACATTATATATTAATAATTTTACATATACTGCTTCAGATATTTTAGTACAAGATGAAAGAAAAAATAATTTAACTATAGAACAAAATTTTGATTCTGGATTTATTGGTGGAATTCAAAAACTTAGAATATATGATAAAGCGTTTACTTCACCAGAAGTACTTCATAATGCATTAATAGAATCAAAAAAGAATCCAAGTATTGTTGTGAATAAGGGTGGTAGAATTATTTATCGTTAAATATGAGTAAATTATCAGAAATTTATACTGGGTGGAAAAATTTCACTTTTCCAAATCTTAAAACAGAAGAATTAGCAAAAAAAAGAATTGAAATTTGTGTTAACAATTGTGATAAATTAAATAAAAGAAATTTCTGTAAACTTTGTGGCTGTTATATGCCCGCAAAAGTAAGAAGTCCTAAATCGCATTGTTTTTTAAAAAAATGGTAATTAAATAGTATTTGTTGTAACTACATATGAATCATCTAATTCTAATACATTGTTTTTTGATAATTCATTAAGTAACTCATTTTTTCTTTTATCAATTAATTCATTAACTTTATTTAATATTTTTTTTCTCTCATTTGTCATGATTAGCAATAAGGAATATTTTGAATCTTATCATTCATTTCTCTTGTACGGATATCCAATTTAGTTTCTGTTCCAATAAAGTCTGCAGTATATTCCCTAATAAATAACATTTGTATTTTTTGTGGTGCTTTTTTGAATGCAATAAATTCTATTTCATCACCGTCTTCAGTAGATAATGTAACATTTATATCATTCCAATTTAATGAGTTAAACCATGATTCACCATATGGTGCAACATCATTACCACCCTTATCATAAAAACCATCTTTACTAATTGAAATATTATCGCTATCGAAATTTAAATAAAATATAATTGGTTTTTTTTGTAGGTCATAAGTATATTGAATTTTCAAGTAATATTCAATTGTAAGTTTATTTGCATCATCTAAATCCTCGTCCCAATTTCCACCAATACGAGCATCAGCAACTTCTACAATTTTTATTTTATTTTTTTTACTTAAAAGTGAATCACAAATAAATTGTTTTTGCATATCTTCATTTTTTAGCAAAGTAATGTCTTCCTGTCCTTTAAGATGTTCATCATTACCTAAAAAATCGAATTCTGTAATTACTTCATTAATTATTTTTATGATTTTTTTATTCTTCATCAAAATCATTTTTTTATAAATACTAAATATATTATTTAAAAGTTGATGAATATCATCAAAAATATTGAAATTATATTTACAATCTATGTATTTATGAACAGAGAATCATTGCTTAATTAGTAATTAAGTTAGCTCTGAGAACAGGAATGATTTTTAAAAATTTATTGCCAGAAAGTGGTTATGTAAATTTTTAAGACTTGACTAAGAATTTTAAAAGTAATTGCATCACAATAAAAGTGATGCAATTTTTTATAAAAATATTTTTCAATTTTTATTTGTATTTATAATTTTATTGCATATATTTGTAGTCATTTTGTTATTCATATTATGGATTTTTAGATTATGAAAAATTTAATACATATTCAACCCCAACCACAGCAACATCCACAGATGTCTGAATGGGGAAATTATGCTTAAATTTTTCGAAAGAAGTTTTAGGTTAATGTTGACCCCATTCGTAAGAGTGGGGTTTTTTTATTATATATATCGGGGTGTAGGTCTGTAGTTGGTAGCAGTCCTGCCTTGGAAGCAGGTGGAGAAATCCCTCGCACGTTCGAACCGTGTCACCCCGAAGTGATTGATGTTAAATTACTTGCACGTAGTAATCACTGCATAACCAAAAGGTTAACTAAAAATTTAGCAAAGTTCTTTGAAATACCTAATAATAATATATAATTTATATGGGATGATTGGTGTAGCGGTAGCATGCCAGATTGTGGTTCTGTCGGGGAGGTTTCAAATACCTCATCACCCCCAAATTCTCTAGTGATGTAATTAATATATTGCTGGTTTGAATATATTGAAACAATAAATTGTTCTGTGATGAAATTGGCTAAACATGTCAGACTTTGACTCTGATGCTCTTTAGTGAGTTTGTAAGTTCGAATCTTACCAGAACAGCAATATTAATTTTTTTAATTATCTTTGTTAAAATTTTAAATTAATTATTATGTCATATAATTTATTTCTTGATGACTTCCGCAGTCCTATCGATTCTTTTTATTATTTAGGGAATCCAATATATAATATTCTTGATTGGAAAATTGTACGAAATTATGATGAATTTGTGAAAACGATTCAAGAAAATGGTATTCCAGAAACTATTAGTTTTGACCATGATTTGGAAAATTCTGAAGAGTGGATGGATATTATTGGATATGAAGGAATTTACATGGTTTCAAATTTTGGTCGTATTTTAAGAACAAAAAAATCAAAAGGTACAACAGGTAATAATATTTTAACTCCATTAAAAAACATATCTGGATTATATGTAACATTATATAATTGCGGTAAAAATATACACAAAAAAATTCATAGATTAGTTTTAGAATCATTTATGGGTATTAATAATGAAAAATCACAAGTTAATCATATTGATGGAAATAGATGGAATAATCATATTAATAATTTAGAGTGGTGTACATCATCTGAAAATATATGGCATTCACATAATGTATTATATAGAGATTTTTCTGCATATGGTGAAAACCATAAAAATAGTATGACAGTATCTCAATATGATATAAATAATAATCTAATTAATATTTATGGTTCAGTTAATGAAGCAGGAAGGCAATTAAATATTAGTTTTTCGAACATTGCAAAATGTGCTAGAGGTGAAAGAAAAATTGCTGGTGGATTTATTTGGAAATATGAAAATCTCAAAGTAACAATAAATACAAAAATTTCACACATTGAATATAAAGATTATGCTAAGAATTTCTTTATACCTAAATATGAAGAAAAAACTGGTTATCATTGTGCTAAATGGTTAATAGATTATTGCATTGACAATAAATTAGAATTACCAAAAACAATTTTAATACACTCAATGAATCCAGTTGGAAGTCGAAATATTAAATCATTATTTGATAGTTATTTCAAATCACTTAATTTATCTTAATTTTTATTTAACCCAAAATTTTCCTAATAATGTAATAATTGTGATTAGTATTGATATTCCCGCAACAATGTATGCAATCATAGCATTTCCACCTGCTTTTATATTTTCAGATTTTTCGACTTTAATTGTAAGTGCATCAATTTTATCATTAGCATTTTTTAACAATACTTCTGTCTCAATACGTGGCATTAATGTTCTCGACTGGTCACCAAGTTGTGCACGAAATTCATTAACACATTCAAAACGTTTTTCTGTTGCAACCTCTGCCTTATTAACAGCTAATTCCATTGCTTGATACCTTTGAGTTACACGTTCGTCTCTTTCAGCAAGCAATATTTTATAATGTTCATATTGATTTTTTAATACAACATCATAATGCTCTTTAAGAGCTTCAAGCGTCCAAATTGTGTTATTTTCCATTAATTTATTAGTGTTAGATATTTATTAGCCATTTAATGTTAATAAATACTTTTTAGAACGTCTAAAAATATTGTATATAAAAAATAATTTAAAAAAAGTTTGTATATATTGTAACATTTTATATCTTTGCAACGTATTTAGAATAAAAGAAACTATTTTTAATTTTAAAATGATGAAAAAAGTACTCGACATATTGGTATCAGAGATGGCAGTTGTCCTATTATGGGCAGATGCAGAAGATACATTATATTCAGTCGGGTAATATTTATTACAAATAACACCTCCTTTCTTAAATGAAAAATCCCGACTGCTAAAATGGTCGGGATTTTTTTTTAGAATTTGTAACAAATAAAATTTTTCTTTGTATACTGTTCTTTGACATGTTGGAAATTCGTTCTCGTAGTATAATGGTTAGTATGTATCACTGTCTATGATAAGGAGGGGTTCGAATCCCACGGGGACGGCAATGATTATTAATGTGTTATAATAATTATCTGTTATATTAAATTATATTAAAAATGAAATAATTAATTTGCTGCATTATACAAGTGGTTAAAGTGGCTTGCCCTTCAAGCAAGTGCCGAAAGGCTTCGCAGGATTCGAATTCCTCATGCAGTACTGAAATATAAATTTAAAATTTAAATTATGAAAAATTTGTATATTAATGCAACTCACAGTACACCCGCAGTTTTTTTTAATATTAATAAAGGTATTCTTACAATAACAGGAAAATCATTTCCTGAGAATTCCTCAATGTTTTTTGATGATATTGATAAAGCATTAGATGAATTTATTAAAGAACATTCTAATGTTGATTTAACAATTACTTGTGAATTTGAATATATTAATTCATTATCAAATAAAGCAGTTTTTAATATATTAGAAAAAGCAGCAAAATCTCTTAATAATGTTATAGTTGTTTGGAAATATGAAGAAAACGATGAAGATATGAAAGAGCAGGGAGAATTTTTTGAAACATCTTTTAAAACTAAAATTCATTTTCATTATAAACATTTTTTAATACAACCAGAATGATAAATGCTCGGTTCGTCTAATGGTTAGGACAAAAGATTCTCATTCTTTTAAATATGTTTTCGATTAACATACCGAGTACAGAAATAAATATGATGTTGGAAATACTAACATTATCATATAAAATTTGATTTAATGCTGGCTTTTATCAACAAATATATTCCCTTAACTCAGATGGGTCAGAGTGTTTGCCTTACAAGCAAAATGTCGTAGGTTCGAAGCCTACAGGGAATACAAAAGATTGTAGTGCCAAATACAATCATAATATCGCCTTAATTACCGATATTTAATATTTATCGGTTAAAAAGGTGATACCTTTCTCTCAGTGTTGTAACTGGTAGCCAAGCTGGTTTAAGAAACCAGTGCGAAATAATAGTAGCGTGTCGGTTCGAGTCCGACTTGAGAGACAATAAACGTGAATGTAGCCAAATGGTTAATAGGCAATCGATTTAGACTCGAAAATTTGCTGGTTCGACTCCAGTCATTCACACAAAGATATTTTTTAAAAAACAATAATCTTTCCTAATATTTCATGTATTTATATTAAATATAATATATGAAATATACAAAAGAATTTTTAGAACCAATTGTTCTTAAAAGCAAAGCAATTAGTGAAGTATTACGTTATTTAAAATTAAATGCTAATGGTGGTAATCATGCACATATTTCAAAAACCATAAAAAAATATAATATTGATACATCACATTTTCTTGGACAAAGTTGGAATAGAGGTAAATCGCCACGAAATAGACATACCATAGAAAGTTTCATTAAACTTGTTTTAAAATTAAATGGTATGGGATGGCAAAGTCATCAAATAAAATTAAAATTATTTGAATTAAATTTAAAAGAAAGAAAATGTGGAATTTGTGGACAAAATGAAATATGGAATAATAATAAACTTGGTTTAGAGTTAGACCATATTAATGGAATACACAATGATAATAGATTAGAAAATTTAAGAATTTTATGTCCAAATTGTCATTCACAAATGCCAACACAAGGTGTTAGAAATATTCATAATGGAAAAATAATTAACATTAAAGTTCATAAAGAAAAAATAATAAAAAATAAAATAATTAATATTTGTAATTGTGGTAAAAAAATAAAAAATAATTCTAAAACATGTGTTAATTGCTATTCATTAAAACAAAGAAAAGTTAATAGACCATCATTTGAAACACTTCAAGAAGAAGTTAAAACATTAGGATATACTGGAACTGGAAGAAAATATGGTGTGAGTGATAATACGATAAGAAAATGGATTAAATTTTACACGAAATAAAATGGGGTATGGGACTGCTAGGGTTGGTCATCTCGTCTGCACCGAGAAAATCAGGAGGATTCGAATTCCTCATGCTCCACATTATCAAATAGTTATATAGATAATCACAATAAAATATGGCACAGTACTCCAATTGGTAGAGAGAAACGGCTTAAACCCGTTAAAGTGTGAATTCGAATTTCACTTGTGCTACAAAATAAATTAATTATAATATACGTCTGTCGTCTAATGGTTAAGATAACGGCTTCCAACCCCGTGGATGAGGTTTCGATTACTTCCAGACGTGCTAAAATAAAAAATAAATATTATATTATTTGCATATATTTATATAATAAACTAAATTTGTCAAATTATGTTAATAATAAATTACAATAAAAAAGATTATTACGATGGTGTTGTTGGTACGATGGGTATCGATAAAACACTTGTTTATGACCGTAAAATAATTGAGGTTGAAGAAAAAAAAATTCCATCAATATTTCAAAGAAAGGGATTTTCTTGGAAAAAAAGTAAAGATTCACCTTTTTTAAATATTGAAAATCATACAATAAAAAATGAACAACATAAAAATTATCAAAATTGTAGTTCTTTTATTATTGGATTTTGTGGAAAACTATATATTGGTTGGAAATTATATAGCGAAAACAGAAAAGTTTATCCAGAAAAACTTACAACTACAATTACATATGATTTTGATTTAATAAAAACAATTATTGATAATAAAGGTTGGTATGGAAACCTTGAAGAGCAGTATAATTATATTAAAAATTATAATTCACTTCAATTATTTAGAGATTTTAAAGCACCTGTTTTTATTTATGATAGTGATTATAATAGAATAAATATTGGTCATTATCATAAACGTAATGAAAAACTTTTTATTAATCCAATTTTAAGCGATTATCATTTTTATAAAATATTTGATAGTTTTCAAGCATTTCAAGAAATAAGTATGTTTATGGGTGGTGTGCTTGGTAAAGGCGAAAAAGAAATTATTGAAGTGGCTGATAAATATAAAATTACTCAACATGGTTTTGATTATAAATGGAGTTTTAGAAAAAAATCTGAAAAGAATAAATGAAACAAGAATTGCATAAAATATTTATAATTCCTGCTCGATTTATTAAACAAACTAAAGATAATAAATATGTTATTCGATGTCTAATTGAAAAAAATATTACTGAAGACCGTATATTTGATGATAATTCACTTAAAGGATTAATAAATCCTAAGTATTTATTAATCGGAATAATGACAGGAGTTGGATATATGCAAATAAATTTTGTTGATGCTAATGATTATGAAAAAATGTTTAATGTAAAATGGAAAATTTTAGTAAAATAAGCGATGAAATAATATCACAACTTAAATCTATATGTTATAGTGGTGATTTATCTGATATTGGTAATGAAATTGGTATTGTAATTGCTAAATATTTTGATAAAGATAATACTGTTGATGATTTCATTCATGGTTTAAAACATGGAATATCATTAACTGATGGAACACATGGTTAATATAATAAGTTCTTTAAAATAATGGGGATGAATGGATTTGACTGTATGTAGAAAAATGATGTAAGCAAGTAGTAGTTGAATCGGACTACTTTTAAAAAGGTTCAAAACAATAAATGCAGAAGACATTATGTCTATTCCTACTTCCTTGACAAAAGGAAATAGCGTATTTGTAAAGAGTGCTGAACTTGCAATTGCGTAATAGGAAAAAAATAAACAGCAAAAAACTTCCAAGTCAGAAGGGAAGTAAAAACAATTCTGGACAGTTTTGTAGTTGTTCTGGAAAAATACAATTAACATTTTGCTGATTTAGGAAAATCAAATAAACTTGTAGAAAACTTATTAATCACATTGCAACACCGGGGAATCGATGCCCCGCATCTCCACCAAATATTTTTCATCTCCACAGTATTTATATTAAAATATTGATGGAGATGAAAAATTTAAAAAAAAGAAAAACTAAATTAATTAAATGCGATAATTGTGGAAATGATTTTGAAAAATCGATATCCGAAATAAAAAGAAATAAAAATCATTTTTGTTCATTAAGATGTTCAGCAATCCATCGTAATGATATCAATCGAAAAAATTTTGAAGGATATATAGGAAATCCAAAATTTTTAATTGCAAATAATCATAAAGATGAATATACAGGTTTTCGTGATTTTATTAGAAGAGCAAAACAAAGAAATAAATTAGGGAATTTAACATTAATTGATTTAAAAGAACAATGGCAAAAACAAAATGGAATTTGTCCTTATACTGGAATACAATTAGAATTGCCAAATTATTCTAAAACAAAAAAATTTTCAATACAAGAAGCAGCATCTTTAGATAGAATAAATTCAAATAAACCATATGAAAAAGATAATATTGTTTTTGTAAGTACACCAATTAATTATATGAAAAATACGATGACAGAAGAAGAAACAATTGCATTTTGTAAAAAAATTGCATTATTTTGGAATAATAAATAATGGCGAAGTGATGAAATAGGTAGTACATGCAGGTCTTAAAAACCTGTGAACAGTAATGTTCGTGTGGGTTCGATTCCCATCTTCGCTACGAATAAATTAATTAAAGTATTTATATAAAAACTTATAATAACAATGAATATATTAATTATAAATCAATCAACACCAATTAACTATCCAATAATAATTGTACCTGTTGGTTGTCAATTTAATATACCTAATAGAATAATGTGTAGTGGTGGTTTTCTTGTTTATAATAAACCATCTGAAAAAATATTAATTAATTATGGCAAATATTAGAAAACCACATCCAAAAGAAGATGATTGTGGATGTGGAAAATCAGTTAAAATAACTGAAAGAAAAAAAATTGAATATAGACGAATTATAAAGAAAAGAGGATAACTCCTTGTGATGAAATTGGTAGCACGTGCTCGCCTCAAAAGCGAGTGCCTTCGGGCGTGTCGGTTCGACTCCGACCAAGGAGACAAATAGAAGGGAAATTTTATGTATATGGTATTACAGATTCCCATGCGTGAACAGAATTATGATTTTGATTGTAGTCTTGCAGTAGCATGGTCGTACTTAAAACATTCTAAAATAAAAGTTGATTATAATACACTTTTAAAAATATCAAAAATTTCACCAATTGATGGATTATGTCCAGAAAAATTAGTTATTTTACTAAAAAAATTTGGTTTAGAAACCAATTTAGAAGAACGTAAAAATATTAAATATTTAAAAAATCAAATAATTACTAAAAAACCAGTAATTGTTCTTTTACAAGCAAATAAAGAATATAAGAAATCTTGGAAAAATACTTGGACTCACGGACATTATTGCATTATATTTGGTTTTGATGACTTTCGGGTATTTATTTATGACCCATATATTGGTGGAATTAAATTATTCGCATATGACCAATTTAATAATCGTTGGCATGATGAATGGAATGGTAAAAAATATATTAAGTCAGTAATAATAAAAAATGAAAATTTATGAATTTTGGATTAAGAAAAAATAGTAAAATAAAATTCAAAGAAATACCTGAAGAAATTGATGAATCTGAAATTGATTTAGATAATCCAGAAGCAATGGAATTAACATGGAAAAGCATTGAATGGTCATTGAAAAAACATAAAGATATAATCTCAAAAATATAAAATATGAAAAAAATTTTGAATTCTTGTAACGCACTAAAGCGTAACAAGAAAAATGGGAAATAAAAATTTAGTAAAAACAACCACAAATCGTGGCGAATTCAATCGTGCATATAAATTGCATCTTGAACGAATAGGAAAAATTCATTGTTCATACTGTGGTTTTCATCTTGGTGAAAATAATGGCAAAAAATGGTATGGTGGAATTATTTACGATGACATGGAAACTTGTCATGGTAAAAGAAAAGGAAATAATACAAGATTTCCAAACTGGAAATTGGTTTCTAAAAATAGAAAACAATGGATGCGAAAACCAATTAAAATTGTTGAAGAACATAGAATTGGACACAAAAGAACATATGTTGAGATTAAATTCTCAACATAATTTAGCGATGTCATTCAACGGTAGGATATCTCTCTCATAAGGAGCAAATACGAGTCCGATTCTCGTCATCGCTACAAATAAAAAAATTCGTCATTTGACGAATTCAGAATTCCAACATGTTTATTTTATTGAAAATTTACTTTGCAAGTTTGATTTTTGAAATCAAATTCTAAATCCTTAACATATAATGATTTACCTAATATAAGTGAAGTTTTTTCGTTAATAACGAATTTCCATTTAGTTTCTTCGATATTTTTTTGCGATTTTTGTTCTATTTCATCTGAATGAATATTATGCATTTCCATATTATAAGTTCCTTCAAGTTTTTCTATACTAATAATAAAATTTTCAATACCCATATCATTTAACCAAAATGAAACTTGCCATGTGATTATAATATTACTTTCTGTAACATCAGCATCAAATTCTGTTGAAAAACCACTATAATTATAAAAATACACATTTTTTACGAGTTGTTTAAAATTAAAATTATCACCACCTATAACATATGATTCATTAATTACATTCTTTTCAATTTCTTCATTTACCACTTTTTTTATAGAACTCACCATAAAAACACAATTTTATATAAATACTCTATGTTTTCTTAAATTTCTTTTATACATTTGCACATATTAAAACAAAAGATTTGTAACATTATTACAAAAAATTCGTATAAATTAAAATGGTTTATAATTATAATAAACAACATTGTTGGCAATATGATATTAGGTTAAATAATTTAACCAATGATTTAAAACAAGCAAATATAACTCTTGATGAATCGAAAAATTTAAAAGTATCTGATTTTAAATTTCAATTTGAAGAAAAAGATTTATGTTTTCAAGAAATTAAAAGTTTTATTGAAAAACATGAATGGTTGGGTAGAGTAAGTTTATATCCAACACATATTTTTACTGCACGATATAATGGAATTTTAGCAGGTGTAGTAATTATTGATATGCCAAGTGTGTTTTCGAAATTATTGGGAGAAGAAACAAAAAAGATTGAAAGATTAATAAGCAGAGGTGCTTGTATTAGTTGGTCGCCCAAAAATTTAGGTAGTTCTTTGATTATGTTTGCAATTAATTGGATGGTAAAAAATACACAATATCGTTTATTTGTTGCTTATTCAGATGTTGAAGCTAAAGAATTAGGCACAATTTATCAAGCATGTAATTTTTATTATTTGGGTAAGAAATCTGGTGCAAAAAATCAATATAAAATTGAAACCGGAAGATGGGTATCCGATAGATATTTTAGAGCAAGGTCTGTTTATAAAAGACTTGCAAAAGAAAATGAAATTATTTGGCATGATGAATGGCAAAACGGAGATAGTGTAATGTTTGATAAAATGCCGGAAGAAATTGCATTACAAATAAGAAAACTTTCAAAGGACTATTTATTGTCCTGTGAAAGTAGAGAAATGAAACCAAAACATAAATATGCATATGTTTTGGGTAAAAATAATACTGAAACAAAAAAATTAAGAAGAATATTTATAGAAAGAAACAAAATTTATTCATATCCAAAAGAAAGGGGAAATTAAAGTGAAATTACTTGAAAAAGTTGATTGGAAAATATTAAATAACTATATTGATAATAGTCTCATTATAGCAAATAAACACCCAAATTATGAAATTTGGATTTTGAACTATTCAGTAAAAGCTCAATCAAAAAAATTTTGGGACGAATATACTATGTCTTGTCGTGGATTGGTTGTTGATGTTGAAGGTAATATTTTAGCACGTCCATTTATGAAATTTAAAAATTATGAAGAATATGATTCTTCTGAAATTGATTTATATATGACTCAAGAATTTGAAATATTTGAAAAAGTCGATGGTTCACCTATTATCTTATTTTACTATGCACCACGTATGGAATGGATTGTGGCAAGTAGAGGTTCATTTATTTCAGAACAATGTATTGAAGCACAAAAAATGATTGATATTAACATATACGATAAATTGAATAAAAATTGTACTTTTTTATTTGAAGTATTATATCCAGAAAATCGTATTGTTGTTGATTATGGTGATAGAAGAGAACTTGTATTACTTGGAAGAATTGTAACTGAAACCGGAATTGAAGCATATTATAATGAATTAGTTGCACAATATTCAAATTATTTTTCAATTGTTAAGAAATATGATATAAATAATATTAAAAATCTTAAAGATTTACAAAAACTTGAAGAAGAAAATCGTGAAGGATTTGTTGTAAGATTTAAAGATGGTTTTAGAGTTAAAGTTAAGTTTGCAGAATATTGTAGATTACATGTTATTTTAACAAATGTTTCAAACTTAACAATTTGGGAACATTTAATGAATAATTATGATTTTGATTCATTACTTGACAGAGTTCCAGATGAATTTTATAATTGGTTAAAGAAAACAACAAAAATTATACAAACTGATTTTAATGAAATTGAAAGATTGTCATTAAAAGAATTTGTAAGAATTTACCATGTTAATGGAATTACAAATCGTAGAGAATTTGCTATGGAAGCATTAAAGACAGAATATCGTTCAATATTGTTTAAGTTATATGACAAAAAAAACTACGATGATATTATTTGGAAACAAGTAAGACCCGTTTACAGCAAACCATTTAAAGATGGTTTTGAATATAGTGTTTAAAAAGCGAAGAATTTTCTTCGCTTTTTTTGTATTTATTTGTATTTATTGTAAATGTTATTAAGTGAATTAATCGTATAATCATGAATATCATTCAAATAATTAAAGAAGAAGTTAAAAATTATTTAGCTGAATCTAAACAAACAGAACAACAAGCTATTGCTATTTTAAAAAAAATGGTATAGATGATAATAATATAAATAATTTAATAAATAAATTTCGAGGTATTGATAAGTCAAAAAATCAAATTCTTATTCCTATTATGTCTAAAGCATATCTTGAAGTTGGTGATAGAGGATTAAATGATATATTACGTTTATTTACAACAGTATCTGAATTGCTTAATACAAATAAAATTACTACACCACAAATATCCGATGTAGGATATATTATTAATAATAAAACATTTTCTAATTATCTAAAATTTGCTGAATTTATTCATGGATTAGAATCTATGTCTAAAGGTCTCGAACAATGGAAAGGCAAAATTAATGTAGACACCAACGAATCACCAATTTGGGAAGGTAATAACATTAAAATTTATGATGGTAATGATGTTGGTAAATGTATTCATTATACTACTGGTGCACTTACTGGACAACATTATGGTTTTTGTATTGGGCAACCAGCAAATACTATGTGGCAAAGTTATCGTGATACTAAAACAAGTACATTTTATTATGTTATTGATAGTAATCGTGATTTAAGTGACCCATTACATATTGTTGTTGTTGATGCTACTGATAGAGGAATTGAATTAACTGATGCAAATAATACTACAGGTAATATTGAAAAATATGGTAATAAGATTCAAAGTTATTTTAAATATTTAAAAAATAAAAAAGTTCCAGTAGAAAAATTATTTATTAATAAACCGAAAACACCTGACGAAGAGCAAGAAACCGAAAAATTAGGTACAAAAAATCAAAGTTTAGATTGGTTTAATAACCTTACATTTGAAGAAAAATCAAAATATATTGGTCGAGGACATTTACTTAGCAATGAACAATTTGAATATTTATGGCAGTATAAAAATGATAAAGGTGGTTATCATTTACTTCATCAATATCTTGATACGGGACAACCAATGCCAGAAAAACAATTTAATGTATTAATGGGAGAAGAAATTTAATTTTTTATGGATAAAGCACAGAAGTCACTAATTGACACATATTATCGTAAAAGGGCAATAGCTGCAAGCCAAAGTCCAAGATATAAATATTTACCATATGAATATAGTAAATATGCATTGGAAAATAAAATTATGGATTTTAGTAAATTAAGTATTGGTGATGTTTATGAAATTTATTCTACAAATCCCGATGTTCAACAATATGTTAAACCAATAATAGATACATATAATAAAAAAAGTACAGGATTTTTAAAAATTTTATTAAATTATGAAAATTCTGACAATTATAAAGAATTAGAAAATTTTATTACAAATAGTAATTTTTATAAAGAAAATTGTAAAGGAATTTATTTTCATAGCAATTATTTTATAATTAAAGTAGATAATAGTACTATTCTTAATATACTTAATTTAGAAGATAATTATGATTATGTTACTGCAACTGCTAATGGATATTATAATGATAGAAATGTCGATACTGATGAATTAAATTATATGCAACGCACATTATCGAATACTAATATGTCTAAAATAAATAAAATTGCTAAAATGATGGGTGCAGATGATGAAACTATATCTGAATTTTATGAAGAAAGTAATCTTACTGATTTTTTAAATGAACACAAATTAGATGTAATTAATGATGTTTATTTATCAGAATATAGTCAATCTTTTGGTGAAGCAGAAGCAGCAGCAGCAAACGAACAATTAGAAACATTTCCATTAGTAATTGATAATAATGAAACATCAATAGATATTAATAAAATATTGCACTATATATATAAAAATAATTTAAAAAATATTTCAACATTTGACCAATTTTTAGAAAATTTAAAAACAAAAAATAACATTAATTATGAAAACATAAATAATGATGCATATAATCATATGGATTTAACTGAACTTAATCAAGCAATTGATGATAAATTAGTTGATATTATTAATGGATTTGATGACCCTGATAGTGATTATTATGGACTTGTTAAAGGATATACAGAATTACAAGAATATATTTCTAAATATAAATTTACACCTGTTAATAAGAAAGGAATAATTGCTACATATAAACAACAAGATAAAACAATTAATATCACCGAATTTAAATATGACGAAAATGAAGAAGATAATAAAAAACTAAAATTTAAAATTCATTTTATTTATAATGGTGGTAAAACTCCATTTGAAAGGTCGGGTTGGATATTTGCTTCTAATTTAGGTAATTATATTAAACAACAAGAAATTAAAATAATGAGAGAAGCAATACAAATTTCATAAATCACACATTAATTTAAAATAATTTAATTTTTTGTAACATTTATTTGTTTTATTCGTATTTATGATATACATTTGCAAAAGAAATTAATAATTAAAATAAAAAATAAAGCAATGTTTACATTTGGAACATATTATTACGGTAAAAAATCTTATAAGAAACAACTTATGAGAATCGGGAATGCTGTGTTCAAAATACAATGCTAATAAATTACAAAGTATAAATAACATAAACCCGATTCGAAAGTTTCGGGTTTTTTGCTTTTAATATGCATTCGTGGCAGAGTGGTTTATGCCCCCGCCCTTTAAGCGGTGACCACGTGGGTCCGACTCCCACCGAATGCACAAAATTTTGGAAGTACTGAACATAGGTGGGTTCAAGACTCTGTAAAAGTCCCGCTTCGGCATGGGGGTTCAACTCCCTCTACTTCCACAACATGGGTAGTCTTTCGGTGTGATGAACCGAGCCGTCAAGAAAGACGGTGCTCGAAAGGATAAGGTTAAAAAATGAAGAAATGCTACTGTACATAATAGATGCGCATAAAAGTACTAGAAAGGTCTTCGATTGGTTTGAATCCCCTACTACCCACAAATTGACTTCGTATCCGTAGAGGCATTCGGACTTGACCCTTAATCAAGGATACGTGGGTTCGACCCCCACCGGAGTCACAAAACCTGTTAGAATTAACTAGCAGGTTTTTTTATTTAATGTATTTATATTCCCATACTTATTATTTTTATTTGGATTAAATAAAAATAACTTGCATTTTTGATAAAAAGATGTTATATTTGGGATAAAATAATTTTATGCTTAAGTAATATGAAAAATGGCAAACAAAAAAATTAAAAAAACAACTACAACCACCGTCACTGAAGAAATAGTTGACGTTCCTACAAATGAAAAAACTCAAATTATCTGTATACTTGACCAAAGTGGTTCAATGTCAACGATTATATCGGATAGTATTGGCGGATTTAATACTTTTTTAAGAAAACAAAAAGAATTAAAAGATGAGGCAACAATAACAGTTGCATTGTTTGATGATAAATACAATTTACTTTATGACAATATTGACATAAAGAAAGCTGAAGAACTTACAAGTGAAATTTGGATTCCAAGAGGAATGACTGCTCTTTATGATGCTATTGGTAAAACAATTAATAATGTTAGAAGTACACATACACGTCTCGGCAACGAAAAACCTTCAAAAGTTTTAGTTTGTATTGTAACTGATGGTGAAGAAAACCATAGCCGTGAATACAAACTTGATGACATTAAAACTCTTATAAAGAAATGTGAAAAAGATGATTGGAATTTTATTTATTTGGCTGCAAATCAAGATGCATTTTCTGTTGGTCAATCATTTGGTGTAAGTGCTGGAAATACTTTTACTTATATGGCAACAACTGATGGAGTAGTTAGTATGTCAAATACATTGAATAATGCATCAGTATCATATAGAAGTATGAACACAACAGATGGTAATTTTCAAAAATTGTCAAAATCTTTAATTACTACTGATGATGAAAATAAAAAAGATGTTAAAGATAATGGGAATTTGAGTTTATTCAGCACTGCAGATGGAAATTCAGTAACATCAACCAATACTTTAATAGTTACTAAAGACGATAAATAATTTCTGTTTTTTTGTATCTAATTTCGTTTTATTTGGGGGCAAATTTGCTCCCTTTTTTTGTTAAAAGTTTCAGTATTAAATCATTAAAAAATTTAAAAAAATAATTAATAAAAACTCATATACACTTGTATTTATAAATGTTTTTCAATACATTTATAAAATAAAATATTATAAAAAATTATTATTCTCATGATAGAAAAATCTCAAAAAGTTTATTCCAAACAAGAAGTAGAAAAAGCAACATTAAATTATTTTAAAAATGATGAACTTGCAACAGATGTATGGATACGAAAATATTGTTTAAAAGATGAAAAAAATTATTATGAATTAACTCCAGATGATATGCATCGAAGAATTGCAAAAGAACTCGCAAGAATCGAAGCAAATTATCCAAATCCAATCAATGAAGACCAGATTTATGAAACATTAAAAAATTTTCAAAGAATTGTTCCTCAAGGAAGTCCAATGTCAGGTATTGGTAATAATTTTCAAGTTGTATCATTATCAAATTGTTTTGTAATTGGCAATAAAGGTGATTCTGATTCTTATGGTGGTATTTTAAAAATTGACCAAGAACAGGTTCAACTTATGAAGCGTAGGGGTGGTGTTGGACACGATTTATCTTATATTCGACCAGCAGGTAGTCCTGTAAAAAATTCGGCAATTACTTCAACTGGTATTGTTCCTTTCATGGAAAGATATTCCAATAGTACAAGAGAAGTAGCACAAGATGGTCGCAGGGGTGCATTAATGTTAAGTGTTTCAATAAAACATCCTGATGCCGAAAAATTTATTGATGCAAAATTAACACAAGGAAAAATTACTGGTGCAAATATTTCTGTAAAATTAACAGATGATTTTATGAATGCTGCAATACAAGGAACAACATTTATTCAACAATATCCAATTGATAATCAATCAAAATATACTAATGAAATTGATGCACAAAAACTTTGGAAAAAAATAATATATAATGCTTGGAAATCTGCTGAACCCGGAATTCTTTTTTGGGATACAGTAATTCGTGAAAGTATTCCTGATTGTTATTCGGATTTAGGATTTAAAACTGTAAGTACAAATCCTTGTGGTGAAATACCATTATGTCCAAATGATAGTTGTCGATTATTAGCAATTAATTTATATGGTTATGTTATAAATCCATTTACAAAAGAAGCACAATTTAATTGGGAATTATTTAAACAAGATGTAATTATTGCACAAAGATATATGGATGATATCATAGATTTGGAACTTGAAAAAATTGATGCCATTTTAGAAAAAATAAAATCTGACCCAGAAGACGAATTTATTAAATTATATGAAATAAATCTTTGGAAAGAAATTAAAGAAATGACATTTAAAGGTCGTAGAACTGGATTAGGTGTTACTGCGGAAGGTGACATGCTTGCAGCATTAGGGCTTATATATGGTACAGATACTGCAACAAATTTTAGCGAAGAAGTACATGAAACATTAAAATTAGATGCATATCGTTCATCGATAATAATGGCTAAAGAACGTGGTTGTTTTCCAATATTCTCCGCAAATCTTGAAGTGAATAATCCTTTCATTCTCCGCATAAAAAATGAAGACTTGCAACTATATGAAGATATGATTACTTATGGTCGAAGAAATATTGCTTTACTTACAATCGCACCAACAGGAACAGTATCTCTGATGACACAAACTACTTCAGGTATTGAATGTTGTTACTTACCTGTGTATATGAGAAGACGAAAAATTAATCCACAAGAAAAAGATGTTCGTATTGATTTTGTTGATAATGAAGGAATTGCATGGATGGAATATCCAGTCTTTCATCATAAATTTGAGATATGGTTGAAAGTAAATGGATATGATGTTAATGTTGTTAAATCAATGAATAAAGAACAAATCGATGAAATTATTAAACAATCACCATATTATAAAGCAACATCAAATGATGTTGATTGGGTTAAAAAAGTCGAAATGCAAGGTAAAATTCAAAAACAAGTAGACCATTCCATTAGTGTTACTGTAAATCTTCCGGAAAATGTAACAGAAGAAATTGTTGCTAATGTATATGAAACTGGTTGGCGTAGTGGTTGTAAAGGAATAACTGTTTATCGTGATAAAAGTCGTAATGGGGTGTTAGTTAGTATCGAAGAAAAAAAAGAAGAATTTCATGACATACATGCAATAAAACGTCCCAAAAGATTAAAAGCCGAAATTCATCGTTTTCAAAATAATTTGGAAAAATGGATTGCAGTTGTTGGCATAAAAGATAATAGACCTTACGAAATATTCACAGGTAAATTCGAAAATGGATTAAGCAATCTCCCCAATACGGTAAAAGATTGTGAAGTGGTTAAAAATATTATTGATGGAATTGATATTGATGGAAAACCAAGTAAAATTAAAAGGTATGATATTGAATATATTGATTTAAATGGTGTAAAACAAACACATATAGGTTTAAATCATGCATTTAATCCCGAATTTTGGAACTATGCTAAACTAATTTCTGGTATAATGCGACATGGAATGCCAATTATTAAACAATTTGAATTAGTTGATTCACTTAATTTTAAAGAAGATTATATAAACACTTGGAAAAACGGTGTTGCACGTATTATAAAAAGATATGTTAAAGATGGTGAAAAAAGTAAAGGCAATTGTCCGGAATGTGGTGGAACTGATTTTGTATTTGCAGAAGGTTGTATTCGTTGTGTTAAATGCTCTTGGTCAAAATGTAGTTAATTTAAAAATTATAGTATTTACGTAAAAAGTTCTTTGAAATTTAAAAAAATTACATATCTTTGCTTTTTATAAAAAAATAATAAATGAAAATTTATTGAAAAAACGTAACATCTATAAAAAATGTTCGTATAGAAAATATTGTACACATAAATAACTGTAATATAAATTAAATTGTATGAAAAAAAATGTAAAATTTGATGAAAACTATTATCTAACTACTCAAGAAGTTAATAGTAATGCAACTATAGAGGTTGCAAAAAAAACAAACCACATTTTCGTGGTTGACGTGTCTGGCTCAATGTCAAATGAACTCCCTCTAATCAGAACACAATTAAAAAACAAACTTTCTAATTTAATGAAGGAAGGTGATACTATTTCAATTGTTTGGTTTTCGGGTAGTAGAGATGCTGGAATACTTAAAGAAGAAGTTGAAGTAAAGTCACTTAAAACCCTCAGTGATTTGAATGATGCTATCGATAAATGGCTTCGTCCTGTTGGATTAACTGCTTTCTTAAAACCATTAGAATTGGTTAAGGAATTAATTGGTAGAATTAAGAAAAACAGACCTAACGGTGCATTTTCAATGATTTTTCTTACAGATGGGTGTAATAATGACTGCTCTTGGAATGAGGTTATTAAAACACTTAAATCACTTGAAAATGACATTGCATCTTCAACATTTGTTGAATATGGATTTTATGCAGATTCACGTGCATTAACTCAAATGGCATCAATGCTTGGTGGTGAAAAAATTAGTTGTGATGGTTTTATTGATTTTGAACCAGTTTTTGACAATAAAATTTCTTCAAGTATTAAAGGTGGAAAGAAAATTGTTGTTGATATTACTGATAAATATCTTTATGATTTTGCATTTTCTGTTTCAAATGGAAGTGTATTGTTATATAATATTGTGGACAGTAAAATCATGGTTGGTTCAGATGTAAAAGAAATTTATTTCTTTAGTTCTAAAGCAATTGGTAATGAAGAATCTGCATTAATTAATAATATTGTTCCTCAAGAACAAGTAGCTAAATTATATGCTGCAATTTATGTACTTGCCGATAAACTCATGAATGATGATGCCGAAAAAGTTTTCTATGCTCTTGGTGACCAACATTATTATCAAATATTAGCTAATGCATTTGGAAAACAAAAACTTAATGCATTTAAAACTGCAATTAAAGAATGCGTTGCTGATGTATCAAAAAGATTTCCTAATGGTATTAGTGCTATTCAGAAAGTTTCTGATAATGCATACTGCTTGATGAATCTTATTGAAGATTTAGGTAATACTGAAGGTTGTTTATTCTACCCAAATCATTCGGATTTTCAATATAACAGAATTGGTAGAAAAAAGATTTCTGCAGCAACTGTTCTAACAGAATCAGAAAAAAAACAACTTTCTGAAGCAAAAAATGTTGAAGATGCCAACAAACTTCTTAAAGAATTTGAAGAAAAGAAAGTTGATGTGAAATTTGTTAATAGTAATCCTGACAGGGGTTATCCATTAACTGATTTGGTTTGGAATGAATCACGTGCAAATTTATCAGTTCGTATCTATATTGAAGGCGAAGCATTACTTCCAAAAAATAAATTTAATGTAGATAAAGTCAGTTCTTTCAAATACAATACTTTTACTCTCATAAAAGATGGTATTGTAAATGTTGATAAACTTCCAGTAAGTTATAGTAATGAATTACTTACTCTTTTGGCAGAAAATAATGTTAAATATAATTTATGGAGAAGTCCAGTACCTGTACCTCCAAATGAAGATACTAAAATCATTATTGACCTTACTTCATTACCTCTTATTAATAGAGGTATGGTAAAATCAGTTTCTGCAACCAGTCTTGCAAAACAGGAATGGGAACTTATAAAATTACAGGGTGATAAAAAAACATATGATTATTTTAGAAAATCATTATTTCCTAAAACCAGTAAATCATTTGTTGAATTGCTTGGTCAGGAAGCTACAGATTGGCTTAAAGAAGTAGGAATAACCGATTTTAATGGTTTTGCTCCAAAAGTAACATCTGCAGAAGCAACAGATTTTTACATGTCAGTTAATCTTGAAACCAAAATTAAAGGTTTATCCTCACTTCCAAAAGTTGAAGATGTTATTGCTAAAATTAAAGCAAAAAAAGAATTAAAGTTGAATGAATGGGTTATGGCTGATGCTATAAAGAAATACATGTCACAAACTGAATCTGAAATGTACTTATCTCTATCAGAAGAACAACAGAAAGGTGTGTTAAAAACTTATCTTGAAACTAAGTCAGGTATTCTTAATAAACAAAGAAGAAAAATTTTACAAGAAATCGCAGAGATTAAATTTTCTCTCATCCTCTCAAAAAGATGGTTCGTTGAATTCAAAAGTTTTGATGAAAATAAACTTGCTTTGAATATTGATGGTCAAGATTTGGATTTTGTTTTTGAATTAAGTGAAAAAGAAGAAAAGATTTAAAACTCTTTGAATCACATATTTAAAAACCTCAAAAATATTTTTGAGGTTTTTTTATAAAAATAATTTAAAAATTGTTTGTATATATTGTAACATTTTATATCTTTGCAACGTATTTAGATAAAAAGGATTTTATAATAATAAAAATGATGAAAACTTTAACGACAAATATTTTTAGTTCTATATCGACCACAACAAGTCGCATAGGAAGAACTATATTCTGTTCAAATTTTATTGGCAGAAATAGTAACGTGTCGGGGATTTTGTTTTCATAATGAAGTTAAACAAAAAGAATCAAACCAAACCCGACACAGAAATGAGTCGGGTTTTTTTATGCTCTTTTCATAATGTGCCGAAATAGTTCAATGGTAGAACATCTGCTCCGTAACCAGATAATGTTGGTTCGATTCCAGTTTTCGGCTCAATTGCCAATATAGTTCAGTGGTAGAACATTTGTTTGGTATACAAGGAACATCAGTTCGATTCTTATTATTGGCTCAAAAAATAATGTTCTTTGACATGTTGGAATTATTGTACGTGTGGTCGAGTGGTCAATGGCAACGGTCTGCAAAACCGTAAAATCGCTGGTTCAAATCCAGCCACGTACTCAATATTGGACTGTAAGCTGACATGGTGTAGCGGTTGTCTGTTAAACAAAGGGTCGTGGGTTCAAATCCCTCACAGTCCGCAAAAGTATACTATATATCTTATTTTTTGTATATCTTAAGTATTTATAAACAAATTATAAATATTATGAGAGGTAGAAAAATTAAAAAAATATGCAAAAATTGTAATAATGAATTTGAAGTACTTATGATTAAAGTAAGACAAAATAAAGGAATTTTTTGTAGTACTAATTGTTATCACGAATTTTTAAGAAAAAATAGTAATGGATATATTTTTGATACTAAATTAGCAAATGTTTTTTATCAAAAAAAATCTAAATATGGTCTAACTAAAGAAGAATATTTAAAATTATTTGCAAACCAAAATAATAAATGTGCAATATGTGAAATATCATTTGATAAAGTTAGAGCATGTGTTGACCATTCGCATAAAAATGGTGTAGTTAGAGGATTATTATGCGATAAATGTAATAAAGGTCTCGGTTCATTTAACGACAACATTCCGTTGCTCAAAAAAGCAATTGAATATTTAAAATAATTGGAATATAACACAGTGGTTAGTGTGCTTTCCTGATAAGAAAGAGGTCGGTGGTTCAAATCCACCTATTCCAACTAAATTTCTGGAGAAATGGATGAGTGGATTAAATCAGTAACCTGCTAAGTTACCGTGCGGGGAAACCCGCACCGAGAGTTCGAATCTCTCTTTCTCCGCTTTTATTTATAATATTAATAATAATGTTTAAATATTTTTATGGTAGAATGGCAGAGTGGTCTATTGCACTTGTCCTGAAAACAAGCGAGGGTAATTCCTCCGTGGGTCCAAATCCTACTTCTACCGCACTATGAACTGTATTGCAATTCAGTTCATAACTCACATAATACTATAAACAATTATGTTTTGCAGAATATGATTGATGTAAAATGTGTGAATTCCAGTTGCATAAGAAGCTGTTTCTAATGTTCAGTGAAATGTTGTATTGTATTCGTGGTTGGCAACATGAAATTTAAGAAAATGTTTTGTGAGACATTCATATGCTTGTAATAGTATAGGAAAAACGTAAGTAAAAGGCTTACACTGGAACATTATGGAGATGTAGCTGAGTTGGTATAGCGGTGGTTTGAAGCACCACGACAATCACTGGTTCGATTCCAGTCTTCTCCACAATATAATTGCGAAATAGGTGTTGATGGTTGCACAGGAGTCTTCCAAACTTCGGGAGTAGGTTCGAATCCTATATTTCGCTCCAAAATTGACCCGTATCTTAATTGGTAGAGAAATTATCTCATAAGTAATAGGTTGAAGGTTCGAATCCTTCCGGGTCAACGAAATAAAAACATTTTTAATTACAAATAATTTTATTATATTTGTAAAAAATATTTTATGAAAAATAAAAAAGAAAAACTTATAATTGATTTAGAAAATTTTAATGATAAAAACATTAAATTAATAAAAAAAATAAAAAATTCTAATTTTACAAATAATCACAAATATAAACAATGTTATTTCGAATCTAATAAAATTATTGGAAATACAACAAATTGTTGTTTACCTTGCGATATTTATTGTTTCAATAGAATAAAAAATAATGCATCATTAGCTCAGTGATAGAGCGTCACGCCGTTAACGTGGGGGTCGGTGGTTTGAATCCATCATGGTGCGCTAATTTAAATTAAATATGTATTGTAATTCTAAAAATTTTAACTAAATTTGAAATCTAATAATTTTTAAACATGAATATAATTAATATTTTAAAGAAAATCTGGAAATCATTTTCCAATTATTTTATGGCATATATTATAATAATTGCAGTTATTGTTGGTTTAATAGTAAATGATTTTGCGGTTGGATTTTATACTTTTTTTGGAGAAGGAATTGTAATTTCAGTATTTATTGGTTTAAGACAATTGTATTGGTACATAACAAAAACTGGTGATTATGAAAATAAAAATACTAAAAAATAAACATTATCCTTTTCCATATTTTTTTTTAGCATTACCTGTTTGGACTGGTAAGTTTAAAGAAATTGAAAAAAATTTTATGTTTACTGAATCATGTCTTTATGATTTACAAAATAATGACCAATTTGATGTAAATAAATTATTTGGATTTAGTATTGGTTTGCATCATAATATATCATTTAGATTTGGTTGGAGAGCATTACCAAATGAAAAAAAAATTGAAATTCTTACAGATGAATATCATGATGGTATAAGACAAGAACAAAAATCAATAGGTAAAATAAACATTGATGTGTGGTATAAATTTCAATTAATTTATTATTGGGATAATGTTAACGAAAAAACAATATATTATTTATATAACCCATATGAAAGCTATGGTATAACAAACAATTTTAGTATTAAAAAGAAAAGTGGTTTAGGATATACATTAGGACTGTACTTTGGTGGTAATAAAAAAGCACCTCATGATATTATAATTTATAAAAAATAATTATTATGAAAGCCAAATTTTTATTATTTTTTCTTATTTTTACCTTTAACTGTTCTATTTCAAAAAATATTGATGTTTTTAATACAGTAAAAAAGGAATATGCAGGTACAGTAAGTTCTTCATTTTTTATTAAAATACCTTTTAATAATTATACATTAATTGAAACAGAAATAAGTTCAATACCAATTAGAGGTAAAATTGAAATAAAAGTGGGAACTAAATGTTATTATTATTATATTATAGATAAAAAAACTGGAAAAGAAATATTAATGGTAATTTGGGAACATGCCAAAAAAGGTTATGTTGTAATGTAAATAGATGCCTTCTTCGTATAGTGGTCGATTACACCGGATTTGTAACCCGGTTCTTAACAAGACACGTTGGTTCGAATCCAACAGAAGGCTCTAAATGATTGTAACGCAATAAGTTATAAATTGCCCCTATAGTATAATGGATAAGTGCATAGGTCCTCTAAACCTACAGTCGTGGTTCGATTCCACGTAGGGGTACAAAATTTAATTATTTTATAACGCATAATTAATAAATTTTAATTAATATTGTAAAATAATTTATATACATTTAAATAATAACATAAAAAAATGAAGAATTTAAGAATACCTTGTAATTTTTTTGAAACAAAAGGAATTGGTCAAAGTAATGATTCAGATTATCCATCAAGCTATCATTTAGCATTAATGGATTGTGGTATAGAAACAATGAATATTATGACATATTCATCAATTTTACCTGCAGAAGCTAGTTTAATTGAAATTCCAGATAAAAGTTGGTTTAATGATAATTTTGGAAGTGTTATGGAAAGTATAATGGCTGTTCATCATGGAACTAGAAGTCAATTAGTTAGTGCTGGTTTATGCTATAATTGGTTATATGATTCAGAAAACAAAAAAATTGGTGGATTGGTAGTTGAAAGACATGGAAATTTTAGTAAGGAAGCAACAGAAGAAAGATTATATCAATCAATTTATGAATTAAAAAATAAATCATTTAGTCATTTTAATTGGAATGAAGATGAATTTAAAATATTAGTTTCATCTTTTGAAATTGATGAACAATATGGTACTGCAATGGCAGCATTATGTTTTACAAATTATTTTATTAGAGATGAAATAAATTAAAAATATGAATACAGTAATTTGTCCAAAATGTAAAAATGTTATTATTGTATCAAAAGATAAAGATTTTGTTATTTGTTGTGGTGAAGTAATTTATGAAATAAATAATGCACCTGTAGTTCAATTGGATTCGAGCATCACTTTCCTAAAGTGATTGTTATGAGTTCGAATCTCATCAGGTGTACTAAAATAGTATATGAATAAAGAAAAAAAAGTTATATGTGTATTATGTGGTAGAGAATGGTTACCTAGAATAAAAAACTTATGTGAATGTGGTGGTTTTTGTACTTGGGGATATGAACCAAATAAACCAGAAAGTTTTATTGTTGATGAAAATGGTATTTGGTATTTAAAACCAGTACCTGATAATATAAAAAACATATAGTTATGGATTTTTCAAAAATGACGATAGAACTTTATCAATCAATTTTGAATGCTCGTACAATAATTAATGAAAGTAAAAAGGGTCTTGCATTATTATTGTTGGAAATTGAAAATATTCAAAATAATATAGAGAAAAAAAAATTAAAAAAAGAAGTTATTGATTTAATTAAAAATTTTAGTGAACGTGATGAAAATTTAAAACAATTTGAATTTTAATTCACCTCTGTAGTTCAACGGATAGAACGGAAGTCCTCGAAACTTAGAATACGGGTTCAAATCCTGTCAGGGGTACTAAATCAATATACGTCTGTATCACGCTACGCTACGAACGTAGAGAAGTGTAATTGGAATCATGAGAGTTCGAATCTCTTCAGACGTACTTTTTTACGTTTCGAACGTATTTATTTTAAAAGTTCGATATGATAAAATATGAAGAAAATAAATTACGTAAAATTGTAAATGAATGTTCATTATATAGAGAAGTATTATTAAAATTTGAAAGAAATGATTCAGGTGCTGCATATAAAACACTACATAGAAGAATAAAAGAATGGAAAATAGATACATCGCATTTTTTAAGTCAAAGTGAAATAATGAAGAATAAAATAAGCAATGGCTTATATCCAAAAAAAACTAATAATGAATTGTTTTCCATTAATAACATTACAAGGCATGTAATAAAACGTAGAATAATTGAAGAAAATTTAATTGAATATAAATGTATTTTTTGTGGTCAAAATGAATGGTGGTATGGTAAAAAAATATCCTTAATTTTAGACCACATTAATGGAATACATAATGATAATAGATTAGAAAATTTAAGATTTTTATGTCCAAATTGTAATGCTACATTAGAAACGCATTGTAAAGGTAGTAAAGGTTTAATACCAAAAATAAAAAAAGAACGAAAATATTCGCCTCATATTAATCAAAGAAAAGTTAAAGAAAGACCGTCATATGAACAACTTCAACGAGAAATTAAAAAATTAGGTTATGTTGGAACTGGAAAAAAATATGACGTAAGTGATAATGCAATAAGAAGATGGATAAAATTATACGAAAAAATTAAAATAAACCAAATTTAAAATATGAACACAAATATTATTCTAACTCCTCAATTAACATCAATGTTAGATATTTTAAGAACAATTGATTTTGCAATTAAGCATATTGAAGAAAATAAACTTTTTGTTAATATTCATTTATTTGAATCACAAGAATTATTTGTAGAATCTCTTTTACAATTTAATTTAACTAATGATGGTATTGGTGTTGCTGTAGGTAAAACTTTTTTAAACGGAGATAGAATTCATATTTATTTAAATTTAAATGCTTTTCCATTTAAATTTATAATATTTCATGAAATAGGACATGCTTTTTTACTTACTCATTATCCCAATAAACAACCTGATAAATCATTACATCAACAAATTAGAATTATTGGAGAAGAATTGTTTTGTGATTTATATGCTTTAAAATTATTAAACGATAAAAATATTAGTAAAGAAATTATGAATAATCATTGTAATAATTATTATGATTATTTAAAAGATAATTTATCACCATTTAAAATAAATGGGTCATTGTTAAGAATATGTAATATTGCTAATTATTTTCCAGAACTTAATAATGAATTGAGTACTATGAATCAAACAAATAATATTTATTGTTTACTAAATGAAAAAAATTTAAATTTCAATAAATTAGATGAAGCAATTATAAAATTTTTTGACTATAAAATTTAATGTGATATGAAAACTGTACGTATTAATTCTCCGTAGTTTAGGCAATTAGCTTGAATTATGGTTATGGAAAATTCCAATTTTAGTCCGAAACAACCAGCTAAATACTGGTTGGTAGAGTTCACCCTTACGAGTGGTGAAGTACTACAGTTTTATGTTAAAACAAAAACTCAATTTGATGCTTATGAAAAAGCAGATAGTTATAAGTATTTTGCAAATAACAAAAAATTATTTGATTTATTAAAAACATTTAGGCTTATGCCTTAATGTAAAATGCAGGGTAATGCCCTGCAACATGCGAGATTAGCTCAGTTGGTAGAGCGTCTGTTTACCAAACAGAAAGTCGTGAGTCCGAACCCCATATCTCGCTCAAATCATAAAATAAATAAATTTTTATTATAATATCAATTATTATTTATATCTTTACACATTAAAATAATAAACATATGCAAGCTAATGATTTAATCAACGGATTATTTGAATGTTGTTCAGGATTTTTTTGTTGGATAAACATATATAGATTGGTAAAAGATAAATGTTTAAAAGGAGTTTCTTGGATTCCATTATCATTTTTTACTCTTTGGGGTTTTTGGAATTTATATTATTATCCAAGTTTGCATCAAATGCTAAGTTTTCTTGGTGGTCTATCAATTGTCTTTGCTAATATTGTATGGCTATCATTAGTATTTTATTATAAATTTAGAACAAAAAAATAACACAGAGGATTCATCGCTGTACTTTTTAAAGTATAGAGGAAGTTCAGAACTCAACTGCATAAAACAGGAGACTTAAATTGTCGTTATTACTGTTGAATGAGCAAGCCATACAGACTTAGACGGATTGCAGGTCTATAATAGTCGGGTTGGTGCACCTGAAAGGGATTTACTTGTTAAAGTAAATAGACAAATGATGAAATAATTGTTTTTTCTTTTATTTAATATGAAATAAAAGAACAATTAAACAGAATTCTGGCTACGCTCATGTTATTTTTTATTTCATATTGTAACATTCTTAAATAATTTTCGTATAATTATTAAAATAATTAAATTAATATTATTATATTTACCCAAAATTTAAAATAAAATGGTAACAAATCCGAAATTATTCGAAATTGCTGATACATTATCGAAATTAACTGTATTAGAAGCAAAAGAATTACTTAATATTCTTGAAAATGATTATGGTATCAAACCAGAAGATACTAGTATTTTAATGTTCACACCAATAATTGAAACAAATGTAATAGAACAAACTGAATTCAATGTTTATTTGAAAGAAATTGGTGGACAAAAACTACAAATTATTAAAAAAGTAAAAGAACTTCTTAATTTGGAACTTAAAACAGCAAAAGAATTAGTTGATTCTGCACCATGTACTTTATGTGAAAAAACTTCAAAAATCAATGCTCAAACTTTCAAATCTGAATTAGAAAATTTTGGTGCTATAATTGAAATAAAATAATGGCAAATGAATTATGGGAAATATTAGTACCTGCTTCTAACAATAAAGACCAGAAGTTTACTTATGAACATCATAAAGAATGGGATGCATTTGTGAAAAAAATCACAGGTGGTGTAACTATTATGAAAACAGCAAAAGGTGAATGGGTAAGTCCACATGGTAGAATTTATGTAGATAGAATGATACCATGTAGAATTGTCTGTACCGAAGAACAAATAAATGAAATTATTGATTTTACTCTCGAACATTACAATCAAGAAGCAGTATTAGCTTATAGAATTTCAACAAATGTAATTTTACGACATAAAAATAAATAACAATGATATCAGAAAGAAGTGCAAAAGAAGGTCTAACCAAAGAATTAGAAATATTTGATTATTTTGAAATAGACAAAAATTTACCAAAACATAAAAAAATTGACGATAATGATATATATGGTAAAAATAGTGTAATGGTAGGTAGTGGAGAATGGGGGGCAGTGCCATCAAATAATTGGAATAATAATAAAATAACGTTAAGAACACGAATTGCAAATTGGTTGCTTAGAAAATCCCCCAAACATAAAAAAAGCATGACAGTTATTGAGTTCTTTACTGGACTTACCAAATCTTATGAAGAACTTTCACCAATTGGAGAAATTGCTGAACATTATGAAAATGCACTAAAACAAGCCACAACAATGGGTCAGATTTCATTAGTTGAAAGTCTAAAAAATATTATTGATGTTGCAAGAGGTGAAGCATATCTTATTGTAATGGGATTAAAAAAATACGTTACAGAAAAACAAGTTATTGATTTTTATGAAAAAGTTGGCAGAGATAAAAATCTTAAATTAACTTGGATTAAAAATTTTGGAAGAATTATTCCTGAAAATGTATATAAAATCAAATCAGATATTGATGAAAGGAAAATTTTTGATAATTATGTTATTTTACA